TCCAAATTTTCTTTGCATCTTTTTTAATTTCTTCTATTTCCTGTCCTGTTAGCTTTATTTTCTTCTGTTTTTTCACTTTTTTGCGCGATTTCTAAATTGTTTAAACCATATTTTTAATAAATCTGCTTTACTTTTATCTTCTTTTCTATTAGACCATTTTGCAAAATTAATTATATCTTCTTCACTATACATTTTTTCAGCTTGCCATTTAGCACCTTCAATAAAAGAATTGTAAGCAACATCACTATAATCGGTATTTACACGATTTATTTCAGCAGCTTCTTCAAGTGTTTCTTGTTTAGGTTGTTGAATATCTTTGTGTATATGAAATTCTACACCACAATTAGCACAATTACCAATAATATCTATAATACCTTTTTCTGTAATCTGACCTACTTGTTTAGATTCTTCTTTTGGAATATCTCTTGAATATATTACTTTACCTTCATCATTTAACCATTTTTCAGTTTTAATAAATTCACAACTTGGATTTTTAATAAACCATTCTAAAAACTCATCATCAATAGCTTGTACACCATCTGCAATTAAATCTGGGTCGGTTGTTAAAATGATTTTACTTGAAGTAGATATAGGCGATGTAGTACCTGTTGTAGATTGTATAATTGTTTTACCATTTTCATAAGGATATTCTATCCCAGAATGTTTTAATGGAAAATTTGTCAATAAAGGATGAACTAAACTATCTAAATACCAATTCTCCTTTTTAATTTCTTCATCAGAGATGATAAACAATTCTTTTCCTATTTTATAGATATTTCTTTCCATGATGTGTTATTTAAAATATGAGTTATACAAGATTCACTTACATTATACTCTTTTGCTAATTTTTTTAGCGCTTTTTCTACATGCATTTTAGCAAATCTAATCATTAAATCCTCAACATGTTTATTTAAATGCTTTAAGTCATGTCTTATACCTACTTCATCATTAGGGCTAAATTCTTTTATAAATTCTTTTGCTGTCATTTTTTATTTCCCTCGATTTTTAAACTTTAAATTAATATTCATTACATGCAAATGATAAATACATATCACCCACGTTCCAAAAAACTCCAACCAAAATAAACTAAATATTGCACCAATTCCAATAACAAAAAGAAACACCCATGGATAATATCTTAAAGATTTATACTCAAAAAACGCAATAAAAACTGAAATAAAAAATAAAATCGCAAAAAAATTATGCAAATCAGAATAAACAACAGTAGAAAAAGCTGTTAAAAGCATTAATAATACAGCAGATATTCTCCATCTTTTTAGTCCATATAAAAAATAACTTGTTGTAGCATTAGTTAATATGAATAGTGGTTCTAATTCTGTATTCCATGTTTTACTAAATGATTTAAAATCTGCGCCAAAAAAATATAAAATAATTAATGGTTGCATGAATCCTAATAAAATCACAGTTATTTTTAATTTAATCATCTATTTCTACTTGATAATTAATTAAGGCTTCGTAAACTTTGTCAGAAATTAGTCCTTTCCACTTATCAGCTACCTCTTTTATATGTTGCTCTTTTGCTTCTTTGTAAATTTGGAAAGCTTCTTCAGGTGTGTCAAAAATTCCCAAATAGTAATGTTTTGAATGCATAGTTATTTGAGCCATATATTTGTTTCTGTGTTTACAAACACCTATCGAATAGATTCCCCTTTTGTTATCTTTCTTAACAAATAATGAATTAATTTCATGTGGAACAAAACAACAAGTTTCTGGTGAATATATCTTGTTCCCTTTAATTAAAATATCTTTATCTAATTCAAAACCATCAATATAACTCTTCTCAAACCAAGCCCCAAAATTCTGAAAATCATGCCATTTTTCGTAAACGGTTACGCCTGTATATGTTGGATTTATTTGTTTAAATTTTTCATCGTAACATCTTCTTAACATACTAGTCCATATTTTATATGTTAATGTTGCTTTTTTATCTGTATGAGCTTTATATTTACCTATCCCTAGATATCCCATATTATATTTAGAAGTATGATATGGATTACTTACTTGTCCTCTTATTAAATTTCGCAATTGTATGTTATGAAATATAAAATTATTTTCAAATTTAATAGTAATATTTTTATTTGAAAAATACTCAATAATTTCTACTTCATACCCCTCGTTAGTTATGAATTTTTCTCCAATTCTATTTAATTTTTTCATTTGAGTAAAAATGATATGGGATATAATGATTTTTTCCCTTGGTATTCCTGAATACTTGCATTCCAAGAATTATGTCTACTATACAAATAATTTAGGTATTCTATCATAGCTTCTACTTGTGTTTCTTCACTGTTTTTATTGTTTTTTATTCCGCCGAGTTTACACATAGAGTTAAATGTTCCATTAGTAAAACCAAAAAGACCAAATGCACTTGAATTAGGATTTTTAGCATCTAATTTAAAATTACTTTCTCTAAAAGCTATCCACCAAACTAATGTTGCAGGAATATGATTTTCTTCTAACTTATCTTTGTATTTTAAAGCTAAATATTCAAATCTTTTATATTCAGAATTTGTTAAAGTAAAACCTATACTTTTATATAAGTCTTTAACATAATTAGATTCTTTTATAGGTTCTGTTTTTATGGGTACTAATTCCACTACTGTTTTAACTTTTTGCGCCGAAATAAGTAAAAAACCAACAGCTAAAAATAAAATAAAACTGATAATTCTCCACTTTAAAACTTCATTAGTTTTCTCAAAAGCTAATCTTTCTTTGTTAAATTTATATATTTCCATAAAAATTCAATTCTTTTTAAATTACCTTGTTCTGTTGATTCATACCAATGCGTGTCATTAGCATCATCAGGTCTATTAATTGCTAAAAACTCTCTTGTTAGTTTTCTTTCTTGTTCAGATATTAAGCCTTCTTTACTAATATCTTCTAATATAGCGCACATTCCTGTGTATCTCATTTTACCATCTCCACACAATGTTTTAAAATCTCTTTTGACACATTCAGATAAAAGAGTTCTAAGTAAAAATTCCATAAGCTAAACTTATTACTATTAAAATACATAAATCTCTATAAAAATCATCGTTATCCTTTTCTAAATATTCTTTTTCCCTTAAAGCTTCCGAATAATCGTAAAAAGGGAATCCTTCATCAAAAATATTCCAATGCCAAATAGGGATATTAAACACGTATAGTATTGATAAAATACACCATTCATTGTGTGATATATTTTTTACTTCAAATGTTTTCTTTGTTATCATTTTTTATTTTATTATGAAGAAAATTTCTCTAAAATAATCAATTGTTCAAAGCGTTTAATTACCTCTGATAAAATAATATCTGTGTCTTCTAATGTTACAGGAACTCTCATTGTAAAACTTTTACCTCCTGTTTCACATAATCTACTTAAAGATGTTTTGGCTTTTTCAACCAATACTAAATCGTCTATTAAACTTAATTTCTCGTTAAATTCTTTTGTTTTCATATTAAATATTTATTTCTTCTAACCAATGAGTAAAATTTTTCAATAGATAATCAGTAGCTATCTTACAATCTTTTATTTCAATAAATTTACCTTTCTTTATTTCTATTTTTTCTTCGGGAACATATTCAGTCATAAATTCTCCTGTATAATTTTGATTTAAAAATAAAATTCTTTTTCCTAAATCAGGTAATCTGTCTGAAACTCTAATTGTTTTAAAATGTCTTTCCATAATTAATGTTTTTTCGAATATTTATCCGACCATTTTCGACAATCCATATCTTTAAGTATTGATTTTATTGGTGTTTTCAAAGGTTGAATACATATATTAGTTAGCGGTCAGTTAAACAAATAGACCGTACAATTTGAAACGGAAGTTGTTTTTGTACCGTTACTTGAAATATAATGATACTCTGTAAAACCATGATAATCTGATTGCCTAACAAAAGTGTTCATTCCGCCAATAGATGGTATTATGAATTTATCACCTTTTTTTAAATCGTCCATCATTACTTTTGACGGATTACTAACCGAACCGCTAACATCGGTTTTATTCAATGCCTTTGCTTGGTCTTTGTCGGAAGTGTTTTCGCTTGTCATAATTTTGTTTTGTATTTGTGAATTTCAGTTTTGAATTACGGCATTGAAATAAAGCCGTCACTCGTTAGCATCAATGCTATATTTTCGTTTTTGAATTACATTTTTCTTCAATCTCTTTATTTAATTTACCGCAATCTATTGGGTGTCTTGTTTCAATTTGTTCAGCTTTTCCAGAAAAATAATAAGTATAACAAAATATTAATTCTCCTGTGCTTTTTTTATAAGAACCTGAGCTTTCATAATATCCAGATTCCCAAGGCAAATAATTTCCTATTGCTTTCATAATAAATTTAATTTTAAGAACCGCACTAATGCTAACACAGGTTTGCAAAAATGGCAAGTTCAGGTTTAATTTAAAGTTGTTTTTGTGTCTTTGTGGCTCGGTTTTTAACCGAAATTATAGGCTTACTTTTTTGCCACTTCTGCAAGCCTGATAACGTTATCTTTAATTACCTTACAAATATACGGCGCAAAAAGTTAAAAAACAAAATAAATTCCACAAATTTCCATAAAAACCAGTAATTTAAATTAATTCTAAATAAAAAAGAGAGCCTAATTGACTCTCTTAATTAATTCTTCTATTTCTGTTTTACTTTTTACTCCAACAAATCTATCAACTTCAATTCCATCTTTTAAAATTATAGTAGTTGGAGCTTTTTTCACATTATATTCTAAAACTTTTTCAAAATTATCCATCACATTTAAGGATTCTACTTTATCAAAAACTTGCAACTCCTTTTCTAATAAATTACATGGAGCACAATTATTACTATAAAATTTTAATATTTTAATCATTTTTTATATTTCTTATTAATCGGCGCATGTACTGCACTCATCCCAAGCTTTACCTTCTTTCTCTAATGCCGCATGAGAAGCAGTATATCCGTAATATAATGTTTTTATTCCGTTATCCCAAGCATATTTATGTATTTCATATATATCTTGTAAAGTGTAATTTTTTCTAAATATTAAATTTAAACTTTGACCCATATCAATAAACTCTTGTCTGTCAGCCATAAGATTAATAATATCTTTTGGAGAAATTTCAGCAAAAGTTTTAAAAATATTTTTTTCTTCCTTTGTTAAAAAATCTAAATGTTGTACTGACCCATTATTGTCTTGAATAGAATCCCATACAGATGGTGTATTTTGTTTTTTACTTTCTAACAATTTTTCTAAGTGGGGATTTTTAAATACATATTGTATTTTAGATAAAGATTTAAAAAAAATATTACTCATATAAGGTTCTCCTCCACCTGTGGTTGCATTGGATAAAAAAGATGTAGATTTATTGGGAGCAAGCATCATTAGTGAAGCATTTCTTCTAACCATACCTGCTTTTTTGCATAATTCAGGTGAGCCTAACTTTACTCCCATTTCATAAGTCACTTCTTCTCCATATTTTCTAATAGTTGAGAATATTTTTTTATTTAAAGCTCTACTCCCAATATCTCCAAAAGCATAACCTTTTATTTGTAATAACTCTGCAAAACCTAAAGCTCCTAATCCAATATCACGAGTTTTTATAGCAGATAACCTGGCTTTTTCCATAAACGGAACTCCTTCTGTTAATAGTATATACTCTTCATTTAATATATCTAAAAACATAAAAGCGTCTTTAATAATTTGAGGATTTTGTTCAATCTCGTCCCAATGTACTAAATTTAGAGCAGATATGAAACAAGTTGAAGTCATATCTGTAAATAAAGGTTTTATATATTCGGTACAGATGTTTGTTGTCCATTTTTTATATCCCAATTTAGCGTAAACAGGTGAATTATTTTTATTACAATTATCAGTATCTAAAAAATATATTTTACCTGTTTTTTGTTTTTCTTTCAAAGCTTTTAGATATCTTCTTTGAGACTCTTTATCTGTATTTAATTTATCCCTAAACCCTAGTGGTAATATTAAGCCTACTGTATTATTTATTAATGGGTCATTTTTATCTGGATTATTTTTAGAAACTCTTCTCATTAGTTCATCAAAATCATTATCTTCTATAGATATAAAAGGTGTATTATACCCTCTGCGTTTTGAACCTTGACTGACTTTTTGAGCAGTTCTTACTGAATCTTCAATCCAATCCAATTTAGAATTAGAATAAAACCCTTCATCTAATTTTGTATCCTTTTGACTCACTAATTGAAAATCACTTCCTACTCCTGCACCTAATTTACTTAACATAGCTACCTGTGATATAGAGTTGTAAATCTCAGATATTGAATCCCCAACTGTCACTATATTACATGAAGCAGGTAAATCAACTGTATTTCTATCTTCTTTCTTTTTTCTTCCAAAGTTTGCTAAAGCTGGAGTAGATAAACTTAAAATGTTTTTATTTAACATATAAGCTATTCTATCAGCTAACCCTTCTGAATACATTGATTCATAAAATCTAACTCTTTCTACTATTTCTTTAAATCTTTGTTGTGGGGTTTCATTTTGTTCAATATATCCTCCCTCTTTTAAAAATTCTATTTGAGCTTCTCCTAAAAAATTAAGTTCCATTTTAAAATTTAAAATTATCTATTTCTATTTCTTCATCATCAGAGGCATACCCCGAAACTGCTTGGTCAAAAAAATCTGGCTCTGTTGTCATAAAAACTTTTGCTTTAAACCAAGAATTTTTACTATTAAATAAATCATCTTGCACTTCATATTTTAAATCTAAGTTTAAATCATTACAAACCACATTAAAATTGTAATTAAGGAAATTTATTACTTCTTCTTTTGTTAGGTGCTCAGGAGTTCCTTTTTCAAAAAACCAATCTATTAAATTTAACTCAGATTGATAAGCAATTTTTATATTATCTGTAATTAACTCTGTCAGATATTCATCCCAAAGTTGCGGATGTTGTTTCTTAATAATGTTTATTATATCAATTCCAAAATTATAATGAGTCACTTCTTCAATTGCTGTTGATTCTTGTAAGGCAGAGATAGTTTTTAAACCTTTATTTTTATAAGCATAAGACATTAGAATATAGAATTGTGTAAATAAACTACATCTCTCTACTAATGAAGTGAATAATACTAATTTTTTTAGAATTCTTTTTTTTCCTATAATTTTAGGGTCAGATTCTATATATTTAGATAAATATTCTATTCTACCTTTTAAAGCATCATATTTAGATATATCATCAACATTTACACCTAAAGATTCCGCTAAAGAGTGGTAAGAGCGTCTATGTGTTACCTCTGACTGCCCAAACAATCCTCCTACATCTCCTATAATTGTTTGAGGTAAATCCAAAGACAATGTACTCCAATAAGTTTTTACTTTATCCTCAACTATGGACACAGCTAAAATACATCTTTTAATAACTTCTTGGTCTAATTCTGACAAAATATTGAAAAAATGGGGAGTATCTACCTCTTTTATTAATTTTTCATATTTAGCGGGAGTCCAAAACCCCCTATACATAATATTTACATACTTTTCTAAGTGCTGATATTCAGGGTCTATATGTAATTTTTTTTCAAAAATACTCTTCATTTATTAAATTCCTGTTTTTGTTTTCATAATTTTTAGTTATATACGATAAAAAAGACAGCCTGTTTTAGACTGTCTTATACTTGTGCCATTTTTATTCTCCGACACTTATTTGTTTTTATAATTGTGTGAAGTCGAACCCTACAAGGCTATTCTCTCCACTCCTCACTCGGCGAGGTTTTAGTTTCTAAACTACTCTGCAAATATACTGCTTTTATTTTTATTGTGCAAACTTGTTAAATGATTTATTTTTATTTAACATTAAACCCAATTTCTATATTTTTCTTTAAATTCATCTACTACTTTTAATATTTTATCTGTTTTTTCTATTATTTCTTCTAAGTTTTTTGCGGAATTTTGACTCAACTCTACATACTTTTTTAATGCTTGTCCAACAGTAGGATAATAGTATTTGACTTCTTGAATATAAGGTTCTTCTTTTTCCGTCTTTTTATTTTTTCTTGTGGCGGGAAAATGATTAACTAAACAGATTCCTTTAAAACTATCAGTAGTTATGAAGAAGTCTTCCTGTAAATCTATTCTTGTCTTTTTTGATTGTTTAAATATCTCGTTCATAATTTTATATATTTTTAAAGCCCTTTATTTTTTACTATCAAATACTGGCAAATATTTGAAGCAGATTCTATTGATTTAACTAGATTAATATTATATCCATAGCTTTTAACAATAGAAGTAAAACAAACACCTTTAACCGTTTTTTCAAAGGTATTTACACTTTTTAATATTCTATCATCATGTATATTTGCTACAATAAGCCTTGCTAATTTTGGGTCGTTATTTTCAAAAGTAACTATCCAATCTTCTTCTATAATATTAAATAATTTATAAATATCAAGATTTATTTGAGCAGTAATTAAAGAATCTTTTTCCAAGTCCCATACTACTATTGAATAGTACTCACCATCTAAAGAAAATACAGCTAATTTATTATTCATTTCTATTTAATTTTAAAAAATCTGTTACTGTTATTGAATTTTTAGGTGCTTGTGATTTTGCTTCATTCCAATCACTAAGTACTTTATCTCTTGGTGTATTTTTGAAATAATCTTCTAATTCTTGTAAAATTTTATTTTTCATTTTTGCGAGATTTACAATTCTCTTTATGTGTGATAGTTATCCCTGATGATTGTCCTGCTAAAATATATTCACAAGAATCTATATCAATTATATAAACTCCTTGATAACCTTGACCAAATACTTTTTTAGGTTCTTTATATTCAGTTTCTTTTATTTTACTAGAATCCACGCAAGAAAATAATAAAGTAGAAAATAAGTAAATTAATAATAATTTTTTCATAATTTTAAAATAGTTTTAATAAAAATAATAACTTACCTATTAGCACCCGTTAGATTTTGCTCTCTGGACTTTATGGGTAAGTCCTATTAACCGTAAGCATTTCGGCTTGTCTGCAATTCAATGTAAACCTGTGACAAGTTTTCTTTAATGTTTACACCTTGCTAAGTGGACTTAGTGTGACTCGAACACACGACCTACGGTTTATGAGACCGTTGCTACTAACCAACTGAGCTATAAGTCCTGTTGAAGTTTTGTTTTTAAAGAAAAACAGCATTTCGGCAAAAACTAAAACTTTAACGTTAGCTTTATACGCATATTTATGAATTTCTTTTAGAGTCGGTGCACAAAATATAAACAACCATCGACTGTATTATTAAAACAAAACTCACCTTTTCAAGATTAAGAACATTACGTTATATTTCAAATCCATCTAATGTATACTCAGTAAACAAACACACTTTCTTGTTAGTGTTATAACTATGCTTTGTTTCACTCCTGTACGCTCAGGAACAGTTACTCATTACCTTTCTTATTGTTTTGTTTTTTAATCTCCTTATTATACCAAGCGTCCAAACTTCGTATAAGTATTTACGGACATCAGGAGATTTTTTATTTCTTTTACAAATGTACAACATTAATTTTAATTGTGCAAGTGTTTTTTATTCTTTTTTACCGAAATATTTATTAAAAATCCTATAATCTTCAGAAATATTTTCAGATGTTTTTCTTAAATCTTCTAAAACTTTTTTTGCGCGCTCTTTGGAATAAGGGGTTGGAATAATTTCTGTTTCTCCAGATAACCTGATTCTATAATTTCCTTCTCCTTCAAAAGATAATCCCTTTCTCCCTAATCCAAATACTTCAGAATTTAAAATTTTATGCCCCTTTTCTTCTTTTGCATGGCAATACAGAGTTGTTTGTCCGTAATCCTCACTTTGATATTTTTCTTTTTTATCTAAATTCAGTGTTTTATAATCTCTGATTTCTACTCCGTCTTCTTTATACCATGTGCGGTCTATGTACCCCTCACAAACAACACCGTTACCCAAGTCTACACAAATCTCGTCCTCATAAACACAATTATCTGGATAATCTACTTTAGTTTTTAAAATTTCTAAATCTGATTGCAATAAAGGTGTTTCGTACTCTCTTCCCAAAGCGTTATGTTCTATCTTAGTTCCACAATATCCTCCAAAATCACTAAAAACATTTCCTCCTAAATTAATTTCAGAAAAATATTGAACATAATAATCATTTTGATATTCTGGGTCACTATAAGAAGTGTGTTGAGACCAACTGATTTTTTCTTTTCCTTTATGCTCAGGAAATTTATTGTTTCTATCTTCGTATTTTTTAGGTAACTCTAATTTTATTTTTCCCATTATAAGTCTTTAAAAAATTGTTTTACTATGTCTGTTCTTTGTTTATTAATCTCTTGTAATTCTTTTTTATTTTTTGTCGTAATTTCAATTTTTTCTAAGTAGTGTGCTAAAACTAATTTTTCAACTGTTGGTTTATCTTTTTTAATGATTTTCAACCCCTTCAAATAATCTTTCACCTCTTCATTAAATTGTTTAGTGTGGTAGAGTTTTTCTAAGATTGGTCTTTCTTCTGTGAATATTTCTATGTTCGTAGATTCATTTTTATCAATAAATGTTTCAAATGGTTGCTCAAAACGCATTTTCTTAAATAAATTTACACAGGCAAATACATCTTGCTTTACATATTTACTAATTTTTGTAATACCATTTTCCCAATATTCATCGGAAATTTGACTCCCATCTAAATCAGATTTCGGAGATGGTAAATCAAAATGATAACACATTTCGTCTAAAGAGCTTGCATAGTAATGTGTCCCTTTAAAAATTTCTTGTAAGTCTAACAATTTATCCAAATTCCACTGTTTCTTACCGCTAGTAATAAATCTATCAGGTAGAACTTCACAAACATCAAAATACCTATATCCATTATTTACAATCATTGGCATATCAAAAGCAATTTGATTAGAGCCACAGATATAATCAAAAGATTGTGCAATGGTACAGAATTGTTTAATAACTTCTTCTTCACTCCCTTCTAAAGATTTAATATGTACTTCTCCATCTTTGATAAACCCAACCCCAATACATACAACTTTTGTGTAACACATTTTAAGAGCGGCTTTCTTTTGATATTCTAATATAACTTCATCATTAGGTAAATATTCGTCTGTTTCTCTATTACGTGTTTTTTTGCGGAAAAGTTCAAATTCTCTTGAATTAATGTCTAATTCTTTTACTCTTCGAACATCTTCAATATCCATGAAAAGAATTTTCTCTTGGTCTACTTTTTTTAATGTTTGATTCATGTTATCTATTTTAATCCGTTATTTCAACTTGATAGTTATACATCGCTTGATAAACTTCTTCTGTAATTTGACCTCTCCACTTATCTGCAACTTCTTTAATATAGGCTTCTTTAGCAGTTTTGTAGGCTTGGAAAGCCTCTTCTGGAGTATTATAGTATTTTTTATCTATGGATGCGCAATATTTCTTGTAATCTTTATTATATTGCACACCAATTGGATAATCACCCCGTATAGAATTAGATTTTGTAAATAATGTGTTTACTTCTTGAGGAACAAAACAACAAGTTTCAGGGGAATAAATTTTATTACCTTTTACTAAAATGTCCTTATCTAAGTGAAACCCCTCTACATAATTTTTTTCAAACCAAGCTGCAAAATTTTGAAAATTGTGCCATCTTTTATCAACTGAACATGTTTTATATCTAGGTCTTCTCTCTAATTTTTTTAAATTATAACATCTCTTTAATAACTCTACCCAACTCTTGTAATAATGTAATATGCTATTATTACCCCTTACTTTATATTTCCCTATACCTCTATACCCGATTCCACAAACAGATGGATGATAGGGATTTTTGATATTTCCTTTTTTAATTTGAGCCATTTGAATACTGTATAAAATTGTACCTCTTTTATCATTAAACTTCACTGTACAGTTACTATTGGTAAAATACTCTATAATTGTCACCACATAGTTTTGATAAGTATTATAAGTTTCTCCAACTCTTTCTAATTTCATAATTCATTTTTAAATATTGTCGCTTCTTCTAATGTTTTGAAAGTTTCTATCCATTCTTTTACTTCTTTTTATGGCGACCAATCCCCTCCTCCATTTCCAAAAGAAGGGTCAGACCACAATGTTTTATAACCAACTCTGTATAAATCATATACTTTTCTTCTCCAAAACCAATACCCTTTCATTCTTGGAATTATTTTGTATTTGGGTTCTGTTGTCCATTTATATAAATTCATCTATCTAATTTTAATATAACTCCTATCTCTCCTGATAATCTAAAGGGTGCAGGAGTGTCTTTATAATGAATATCTGAACGGTATCTGTAATTTGAATTTATAAATACGATTATATATTTGTTTATGTGTTGTCTTATTGCGCCGTTTAAACCATAACTAAAAGTACTTGAATTTGAATATCTTATAATACTGCTTCCTTCTAGTCCTAAATATAAATCTGTTTTGTTTAACGGCATTATAATATATCCAACATTCACTCCATAAGCTTGGAAATTTAATCTGTGAAATGTTTCATAAAATACTCCAATTTCAACATTATTAGATACAATTCCCGCTTTAGTAATTAAATCTAATTCTTCTTTATATTCTGTTTGTTTTGAGCCTTCTACTAAATGTCTTGCATCGGCAGAAACAGATAAAAATAAATAGTTTAATTTATTTCTTTTTCCGTAAACTGTTCCGTAATCTTGTGCATTCATTACCATCCCGATAATTGAAAATGCTATTGTTATTAATTTTTTCATAATTTAGTTTGTTCATTTATTTCTCTTTTTATTTGTTGATATAATTCACTTAATTTGTGTAACCATATAGGTATGTTTTGCATTGATATATAATCTTTGCCGAATTTTTGAAATAAGATTTTATCGTTGTTGTCGAATATTACTTCTATTTCTGTTTCATTTTTTCGCGCGATTTTATAATCAATACCATCTTCCATCTCTAGTAGGTCTAAAATATTTGTAATCTTCTTCTGTTAAACCATCACATTCATCCGAAAAATGTTTAGTACCTTTTAACCAAAGCTCTCCTTTACTTGTTGTAAATGTTTCTATTACTTCCATACTAAATTAATTTAAATTCTTCTTTTAGTTTTTCAATAGCTATATCTTCTTTATATTTTTCATCTAATAACTCTGTAAATCTACAAACCATTCTTGCTCCTAAACCTTCTATATAATAACATAAATTACCATCTTTTCTTATAAACGACTTACCTTTTGTTTCATAGATTTCTCCTTCTATTAATCCTGTACCCATTCCTATATAGTTATTAATCACTATAGGTTTATTATCTATACATAATAGTTTCATAATATTAAAAATCCGAGGGTGAAAAATCAGCATCTGCGTGTTTATAAGTAACTTTAGTCTTACCAACATCGTGAAGCATTGTTATAGTTCTTTTTGTTTTATCTATTACAATACATTCTCCTTTTATTCCATGGTCAAATTTAAAACCAATTTCTACATCTGATATTCTCATAACTTTATTTTTTAGAGTACAAACTTACAATTAATTTTTTACAATTCCTAATTTTCTAATGGTTTATTTAATAAGTCTTGTCTTTTTTCTAAAAATTCTTCTTTAGAAATTTCTACATAATCCTCGCTTTTTTCTAACATAATATCTAAAGCAAATCTTCTTAATCTATTACTATCTTTCAACCAATATTCACTTTTACAATCATTTGTTGGCACAAAATCTGTATAATCTTGTTTACCTCTTTCTACTTCAATTAATATAAAAGTACTTGTATATTTAACTATTATTGCAAATAATACCTCACCTCTTCCAAAGAAATTAGAATCATCATTCATTTTATAAAATTTATTTTGCGTGGGATATATTAATTCTATTTCTTTAGTTATAATTTTTTCTGTATTTGTAAATACTTGTATCTTCTTAGTTTCCATGTTGTTTTTTATTTATAAATGTTTCAACTATTTCACAGTAGCCGTTAGAATCTTGCGCCGATAAAAACATATCAAAACAATTATCTTTATCTACTTTAAGTCTTTCAAACTCTATCTTAGCATCTAATTCTTTAGTAAAATTAATAGATATGGTTTCTTTATCATCTTCAAAGATGGTTATGATAAACGGATATTTTTTCATTGCTTGAATTGTTTAATTATTCATATTCATAATACTCATTAACTAAATCATCTACATTAAAATTAATAGACTTAGTTGTTATTCTATTACTAATTTCATTGGAGCATTTTTGTATATAATTTATTTCATCCTCGGTTAATCCTGAATCTCCAAATGCAACAATTGCTTCGTTTGAATATATTATTCCTTTAATCCATCGCTTAGTTATCTCTTTTAAAATACGTTTATCCATAATTTAGTATTTCAATTAATTCTTCTGCTGTTTTTTGCTCGCCATAATATTTCAAATCTTTAGGTTTCATACCTAATAAACGCTCTTTTATACGTTCTGAGACAATTTTTCTTACTTTTGGGCTACTATCATCCCAATCATTATATAAATGTTCAGGAAGGTCTTTAAATGCGTCTGAATAGTCTGTTACGTTGAAACCTCTTAATAAAAGTTCTTCATATAAAGCATTATTACGTTTATGTAAGTATTTTAAACGTGTATAGTACCATTTTACGCTCCCCTCACCCAACGAAAATACACTAGGAATATTTTTTACAACAGCCTTGTTGTTTTTGATTGTATTGGGTATGCGTTTTAACTCTCTATACTCACTAAATAAATGAGTGTTACAAAGATTTTTTGGTGGTATACTTGCATTAATTCTTGTCATAATTACTTAATTTTAAAATTGAAATTTTTATAGTTGGTAGTGCATGACTTCTATCAATTTATAATACAAATATAGGAAATATATTTTAAATTGGCAAATTTATTTTACTTAAAGTGCTCTTTTACTAAGTTTTGAAAATCTTTAAAAGTTCCAAATCTTTTTACTATAAAACCATAAGATTTTTTACCATTATTTCTTGCAAATTCTTCCAAAGAAGCTCTATATATGTTTCCATATTCCTTGTAGCAATCAATTCCTATTTGTAATAACTCTTCTTTTGTGATTGCGTTATTTTTTAAATTCTTAGCTTTTTGTGCAATACTTAAATCTCTTTTTCTTTTATCTAATACAACAGGTTTGGGAGGCTCTATAAAATTATCTTTGTTTAATATATAGTAATCTTTTTCTATATATTCCCACATAAATCCTATAGATATTGAATTTTTCAAACAAGCTCTATTTATAGCTGTTGAGGCTATATTGTAAAATTTACTTATACTTGTTGCATTATCCCATAAATACAGAATATTATTTTTTAAATCTTTTTGAGCTACTTGTTTTGATACAGTGTTATCTATACCTGTTGGTGGGTTATAATTAAAAACTACATTTTCTCGCGCGTGTTTACTATTTTCTTTAGCAGTTACCCACTCTAAATTACTGACCTTATTATTAGATTTATCACAATCTATATGGTTGACAAAAAGTTTATTGTTAGGATTAGATATAAAAGCTTCGGCTACTAATCTGTGGACATGTTTGTATTTAAACTCTCTATTTACAGATAAACAGACAAATTTGTATCCTGTTTTTTTAGTTTTATTTACTAAAATTTTATCTTCTAAAGTCCTAGGAGAACCTTTTAGTCTTTTTACTCTCCCTAAATTTGATACTTGATAGTAACCTTCATATTCAACAATGTCTTTCCAAATTTCTTCCATAAATTAATTTTAATTTGCAAAGATAAGTATGAAATAATTAATATGCAAATATTTTATACTTCAATCTTTGAAATCTTATTTATCAATAACCCTTGGTAGCTTCTTCTCTGATTTAGGTCTTTTAAAAGAAACTTTATCGTATTTTCTTTCTAATCCATATTTATATAAAAATCGAATGGAGTTTATTACTTGATTTTGTTGAGATACGGAACTGAATACATAGTTATCTAAATAATTTTGAAAATCTTTAGAGTTTAAGTGAATTATTTGCTTGTTATTTATACTTTTTACAAAATCCTTTATGTGGTAAATATAATTTTCTTTTGTTCGTGGTGAATAATTAAGATATATAAACTTTTGTTCACAAATCTTTATAATTTTTTCGTTTAACATGCTTATTTTATTAAAGTTTTAACCTTATTTCACATATATAGTAGTTATAAGAAATAGCTACGATTCGTTTTCATAAGATTTTTTAAATATTTCTAATAATTCTTTAGTGTTATATTCGGTATATATTATATCTTCATTATATTGAATTACTAACCATTCTGCAAATTTAATGGCAAAATTATCGCATATTTCTATACAATCATTTGTGTCAAATTTTAAAAAATGAGGTTTAGAATTTTTTAATACTTTTTCAAACTTTTCTTTTAATTTCATAATATTTAGTTTAAATTACCCGCTACTTCTTATAACAGGTGTTTGTAGCTACCAGCCGAATTTATGTTGGTGCGTAGGCTGGCATCTACAAGCACCGTAACGTTAGTGGCAATCATTCAGAAGGAAATCCCCACCAACAATTTTTTGAACAATATCCATTCCATTCTTCATTATTGTGTTCTTTATCACAATTAGGGCATTTTTGACTGCCACTAACATCGGCTTTGTTCAATGCCTTATTTTCGTTATTTTCTGTTTTCATATCAAATATTTTTTAAGTTGAAAGTTTAGTTTTCATAAGTCGGCACTAAACAAAGCCCCGAAACGTTAGTAGCTATTCTTAAACATAACGTCTTCATAAGATTTTATTTCTTTAAAAACAGGAAGTCTTTTTAATTCTAAAATTCTTTTTATTGTGTCGTTTCTCAAAATTTCAGCTTTTTGAATATCCCCAGTATATGAAACATAAATAGTGTCTCCTTTTTTTAATCTTAAACATTCATTGAAAGAATATCTTTCTGATTTTTTACAACTCATAACAGAAAATAGAACAGCTACTAACAGCATATTCAAGCAATTGCGGTATAATTTTGTATTTGAATTCATAGTTTTAAATTTAAAAATTAGTGTTTATTTGTTGTTATTTGTGTTGACTCGTCCGCAACTGCGTGAATATGCGGAACGTTACCTGCAAGTGCTACCTTCGTTCTTCGTATCAAACTTTCGTGTTCAAAAATTTTAAATAAAAAGCAACCACACCTTTTTAATTCAATTCAGGTATTTGTTCTTTTAAGTATTTATAAATCTTCCAAGTTTGAATTTTAGGTGAAGAAATAAATGGATATAAATTTTTCCAATCTGTACTTTTCACCACATCTAAAATCCTTTCTCGGTGTGTTTCATTTTTAATTATCACATAGTTTTCTTGGCAAAATGTTCCTATTTCTTTTACTTCTTTCCCAATACTTGCACCGTAAGTATTCATTGCAAAGTCAAAAGTGTCAGGTTTTTTATAACTACCACCCCTTCTATATTCACCTACAAATACATCATTCAATTTGTAATCTATTGCCTTTGTGTTTACTCCGTTTTCAGGTCTGTTATATACATTAAAACAACACAATAATTTAACTCCGCTATATTCAATCAATGGCAATACTTCTGAATGAATTAAATCAAACTCATACATTTGTTGGTTGTTTTTATATTGACTCACAGGTAGTATAAAAGCAATGTAATCCCCCATTTTAGTTGCTTGTTTATAAAACCCCACACTTAATGTATTTCTTGTCCCGAATGGTGGGTTTCCAATAAACAATCTACCTTTTTTGTAAGGTAATTCAAGTTTTAGAAAATCTTGCTCAATAATACTTTCGTGTTCGGGTTCTAAATCGTATGCAATACAATTTGGTATTTGCAAACTAAAACTTCCGTTTCCTGCACTCGGCTCAATAGTTTCAGTTATATCTAATCCTAACCCGTTTACAACATCAATACAATGTTTTGCAAGTTCTTTTGATGTGTAATATTTATCTAAATTTATTTTTGCCATCGCTCTTTTTTATTTAAAATTTTTGTTTCGTTCTTCGTATCAAGTTTATCGTTAATAAACCGCACCAGCAGGTAACAGCGTATATAAGAAATGGCACAGAAACGTTTGTGCTTAATTTCAAATCTGTGCAAGTGCCACTTCTCATATACGCAAAACGTTATAAGTAATTGCTACCATTCCGTTTCAAATGGGATTTCGTGTGAAAAACTTTTATTAAAATCTTGCAACCGCACTTTAATTTTTTCAAAATTATTTGGTTCTAATTCCATCGTAATAAATTGTCTGTTGGTTCTTAAACAAACTTCTGCCGTTGTTCCGCTACCACCAAAGCAATCCAAAACTAATTGTCCTTCATTACTTGATGCTAAAACCAAATCTGTAATAATTGAAATCGGTTTTTGGTCACGATGTCCTGTTCTTTCTTTTGATAAGTGTCCAAGTAATGCAGGTCTTTCAATTACATCTCTTGGTAAAGCACCTTTTGAAGTATCATAAGCACTACATTTATCCATTCTTCCGCTTGATGGTCGTATTCTACCATTCAGTTTCTTTGTGCTTTCGTTGTATTCTACTCTTACAGCATCTTCATTAAAAATTGAATTGCCTCTGTATCCGTAAATAATTGGTTGCATACTCATTCTCCATCTACCTTTTGGTTTTGGTGAGTTTTTGTAGTACCATACCAATAATTCTTTATGGTCAATTTTCATTTGTGAAAACCAATGTTCAGCAATCATATTTTTGTTTCCAAAAACATATATCGAACCATCTTTACTCAAACATCTAAGCATTTCCGTAAAATATGGTTTCATATCTTCAATTTCGTATGGTGGGTCGGTTACAACTAAATCCACACTACCTGTTGGTATCAGTTTCATTAATTCTAAACAATCACCAAATAATAATTTTCTTTTTCCTTCGCTCATTTTAATAAAAGTTTTTTTCGTTCTCCGTATTTAAGTTTCTGCTAAATAAACCGCAACTACTTATAACACGGTATATAAGCAAGTTTGCCATTAAGTTTGTGGGTAATCTGAAACATTCTGCAAGGCAAACCTGCTCATATACCCAACCGTTAGCGGTAATACTACTACCCGATTAACGAACGGACTTTTTCCTTTGCTAATTGGTCAACCATTTGCTTCCAGTCTTTACCTGCAATAGCATCTTTTACAACCGCTTCGACATAAGGTTTAATAAATTCGCTGTTGTATCTTGAAACAGAATGTTCTTTGTATAAGATGCTTTTCATAGCTTCTACTGTTGCTTCTTTTTGCATACGTTCAAAGTTCCTTGCATCTGAACCTTTAATTTTGCGTTCAATTTCTTCTTTAACCATTGCAGTAAATTCTTCTCTGACAATAGCCAATACTTGACCTTTGATGCAGTCTTTAATGTATGCTCTTAATTCAGCATCATTTTCGATGTTTAATGTTACGTTCATTTTACTTGTTTTTAAATTTGAAAACCCTTGTAAATTAAACCGTACTACCGCTAACAAGGGTTTGTAGCAATAGGGGCGGAAGTGCTTTAATTGAGCTGTGTACTTCTAATCAGCTTTAGTGGTAGGTTGAGCAGTATTTTTTCAAAATCCCCTACTGCTACAAGCCCCAATCCGTTAGTGGCAATTTTAACGAATAAACTTCCAGTTAACTACGTGATGGAAACTATCTCCATTACCTTTCGCATCAAGCGAGAATATTGCGTCAGTAGCGTGCTGTTGAACTTCTGCATAACTACCATCTTCAAATATTACCTCGAAATCAGCAGGTAAATGGTTGTTTAAAAAATCTTGCATTGTAAAAGCATTGTCGTGGTGGTAATATTCGGTTGACCAATAAAAACTGCCACTAACATCAGCTATATTCAATTGCGGTGTTTGTGCTAAATTAGACATTTGTTTTATTTATTTAAGTTATTACTAATTTGAAAGTTTTGTGCTTCTAAATCCGCAACTAAATATAGCTGCGGAACGTTATAAGCAAGCACTACTGCACCTCTCCGTTAGCAATGTGAGTATTCTTAGTGAATGCAAACACAATGTATCCATCTTTTACGGCTTCATAATCTTTCAGCACATAAGTAATTTCGCATCGTATTTCCCTCCCTGTGTAATTATCGGTTTCGGCTTCATATTCCAATAAGTGAACCTTGTCGCCTTCTTTAAAATCACGGTCATTTTTTCTTACCTCAAATTTCTTGAAGCCCCTCCATACAGCCGTAAAATATGGATTGATTGTTTTTAATTTGTGTGTTTGCATTTTCGTTCTATTTAAGTTTATCGTTTAATTAACCGTGCCAGCTTATAACAGCACATTTGCAAACCGTTATGCCCCATTTAACAGAGCGTTCAATGAACCATCAATATCTAATCTACCACCCCACCATCCAAGACTAAACCAACCGTCATTATTGTTGATAGTTCTGACAAAAATTATATTCTCAATTTTATCATCAGAAACTTTTAAATCAGCTTTTACAAAAAAATCGGTTTCTTTTGCATATAGCCAATGGCAATCTTCAACTTCCTGTTTCCAATCAGTTAAAGTTTCTTCATCTATTTCGTTGAACGGAATAATTTCTGTAATAATAACTTCCATTCTTCGACTTGGTTTAATTTTTCCATCATCAAAGTAATTATACGTTTGACCCAAAACGGGGCATAACAAAGTATTGCCACAAGTGGTGGTTTCGTTTTTCAAATCAATATTTTTCATATTATCAAGTTTTGTATTTCAATTTAACATTTGTGGTTCAATGCCCCACCTTCGGCAATACTCGAAACGTTAGCAGAAATAAAAATTACTCCTTTTCTGCTTCTATTGCGTTCCATATCTTATCTTTAATTTCAGCTTTACCATCTTCAAATCCATCGTTGTAAGCAAACTTTACAAGTCCTTTAATAAAGTTTACTTGTTCTTCTGTAAATTCGCTGAAATTAAACTTTCCGTTTTCAATTTTTTCTATCGTATTCATAACCGTAATTTTTACTATCTGCTAACAGCGTATATACAAGATACGCATACAAGCATTTGTTTATAATTTGAAATTTCGTTAAGGCGTATCTTGTATATACGCAAAACGTTAGCGGTAATGCTAAAGCGCATCTAACAAATCTTGTTTTGTAATTGTAAACTTATCCTTGTAATTTTCATAGTAAAGTTTAGGTAATAAATCTGTAATTTTTTTGAAATTAATATTTTCATCTAAAATTTTAGTTATTTTTTCATACTCATTATCAGAATTGTTTTCTGAAAATCTATCATCATCAATTCTTTCAGTTATCCATTGTGAAGAAAAATTAATAATTGGTTCTAATTTAGAGCCTTTGCACTCAAAAACTGCATCTTCTTCCAATTCTCTAACTTGTTCTTCTTCTCCGTCAAAAATTTTATAAATAAAATCCTCTAAATCTGTATAAAATTCACCATCTTCAAAAAAGTTTTCCATAAATCGCGAAGCACTACCGCTAACATCAGTTTTGTCTAATGCCTTAGAATTGTCTGTACCTGAAATCATATTGTTTAATTTAAAAATTAGTACTTATTTGTTGTGTCTAGTCTTGAATCGTCGGCACTAAACAAAGCCGAGAAACGTTATAATTAATTACTCTCTTTAGTCACCGCCCAAATAAGAATCAATCCCCAAATTAAATATAAAATCATACAGTTCTCTTATGGTTATTAAATTCTTGTTCGGTTACTATTTTAAATGTTTCATTTTTTAGCGCGCAATCTTTAAATAATTCAGCGTCTTCTCTTTTACATGGATTAGATAATTGTATCCAAATTCCATCTTTTTCTGCTATTGCTATATACATAATCTATTCTGTTTCATATATTTCTCTTTCTTCTTTTATAATAAAATCTTTATGAAAATCAAAAACCATTCTATTATAAGTACTTGAATAGAAAGTATGAGTATTGATTAACTCTTTTATAAAATTATCAATGTCTTCTTTTTGTTGTGTTACATCTACTTCTAAAGTTAAAGTAACTTGTACTTCTTGTGTCATAACTATTTTCTTTTACGTTCTTGTTTTCTTCGTTGTCTTCTTTTTTCTCTGAGTGTATGTAGTAACAATAGCTTTCATAATTTATTTTATATATTGTTTAAATTTAGATTTCCAACCTGTTAATTCATCCCCAAATATACTTTTTTGTAACCAAACGTAATTAGGAACTATTTCTGAATCTATTGTTTTCCAATAGTATTTTGATAATATTCCAAAAAATGTAAATTTTCTTTTTCTTGTAAATATTGTATACGTTAATCATTCCATTCTCCATTAGCTTTCCAATGTCTATGAGAAGTTATAACTCTTTTTTCTGTACTCATAATATAATTTTTAATAAATAACTGCTTCTAAATAATCAACCCCATCATATTTCCAACCATGTTTCTGGTTAAATTCTTTTACATAATTTTCAGCATATTCTTTGTCAATTATTTCTATTGTATCATATTCTTTTCTTAATAACCATTCACTATTGTTAAGATAAATATAAATTTTTGTATCCATAACTACATTTCTTTAATTTGTGATAATACTGTTGTACAGTTATATTTTATTTCCCTTAATCTTTTTTGTACGACTTTTTAACCTCCTCATCTGTTATTTGTGTTATTCCTCCGTTAATTAAGATTTGTACTTTATCTTCTACTAATTTATCAAATTGTGTCATAATAATTCTGTTTTTTGTTTTAAATCTATTTCGATTGTTTTCTTTCTAAGTGTTGTTTCTAATTCCGCGTCAAAAACTTCTTCAAAACCATCACCTTCAATAATTTCAAATCTACTTGACTTAAAAGCAATTTCTAAATCATAAATAGAATAATCAAATTCTTTTAGAACATATCCTGTTAAATGATTGTCAAAATAAACTTCTATTTCAACTGTGTATTCTTTTCCTAATTCAGGAACAGCTTCACCTACAATAAATATAGGTTTTATTTTATTTGATATATTGCTATAATCATTGTCTATACATTTTACTTTCATAATTTATTGTAATAAGTGTTAGCTAATTCTGTCACTTCTTCATTATTTCCTAACTCTTTACACAACTCACTTGATTTTAAACAGAGAGAGGCGGGCACATTCGAATTAGAATAGCTGCAATGACAATGGTAGCACGAGATTTTTTCTTTACTTAAATCCCACCAAATGAAATGATTTTTAGTATTACCAGTTTTAAATTCAGCTACCCAACCATCATTTTTAAACTTGTAAATAATTACTAATTTTTGTTCAGCAATTAAATTATCAATACCTTCTAAAGTTTCTAATTTACGAAGTTTAATTACTTCTTCATCTTTCTCTGTTAGATGATTTATAGCTTGTTCTAGTAATGATTTTTTAAATAAGTTTGGATATTCTTTTTCTAGTTTTCTTTTTGTTTCTTCGTTGCCGATGTTGTAAATTTCTTTTATTAAGTTTTCCATGATGTTATGTTATTATTTGTTTATAAATCTCTATAAATTTTTTATTTTTAAGTGCAAATTCTGCCATTTCTTTTGAAGTAAAATGTATAGATTTACTTTCATTTTAAATATTTGTTTGCCTTTTTGTAATCTTGATACTGTTGTCTTAATCTATCTAATGGTTTCATAATTTCTATATATTTTAAATTCTACCTTACAAATGTAAAATTAAAATAGTTAATAAAAAAGTTTTTCTTATTGTTTTTAACGGAGAAAAGTTAAATAATAGTTAAATTAGGACAATAATCTTCTAAATACTCTTTTGCATCTGATGTTCCTAATATACTAAAATTAAAATCTTCATTTTCAATTCTAATACTATTAACGAAATCTATAAATTCTGAATCTGAGTTGCAAATTGTTACTTTTTCTGCATCAATGTTATGAAATATTTTATACATAATTATTATATTTTATAGTTAATTTATAAGGGTTAAACTGATATTTTGTATATGAATGATGAAATCGCGCGGAAAAAAGAAGCTAAACAACATCAATCAAACTACCATCCCACTCAACACCATTAAGAAACATAACACCTTTTTTAGTAACTATGTTAACATTAGGAATAGCATTTAAACGTGATTTAGTTGTGTTAGTGTTCCATCCTGCTGTGGTGATAGATAAAGTATTTGCAGGGTCATTATATCTGTAAGCTATTGAGTTACCATGTAGTTTTAAAATTGTTACATTTGGTAATACTTCTACTGTTGTATTTGAATCTTTATAAGATTGAGCATTCATAAATGCATTAATACTGTTTTGGTTTATTTTTCTCATGATTATTTGATTAATTTAATTCTTCTTTTTGTTCCAATAATTCTATTTCCTCATAAGATAAAAGTTCACACTTTAAACAAAAATCTCTTGTAAAATAATACTCTCTTCTTTGTTGGTCTTTCTCCCATTTTTCTACTTCTGACTTTCTGTATTTTCTAAACAGGTGAGCTAATTCTTTTATAACTTTATCTTTCATAGTGTGTCATCAATTTTAAAGTTGGACATTCTTTTGGTATTACAAATGCTGTGAAATCTTCTCCCATGCATTGTTTAGGTGTTTCCATAATTACACAAATTTGATTATTTTATTTGCTTTACATTTACTTTCTGTTGGGTGTCCTGTTCTTAAGTAGATAATACTATTTTTAATTTCTACAACATCATCGCAATAAATTATAAAAGCTCTAAAATTAGAATACCCAAAACCTTCTTCATCTCTATTATTGTTGTGTATTCTAATGAAATGTTTATCGTGCATAAAATCAACTTCAATAACTACTTCATCAAATATGCTTACATTTGATTGTGTTATAATATGCTTTTGAATACCTAAATTATTCAGTATTGTTTTTTGTTTCTTACTATGTGGATAAAACATTTGAGAGACCAGTTTCTTATCTTTTGCTAATTTTTCAATTAATTTAGCAATTGATTTTATGTTCTTAGGTGTAACTGTGTATTTCATAAAATTGTGATTTAAAATTGTTAAATTCGGCGGAAAAAGAAACTAAAAACAGAATAACTCAACAATCTCAATAGCTCTACCTTCAAAAAGCTCACTCTCTTCTTCTTTTTGTAAAAAAGATATAGCATCATTCCTAGAATTAAATATATAAGCCTCTTCTATTTCTAAGATAAAACCCTCTTCACCTCTAAATAAGAAGTAATATAAATTTGTACCTACTTCTCTTAAATAATATCTCACTACCATAATATAAATTTTTAAATGTTAGTAATTCGCCGCGTAAAAAGAAATAAAACAGAAAGAAAAGATTAAGAATCAATATCCTCAGAAATAGTATCTACAAAAGAACTAACTTTACTATGTAATGATTCGAAATTTTCCTCTACTTCTTTTAAACGTTTTTGATAATACATTAAAGCATTTACAAACGCTTCTTGTTCTGTTTTAGCTTTCATGGCTAAATTCATTCTCCTTGTCATATCATATAACCAAAATCCATCTTTACATTGTACTAAGGTTATTGTATCGTTTTTGAATATTAACGTGTTTTCCATAATTTTTATATATTTAAGTTAATTAGCCCCCACAAATTGATTTGGCACTTTTTACCACTATTTACCACTTATTCAGGGGGTGGGTTGGGGTTGTCCACCCTTACTGTTCCACGTGAAACATCTTACAATTTATAATTAAAATGAAATTAATTGCTTACAAATTATAACTTATTTTGGTTATACCACTTAATAAATTCAATACATGCGTTGTAAACATCATTTATTTTAGGAAAGTAAAAAGCATCTCTTATATTTCTTGTTAATAAGTTCCAATACATATCTTTATCACTCTCATCTTCAAATTCTCCACAAGTACTGAATATCTTTTCAACTACGTGAATTAATTGATTCCAATCACTATCTATTTTATTTAATTCATAAGGATAATTTAAAAACTTATTTATTAATTTATTGTTTTCTGTGTTCATGACTTTATCTTTTTATCTGTTGTTTTATTTCTTTTGCGCGATTTCTTATCGTATTTTTACGTGTAAAACATTGAAATTAGAAACTTTTACCTCTACTTTTATTCAAAATCTCTACTACTTTACTAATAATCCACCCGTTCAACTCCTTATCTTTGTGTTTATTTATGTTTTTTGAGAAAAAAAGTGTTATAGTTGAGTAGTGACAACCTACTTTATCTGAGATTTTGTTTGCTCCCTTACTGTAAAACACCTCATTTGTTATTAAATTTCTTGCAATATAACCCATTCTTATCGTTTTATTTTCGTTAAACATTGAATTGAAGTACAAATGTAAGCAATTAATTTGAATTACACAAACGTTTATTTATTTTTCTCTCCTTATTTGCTCAACTTCTTTCTGCAACCTTGTTAAAGTTATCCCATATCTATAAAACTTCTTTTGATAAGCGTCAAAACTTGTATGAGAAGGTTTGTTTATGTTGAAGGCTTTTCTTAAATCGTAGTTAGAGTATATTATTGCTAATAGAATTAATCTTCTTTCGTTTTCGTAGATGTTAATATTACTCTTTTTTATGCATAGCATTTCTTTTATTGTTTCTTCTGTTTTTATCTTTTTTGCGGGCGATTCCTTCAACACTTCACGTCTTTCACTGCATGGTGTGTATTTAGGCGAACCATCATACAAAACAGTCATTTTATTAGCTATGAGTTTATAAGTTCTAACTGTTCCGCAATACTTACACTTACTTTGATTGTTTCCAAACTTTTCATATCTGTGTTGTGTTTCTTTACTGTCTATGTTTGTGCGGTCTTTTATCATAGCTTTTTAGTTTTTTATTTGCCCCGCGCAAGGATATTGAACCTACCACCCTTATTATTTCGAGTTGCACCTGCTCACGGGAAATTAAAGATAATGTAAATAAGTCTTGACGATTTGTTATATATTAACTTTGTAGTGGCTTGCTTACAATTTTACATTATCTTTTTTACTGTTTGTGTTTTATTCTTTTACGGCGAAAATTCAATTAAACGTTTTTGTATATTCTTTTTCCAGTTGTGTATCTGTTAGAGAAGTTAGATAATTAAATCTTTCAATTCTTTTTTGCCCGACTTTTACTAAGTCTTTTAACATTTCTATACGTGTTTTCATGTCTTTACATTTTTAAACTGTTTATACTTGATATATGTTTTTTTGCGGTTTGTTTTCGCTTAAACATTTCTTCATTACATCGTTTATCAAACTCCTGTTTTATTTCTACTGATTGAGAAGTGTCTAAATCACTATCAAATAAAAGTTTCATTAATAGATTTACTGTTTCTTCTTTATTTTTCTTTTCGTCCGAAAGTTTTAAATAAGTCGTTACGTTTTTACGTATATCCTTTATTTGTTTTATAATCTTGTCCATAGTTTTACTGTGTAAGTTTTACCGTTGTATTTATATTCTTTTGCGCCGAATCTGTTACGAATGTTTAAATTTTGTTGCTGTCCGATTGGCTGTTCCTGTTCGTTGAAGATGTAGTCACTTTCTAAGTAAGTATTTACTTTCTGTCGTTTTATTATTAGTTGCATACATTTTTAATTAATTCTAAAAATAATAAAAGATTCTCCGTTAATTGTTTTTTCATCATTGTTTCCATCATACGAGCCGAAAACGTGTCCCCAGTCATCTAAACGTGCATACTCTTCAATAAAAGCGTCTAAATCATTTTCCTGTATTAGTTCTCCCAACTCTTCAAAGGCTTCTGCTTTTTGTAAGGCTTGAACCGCTCTCAAAGGTATGTTTGTATTATCGGCAATAAACCAATCATTAAAACAGCCTAAAAGATAGCTATACCCTTTGTACATATTAACTGCTTCGTCCAATACTTCACTCTCTTTAATAAAGCGGTAATTATCAACTTCAAAATCATTTTCATCGTTTACGATATTATCAAATAATTCTCTTTTGTCGATTCCGTAATTATTAGCTAATGTAATAATATTTTTAATTTCTGAATAATTCATAATTATATTTTTTTAATGTTTATACTAAATTAGTGTTTTATTTTTTATTGTGCAAATCTAAAACGTTAATTTTTTCGTCTTCCTCTGTTTCTTCGTTGTATTTTTCAAATGTTACATTTAAACAATCAAGTAAAGTTTTTCTTGTCTCAGGTTCACAAAGTATATCTAATAATGTAAATAAATCTCTGTGTTTTATATCTATTTTTCTATTTATTTTATCAATTATCTCTTCACCTAAAGTATTATGAATACTATCTTTTACAGCTGTTAAACTTTCGTATTCTTTACCATTATAAAGATATTTAGTTATTGCTTTTATTTTCATGATTAATTAAATTTAAATTTTCTTACTATTTTTAATTTTTTATCGGGCGAAATTGATGACAGATAAACAATTTTATAGCCTGCAATCGTGTAATTTCTTTTTACTGTCTCTGCTCCACCAAGCTGCCTAAAATATTTTAAAGTGTCTTCATTAGTTAATAAGTTATATTCGCTTTCACTTATTTCACGCGTTTCTGTTTCTTTGTTATTTACGAACCACCCTTTTACTTTATCTTTTTTATAAAGAGTTTCCTGAGTTATTTTTATTGTTGTCATGCTTTTATAATATTACTGTTAAACGTCCTAGTTTTTCGCTTCTTAAGATATAAGATGTTTTCACACCTTTTTCAACTTTACTATAATTAGTAATACCAATCTTTTTTAATTGGCTTTTTAAGTCGTTTGTTCCCGCAAATAAAAGTACTGTCTTAATTGCTGTCTGTTGTAGTGTGTCGTTTTCTTCAAACACAATGTTATCTATGCTCATGATGTTATAGTTTAGTTAGTATTTGTTTAAAAGCTGTTTCAAAATGTTTGTCATTTAATTCATTATCATTTAAGTAATAATCATTAAAATAGTCTTTATCTGGATTAAATTTATATTTTTCTATAAAAGTTTTAATATTCATACTATCAGGTTCTCTGACAGATAAACAAAATAAATGATGAAGTCTTGATATTGTAGAAACGGTTACCTCTTGTAAATTATTATCATTAATAAACTTTTTTACGTTTGTTTCTATTTTTGTAAAATTCTCTTTACTTATTTTCATAATGTTATTTTTTAATTGTTAGTAATTGATTCTAAATATCCGCATAAAAATAAGATACAGATAAATATTATAATGTTAATAATAGTTTTTGTTTTCATGGTTAATAAAGATTTATACTTTTTAAAAATTCATCTGTACAATAATTATACTCTATTTGTTTACACATTTTATACATTTCTAATTCGTTGGTTAAATTATTAAAATGTTTTGTTATTATAGTTCTTTCTTCGTCACCAATTAAAGGAGTTTGAATAAGTTTATTGAATATAATTTTTAAAGTTTTCATAATATTTATTTTTTTTAATTAGTTCCCTTTGTAAGCAATGAACTTAATAAACCCAAAAGTTTCAAAGGGATTTTTATTTTTTCGCGGAGTTTCGCCACAATTAAAAATATAAATCATCTAATAGTTAATGTTATTCTCTTTCGGATTCCTACTATCTTAAATAGGAGGCTTAACCCTTAATAACTTGTTCACAGTATGTCAAATAACTTCTTTTAATTTGTTAAGTCAAAGATACAACTTAATTTTAAACTACCAAATAAATTTTTAATTATTTTGCTATTTATATTAAATCTAAATAAGCAATTATTTTAGTTAGAACGTTGTTTCATTTTGATAAGACAAATATAAGATGAAAAAATAATACAAAACAACAAAAATAAATTTTTTTATTTAAAAAGTTTTTCGTATAGTACGCACACACGCTCGCAATTCAATATTAATAAATAGAATATAAAAGAAAAACGCCCCTAAAATCAATTAGAAGCGTTTTAAGACACGTTTAGTTGGTGTTTGGTATCCAAGTATTAAAAGTTTGCGAAAATCGCGCAAAAAGAAAATAAATATAACAAAATAAAAACTGTTAAAATTTAAACAAGCAATTAAAATTTATATTCATTCTAAATAACACCTAAAAGCCAGAAACTAAAAATCCGCAAAATAAAATTTAACAAGTCTAAATAAAAACAGTGAATAACTAACTAAACATTGTTAACAACTAATATAAAATAAATTTGGCTTTTTCAAAAATATTTTTGAGCTAGTTTTTGTAGGTTTTGAGAGTTGTAAAAAGACCCTCGGGGTACACAAGAAAAACTTTTTTATAGTCCGTCTATGGGCTATGGTGGTAAACCAAACGACCACGTGTATAAAATTTCTCACCAAAACTTATTTATATTTATTATCACATATACAATATTTGAAAATAGATTTATCCATTCCCCCGTAAAAGCTTAACACCGCATTATATTAAAATCGGCTTTTCAATTTTGTTAAGACTATCTACTGAAATAAATAGCAAATCTTCATTAGTAAATAATTCAGAAAACCTATCTTTTAAATCTATTTCAAAATCAATATATTGACTATCTTTTTCGAAACAACAAATTGGTTTTATTTCAATGATATGTGTTAAGTTTCTTTCTCTATATTCATATTGAACTTCAAGATAAGGTAATTTATTACTTAAGTTGATTAACTCTTCTTTTATAAATTTTACAGATGGTTTCATCTTACCAAAAGTTTTTATCATTAGTTAGTTTCAATATGTTTGTAAGTTTATTTTGAATATCTTTCCAATAGTCATCACATAGTCTATATTTATTATAATTTTCTCCTCTTGCATCTGCATGTCCTGCATCACTTAATCTGTCTTGTTGATTTGAGTACTCTAATAAAATTTCTACTTGTTCTTTGAACTTTAAGTTATGTCTTGCATAAAATCCATCAACATAAGCGTTAATACTTTTTTGATTTACTATTTTATTTTTCTCTGCGTAATCTAAAGCTTGTAATCTAACTATGTCTTTATTTATTTTTATACTTCTTTCCATGTATATGTTACTGTTTCTACTTTTTCTACGCGGGTTAATTCTGAAAACTCTTCATCAAATCCATAATTATCATCCCATATTATATTATTAGTTTTCCAAGTTCCGATATATTGTTCAAAATTTTCAACGTCTGGAAAATATTCTTTATGTTCTGGTTTAAATTCTATAATATCTTCTCTATAAAAATTACTTCCTCTTCTATGCTCTTGTTCTGAATCAATAGAAAATTCTGTTATATCTTCAAATAGATTTGGTTCTTCTTTATATGTTACTTTGTTTATCATAAATATCTGTTTTATTTCTTTATTTACTAAAATTTCTAATTCTTCATCTGTAAGTAAACTTACAAACTGTTCTTTTATTCTTTGTGTTAATGTTTCTTGTATATTCATAATCTAATTTATACTTACTTTAAAAGGTTTAAAATTTTCTACTCTCACAATAAGTACTTGATTTTTAGGTAAATCTTCTAACATATTGATTGATGTTTTTCCTTGTTTTATTTTTTGTCCCGCCAAATTATAAATTTCAAAATTGTAATCAAAATCTCGTCTAAAATCAAATTCAACAACAGATAAAGTACTGCAATTCAGTAAGCCACTTTCTATATTTGGATTATTTTGAATAACTCCTCTTACACATAAAGAAGAATTTCCGCAAAAAACAATATTACCATTACCGTTTAAATTTCCTGTAACTTCTAAATAAGTATTCCTTAATTGTACCGTCTTACCATTAAGATTCATATCTCCTGTTGTTCTATATTGTTCAGGAGTTTGACTTGAAGAACAATCTTGTCCTATTGACATATTTTGAGTTATTCCTGATAAGTTTATTTGTTGTTGAGCTGTTGATATAATTGTAAATAGCAACATTAGTAATCTTAATTTCATTCTTTTTTAATTTTATTTATTATTTAGTTCTCTCTGCCACTTAATCGCCTCATCAATGTAACCGACTGTGTATTTATTTGCTTTTATATCTTGTTTATTTTCAATCTTTTTTCGCGCCAAAAATAAAAGTTCAATCACTGTATATTCTCGTTCATCCATTTTTCTAATTCTTTTTCAATATTAACTTTATCGTTACCTACATTCTCAAAACAGTAATTTAACATGTGTAAACAACCTTCTTTTACTTTATTTCTTGTAAGCCCTTTTAGTTCTCTAATAACACCGTAAACTTTATTAAAATCAATTTCTAAACCATCCGCAGTGTCGTGGCTATTTGAATATAATATTTGTTCTATTTTCTCCATATATACAAAGTGTTAGTTTTATTATCTACTTTATAATGTTTAAATTGTCTTAAAGCACTTTGTCCAAATAGTAATGCTGTACTTTCTGTTGTACCCACTGAACAAGTGACATTTCTTAAAACTACATTTCCAATTCTTAATTTACGAATCATAAATCTTCTATGATAAGCATATTGTCCATTAGCAAATGTATAATATCTTCCTTGTAAAGTATCTTTTACAGATAAAGTATTGTTTAAAATAAGTACTCTAGCCACACTTGGTGGAATACATATTTCAGAAGCTCCTGTGTCAAACAAAAATGGAAGTTTTACTGTATTGTTAATTTCTACGTGTATTTCATGTAGATTTCCATTTCTTTTTAATTTAATTTTTTCTTGCGCCGTCAAAGAAAAAGAAACAGCTAACAATAATAGTAATAATTTTTTCATCTTTCCAATAATTTACTTAAACAATCTTTATCCACAAAATAATAAATATAACCATCTTCTTCAAGAGGTTCTAAATGAATATTTATACAGGAAGTAAAAAATTCAATTTCATCTGTTTGTCCGATATATCGAGATAGTTCATCCACTATTAAAACAGATTTTGAGTTAACTACGTTTTCTAATCTTACAATCATAATACTTTTCTAATATTTTATATTCATATTCATCTAATCCAAACATGTCTTTAACCACTTCTTTTGCATGCCAAGTTTCAAGTGGAGCATATTCTATATTTGTAACACCTTTCCAATTTTTTAAATCATAAACCTTATTATTTTCTACTCCAATACAATGTTCATGATTGTACATGATTGTAAGCTTATATCCTTGATTTATTAAACTTAATAAGTATGTTAAACAGTTCATTTTATTTATCTTACATTACAAAGATAGTAATAAATTTTAATTCCACCAAATAAAAAAGGAAAAACTTTTCAGATTTTAATCTTACTTTGTTTTCCCTTCTGTTTTTTAATGTTTGAAAGCTATTGCTGATTGATGTGTGAGGTAATATGTTTTATCTTTATCTGTTTTTATTTTTTTTAACTCACCCTCTAACACAACTTGCTCTCCAACTAAATCTTTTATAAATTTTTCACAATCTTCGGCAACAAACTCTAGTTCATAAGTCTTTAAACTATCAATTTTTTCTAGTTCAGACAATTCATCAACTGTGTTCTTATCTGAAACTATAATTCTTTTAAAAAATGTTTCCATTATAACTTATTTTTACTTAAAATTAATACATCTGTTGATAAAGCTGTGGAAGCTACTGAAACTGCATTTTGTAAAGCTGTTTTTGTTATCTTTACTGGGTCAATAATACCAGATTCAAACATATTTTCAACTTTTTTATTCTTAACATTCACTCCGATACCATATTCATTTAATTTACCACTTTTAATTTGATTTTCTTTCCAAACAAAAGGCGATAAAGTAAGTCCCGCATTACCAATAATTGTTCTTAAAGGCTCTTTTATAGCTTCTTTGAGTACATTGTACCCTGTTAACTCACCTCCTTTGAGATTAGATTTCATAATTTTTGAAATATGGTATAAAGTTGCTCCTCCTCCTGCTACATAACCTTCTTCTAAAGCGTTTCTTAATGCAGGTACGGCATCATCAATTCTATCTTTCTTCTCCTTGATTTCTAAGTCGGTGATGCCCCCCACATTAATTTCTACTATAGATGATTTTAAATTTGAAATTCTATTTTTTAATCTTTTTTGTACTTCTTTTTCCGCAAATTCTACTTGTTTACTAAGTTCCTCAACTCTTTCAGTTAATTTATTTTCATCTTTAACTACTAAAATTGATTTATCCCTATATGCTGTGAATTTTTTAACTTCTCCTAAAACAATTTCATCTTTAAAACGTTCCGAATAAACAGATGCCCCTGTAACAAAAGATAAATCATCTAAAACTTTCTCTCTTAACTCTCCGTATTCAGGTGAAACACACATTAAAACTTGTAATTCACCTTTACGTTTCATATTCAACAAAGAACTCACCACAGGTTCTTCAGCATCATCAGCTATAATAACAATAGCTTTTCTATCTTCTCTTGCTTTAATTAGAGGTTTTGTAATATCCGCTAACGTGTTAATTTTTGAATTGTAAAGTAATAAATAACAATTTTCAAATTCTGCAATTCCTTTATCAAAATCTGTGCAAAAATGCGGAAACGCCCAACCTCTATCTAATCTTAAACCTTCTGTGTAGACTACTTCTGTTTCTGTGGAATAACCTTCCTTAACTTCAATTGTTGACTCAAGTCCTACTTTTTTATAAATTTCAGCAACTTTTTGACCAATTTCAATATCTCCGTTAGCTGATACAGTAGCTATCTCTACCATTTCCTTATCACCAACAAATTTTTTAAAATTATCTAAGTGGAAATTGACTTCCTCAAGTCCTACGTTCATTCCTTTTATTAAATCAACATGACTTGCATAATCATGTTTAAATAATCCGTTAATTAGTGCTTGAGCTAGAATTGTTGTAGCGGTAGAACCATCTCCTGTTATTTCTGCTGTTTTATTAGCGGCTTGTTTTAGTAATTGAACTCCTAATTCTTCATATTGATTAGACCCATAAATACTATTTAAAACTGTTACTCCGTCTTTTGTTGGATGTGGTGGTAACCCTAAATTGTTTTCTATTAAAGCAAATTTTCCTTGTTGTCCTGCCGTCTTTTTTACAGCCTCCGCAACTCTATTCACCCCTTTTAATATTTCATTCTTCGTATCTTGTCCTAATTTTAGCATCTTTGTTTATTATATTTTGCTCTTCTATTTGTTCTAATATTACTTGACAAATTTCATATTCTTCGTTTTCTTCTAACATTTTTAAGATAAGTAAAAGAGGTTTTTCGCCGTATAAAAATAAAATAGTAAAAAAATCTAAAATAAAGATTCTGTAAACTATTTCTTTAGCAATATTTGTATCACAATCCTCTTCGTTATCTAAAAATAATTTTAAAATTACATCAACGGTTAGATTTAATTTCTTTAAATTGGCGTACTTCTGTCTCATCTATTAATTTTTTATTTTCCGCCCACATTAATTCAAATTTCTTTTTATCTTTTTTCCACTCACCTGATAAAGAAGGAAATAAAATTTCTAAATCTCCGTTCTCTAACATTGCGTTATATTGTATCTGCGCTTCGCTCATAATTTTTCAATATATGTAAAACAGAATCGTAAGTTGCTCCATCGTTTAAAGGTAAGACTAAACTATCTTTACCGCCTAGTTTGTTTTTCAAAACTACTTTTAAACAAAGACGTTCTTTAAATTCTCCATTTTCGTTCTTCTTTTTATCTCTAAGATAGGAGAGAAAAGTACATCTCTCTCCTAATTCTATTTTTAACTTATCTAACATCCTCTTTTTCTAAAGTTAATTCTTTAGCACTTTTTAGCTCTTCAATAGATTTAGCTACTCCTGATTCAATATTTCTAAAATGTAAATCCATTAATAACTCTTGCGCCATTAACATTTCTTTAGTAATTTTATCAGCATTATAAGTAACCGTTAAATTCTCATCTGAGAAAGTTTTTTCTGTATTTGGAACTTTATTCACTTTTCCTGTAATTAAATCTTCCTCTGATGGACTCTTAACTACTTTACCTTCTTGGTCAACATATTCAAATACTTGAGGATATGTAACTACTTCTGTAAGTCTTAATCCTTGTTCTAATGCCATTTTAAAAAGCATAAATTCAGAAGATGTAATTTCAAATTTTTCTGTTCCTAAATATCCGTATTCTTGTGGGTTCATTTACTATTTTTTAAATTTTAAAAATGAGGGAAGTCTAACCCTCAATATAACACAACTAATGAAAAATAAAATGACTTTTTAAATTATTAATTAAATCTTAAAACGGCAACTGGTCTGAAAAATCTTTTTGGTTTGTGCTTGGTGCAGGTTCAAACGCTTGTTGAGGAGTTGCTTTTGGTGTTTCTTTTTTAGATTCTGCTGAATTAGATTGAGAATTTGAACTTAAATTAGCCATTAAAATATCATAAAGGTATTTATTTTTAGCCTTAGCATTCATTGTTCTTGAACCATCAAAATCTTCTTCCCAAATTATTGCGGGAACATCACCTTTAGTCTCTACCCCATCTTTTGTATATGTATAAGTAAGTTTTTTAGGTTTTTCCACATTTTCAATAACAGATTCGTTAGTAATGTCAGCTAAAACAACTGAAACACCCGTTTTACTGTATTTTTGACCTTCTTCTTTGATATTGTATGGAAAAAATCTATAACCTTTACCTAAAACTAAAGAAGGTAGAACTGTAATTAGGGATTCCGCATAACTTGCTAAATTTTTCTTTGTATCAAATAAAGGCATATTTAAGAAATTTATATCTCCGTTTTTATCTTTTAAGGACACTGAAATTTCTTTTCCAAAATCTGTTTCTCTGATTGATACTCCTTCTAAAGTTCCATAAATACCTTTTTTATAGTATTTTCTAAAAGATTCTACTCCTTTAGTGTTTTTGTGACTTTCATACCCTTCTTTTGCATCTTTGCTATACTGATACACTTGACCGTCACTGTAATTAATTTGTAAATAAATGTTACTCATTTTCGCTTTCCTTGTTTATAATATTAAATCTTTTTCTTTTTTAAATATTCTTTTTATTCTCCATTTTATTTCATCACAAACTTTTTCAAACCAATTTTGGTCTATTAAATAAATTTGCTCAAAAATCATATCTGTGTTTTCTATTACATCATATATAAGTCCTTGTTTTGTGGACACTTGTGTAAATCCATCTTTTGTGTCTAGTGCAGAAGAAAAATCACTTCTTTCTAAAATTAATTCATCATATACATATTCAAATTCTCCCTCTTGAAGTTCAATATCTCCATTTAAACTAAAAGTACTTTCTTGATTTAATAGTTCTTGTGGGACAGGTATTCCTAAATCTTCATACTTCTCTTTTGTCCACCCCCTTTCATCAGTTGGTTCTTTTATGTTATTAGCTTTTTGAACTTTAATTTTACCTTTTTCGTTTATTTCTGTTGATATGACTGTTAAAAACAGCATTCTTGGTTTTGACATATTTTAATCTGTTATTTCTATTTTATAATCCATTAATGCTTGATATACTCGTTTTGAAATCAATCCACACCATTTGTCTGCAACTTCTTTAATATAATTTTCTTTTGCTGTTTTGTACACTTGAAAAGCTTCTTCTGGAGTGTTAAAGTATCCTAAATTACTTTTTTTAACTGCCGTTGCTATTGAAACCCTAAACATTTCTTTTTTATTAATAGTTCTTCTTGACACACCAACAGGTAATTCTCCTCTTTTATTCTTATTAGTCTTGATGACATTATTGATGTCTCGTGGAACAAAACAACAAGTTTCTGGTGAATATATCTTGTTATTTTTCACTAAAATATCTTTGTCTAATTGCCAATCTTTCATTATCTCAGGATTATAATTTTCTTCGTGCCACTTAGCGAAATTCTGAAAATTATGCCATTTCTCATCCACAGAACATCCAATATAAGAGGTATATTTTTCTAATTTTTTCTCGCCATAACACCTTTTTATCATCCCACTCCATGCTTCATATTCAGGAGTGTTTTTTCCTAATATAGTAGCTGTAAAAATACCTACACCGAAATAACCTACATTACAAACAGAGGGATATAGAGGGTTTTTTATAGTACCTTTTCTAATACAATCTAAGTTAGTGATTGTAGTATATCCATTCTCAAAAATTACAGTAATATCGTTAACACCTCTATAATCTAATATTTTTAGATTTAATCCTTTATTTGTTTTAAATATCTTATTTGTATATTCTTTTTTAAAAGCTAATAGTGTTTTTTGATTATTAGGGTTCATGTATTCTTTATTTTATTTCTTATACAAAGATAGTGAATTATTTTTTATTATCCAAATTTTCTTTTGAAATTATTTCCAATTGGTCTAAAATCATAGACGCATTGCAGAGTATAGCTGACAAATGTTGTTTATATGTTTCAGGGTCATTTTTAATAGGTTGAATCATTTTTTTAAGGTGTCTAAATAACGCCCATTCCAACCCTTTAATATTCATAGGTTTTTTAGAATTTCCAACAGGATACTTATGTTTATTTTCTTGCATTCTTTCCGCCATCAAATCTAAAATACCTAAATTAATTTCAGAATAATCTATTTTACCCTCTGTTTCTTTATAGGCTTTTTTTAAATTATCTTTTTTTACAGTTTCAATATTAAACATTTTATCTCCTGTGACCTTTACATAACAACCATTTAAAATATCCTCCATAAAAGCTTCTTTATATTCTGGTAAACTATCTATAACTTCATCTAAATAAAAAGGTTTAGTTATATCAGAAGATGTATTTATTTCCTTTTTCGGCGCGGAAACAGAAGTAAAATAAATATTTAAACCATCTATTTTCACAGTCTTATAAAACGTAGGTAAATCATTAATATCTGTAATTTCTTTATTATCTAAGAAATATTTAAAATTTCCTTGGAATTGTGTCATTTATTGTTTATTATATTTAAAATCTAAAATTTTCTTAACTAAATCTGAACGATGGTTTGATTTTAATTTATGATACCCAACTTCATCAAAAGCTTTTGCAATATCAATGGCAAAACTTAATCCTGTATATGATTCTTTAATATCTCGCTGATTGTTATCCCCATTGATTATTATTCTTCCACCTTTTCCTAATCTTGTCAACAAGGCTTCCATTTCATGTTCTGATAAATTTTGAGCTTCTTCAATGACTAATATTTCTCTATTTCCAATTGTTTTTCCTCTAATATATTGAGTAGGGATACCTTCTATTTTTGCAATTGTTGTTTTATTAGCGTTTCTGTCTTTATTTTCTTCTCCTCCACTTAAATGTGTTAAGTGTTTGTCCACTTTATTCTTATCATAACAGGCGTAAAGATTATCTCTAAAAGCTTCAATATATGGGTCAAATTTGGAGGATAACTCGCCTGGAAGAAATCCGAGTGATTTACCAACCTCAACAGCAGCTCTAGTTACATAGACTTTGTCTATATGCCCTTTAAAAATTAAATCTAATACTGTTTGAGCTACTACAAGGCTTTTACCACTACCCGCTTGTCCTGTAATAACAATAAGTTCTTTTTCATATATATCCGCTTTAACTTTTTTCTGGTCTTCGTCTAAAGATATTTTATAATGGATTTCATTTTTTAATTCTCTCATTTATCCTAACAATTTTTATTTAAAATATTTCTTTTGTAGTAATTACCAACATGGTCATTTAAACATTTTTCATCTTCCATGCAATTTGAACACATTATTTGTTTTGTTTCAAAGAAATTTAATAACCCTACTTTTTTTACAAATAATATTATTTCTTTTTTATAATCTTCTCCATATTTTATTCTTTCTTTAACAATATCTGAACTGCTTATGTACTCTTGCCAATCTTCTTTATATATTTCTTCGTAATAAACCCATTCTCCTTTACTTTTGCCTGTTTTTACTTTTCTTCTGTTTAATCTCCTTTTGTCAGGGTATGTTTCTAATTCTTTTTTGCCGATTTTTCTTTTATTACTAAGTCTTATTTGTTTTTGCCCAATATAGTAGTCTCCGTTTAAAAAAGATATTAAATATACAAAACCTTCGTATTTTTGAAATTGTTTTGGAAAATCATCTATTTCTTGTATCTGTTTACCTTCAAAAATCCAATTTATAATCTCTTTATTTGTTTTCTTTGGTGGCATATTTCTTAATTATTAATCTTGTGTGTCTTTTAACTTGTTTTGAAGCATTTTTTGTAGAATTGTTTAAAAATTCTAATACTCCTTCTTTAGTTCTTTCTTCATTATTTTCCACCACGTTTTTCCAATAGTCTGTAATATAAAAATGATATATAAACCAAAATTCATTTTTTATCCACCTAAATATAGGTAATTCACTTATTAAGTATAATAAAATCCACGGCGCACCAAAAAATAATAAAACAGAAAAAATTCCAAACTTCTTAAATCCTTTATCACCATTAAAGGTATCAAACAAATAATTACCTGAAATAAAACTGTTTATTATTAAGTATATGTAAATTAAGTGTGTCATAATTTATCCGTTAGTTACTTTTACTATAATATTATTCTCAATATAAATATTTAATCTTTCTATTTTAAAATCACAAGTAACTATATAAGGTTTATCATCTCTTGATACGATTCTATACTCTTGTTTTAAATTATCTAAAATAGATTCATTTTTACCTATTAACTCTGTTTCTGTCATCTCTCTTTATTGTAATTAAAACAACTTATTGCTTTTTGTGGCGCGGAACAAGATAATTTAAATAACTCTTTATCAATTAATTCTTTTAAAAACTAATTAGTCCCTACTAATAAAGTATTAATTTTTACTCTGGTATCCATTATATCATTATGAACTGCATCATATAATGTATCTCTTGATTTATCTGAAATATTTTGCATTTTATTTTAATCTATCTTTGATTTCATTAATATAGCTATTAATATCCTCACGAGTATCACTTAAATTAGTTAAAGACTCTTTATAAAATCCTCGTTGTTCAACAAACTCTCTGTATTCTTTACTACCACTTGCTAATTTTTCGGCGTTTGTAATAGTGGGTAATTTAGCTTCATCGTCACCACTTGGATATTCACCTCTTGTCATAGCGACAGCAATTCTAAATTTAATCGCAGTTGCTGCTTTGTCGTCGCGGCGAGTCCATTCATGAGTATATTTAACTCTCCAATATTTCAAATCAGCCTTTAAATCAATAAACCTTCCTTGAAATTCTATTAGTGTATTTTTATTACCATCTCCATTCTTAGTGAAAACTCTATATGAATTTCTAAGTTCTTCGTAGTCTGTTAAGATTTCTTCTAAAGGTCTAATCATTTAATTGCTGTTTTAAAAATTCAAAATCTTCAGGATTGTTTTTTAAGTGCTCAATAAACTTATCAACACCATTTACACTTATTTCCTCTGCGTTTACATTTGGAAACTTAACCCACGCTCCACCTTGTTTTGCAATTTCTGTTTCTATAAAAACTCTTGCATATTCATCAATTTGATTGAATCCACCTTCGTTGTAAAAATTAACTGTAAATGTTTCTGTCGGGTCGTAAGCACTTCCCTTAGATTTTTTTATTCTCACGTCTAAAGTGTGACCTATTAAATTTTTATCTTCATCAAAAATCATTTTTTTCTTAGTCAAATCAATAAACGTATTCATCATAGTACCCTGCCACTCGCCTCGTGAAAGTGTGCGATTATCCCCCATCATAACTCCTGGGTCTTTTTTATAATGTTGCAGACCTAATAAACATATATCTCTTGCAACAGCATACCCTTCAATCAATGTCATACGAGTACCCCATCTTTGGGCTTCTATACCTATAGTATAATCACTTGCAGATTTTTCTTGAACAACTGTTGATTTAAAAATTGGAATAGAATCAAATACAATAATTCCTACTTCATCCGTTTGTGCAAAAGCTTCCGCTTCATCTAACATCCTTTCTAAATTTCTATGTCGAATATGTATAAAATTATCTTTATTCACACCCATTCTTTTGAAATAGGAATCATCTAAAGTGCCTTCTCCATCGAAATAAACAGCAACCTTTCCTCTAGAAATAACATCTTTGCAAGCTAATAGAGATATTGAACTTTTTCCACTACCACCTTTAGCCACAATGCAGTTATAACCACCGTTCATAAAACCTCCAGATAGATAGTCTAAGTATGGACTTCCTGTTGAAGTTCTTGTACGCACAACCTCCTTATCTTTTAATAAGGAATAATTATCTTGTTCCCTCTTTCCTTTATTTAATTTTTTAAGTGTTTCTTCTAAAGAAGCCATCTATCGTATATTTTATAATTTATGTTTTCTGTTACTCTTTCTAATAATTTTTCTATTTTTATTCTTTCTTCCGCGAAAATATTTAAAGATTGTAATTGTTCGTTCGTACCATCATACAAAGAATGACACTGACATTTACTAAATCTTCCTCCTAAGTACACTACATTTTCATCATCACATTGTATAGATTTGAAATATGATTTAGCTAAGCGATGAGCTATTTCTGAAACATCTCCTTTTAATATTTCTCCACAATTCTCGCACCACAATTTATTCTTCTTTATTATTTCAACGTGTCGCGAAAAAAATTCAGGAAGACATTTTCGTTCTTCTTTTCTTTTTTCTAATCCATTTTTACTATAACGCTTCATAGATTACAAAGATAAGAAATTTATTTTTATTTTACAACTTTAATTCAAATTTATTGGCATAATTTTGCAAGAAACATAATAACGCATTAAAGTGGACATTTGTATTTTATACTTAACTACTTCCATAGCATATTTTTCTGCTAAATCTAATTTTTGTTGAAAAGTTTTATTACTGTTGAATATTCTTTTGTATTTTTTACTATCTACGTCCATAATTTTAATTAAATATTCCACACCAACAAAATTGTTTTTCAAAATGTTCAAGATACCATACTTTATTATCAAACACATAAAGATTTCTTATCTTTTTTAGTTTTCTTGTTCTTTTAATTATTCCTTTAAATATTAGATAATCAAATTGGTCTTTTGTTATCTGTTCTGTATCTTTATTTTCGCGGATTTTAAAAACATTTTGAATTTGTTCAGGCGTATAATTATATTTTTCTAATCTTTCTTTGTATTTCGACCAATCTTCTTTTATGTAATTCATTTAGTGTAATTTTATTCTACAAATATAGTGATTATTTATTTAAAATACAACTTTTTATTTCTTTTGTGCGGAAATTATTATATCTTTTATAACATCTCCATGACAATTTTTTGGTTTACAAAAACATACTAGATATACATCTTCTGTCTGTGCTAGTTTATAAATTCTATTTAATTCATCACAAATGTTTTTATCCTTATTTTTAATTTTTTCGCGCAAAAAAGAATCGAAAGAACAGATGCTATCTTCACTACTATCACAAATAAATTCAGCTTTAGTAGTTCTATCTTTTATACTTGTAAAAGGATTGCCTAAAACACTTCCTCTTCCAATATAAATATCATTCTTAGTTGGAATATGTTTATATTTGTTTACTACGGTTATCATTTTATGCTTTTAGAAACTAATAATCCTATATTATTACCTTTTCTTAAATATCCCTGTACTTCAACGCCTTTGATTTTATATTCTTCACCATCTATATTAATTATTTCTCCTACAATGTTTTTATCTGATTGTGCTTTAACAACAATTACTTCACCTCTTCCTGTAATATAGTGCTTTGATATACTTTTAAATTCTAACATATTTTATATTGCGATTTACGATATTACTTTTTTAATAATATTTTCAACTCTTCTTTAATCTTTTTATTTGCGGAATTTTCATAAAGCCAGCTCGCGTACCTTTTATCAATATTAACTAAACTTAAGGTTGTTTCTTTAGAATATTTTCCAAAACCTATTGTACTATATTCCACTTCTTCTTGTTCAAATATACTTTTTTCACGCGGAACAAAACATTTTTTATTTTTCTTTATAAACGTTTTAAGAGCTTCTCTTCTTTCTTCGCTATCTATACCACCAGCACAGAAAATAATATCTCCTAACTCATTTAAATGATAATGAACTCCGTCTACAAACCAATTAGAAGATTTATCCTTAAAGTTTTTAATAGTTATTTTTTCTTCTGTTTCTTTCTTTTTTGGTGGCATTTTTATAATACTTTTCTACTCAACTAACTGTTCAAAATTATCTTTGAAATATTGTTCTTCAATTAACCATTGGTCATTATGGTCAATTGGATTTCTTGCAATCATATCGCCTATTTTTGGACTTCCATTTTCTAAATCAACCGAAGAAATAGAAACAACATATTGCCACCCAAATACACTGATATAATCTTTTTCAGCATACTGGTTTATGTCTGCTTCTGTAACTTCTCTAATTTCCGCAATTTGTTTTCTTCTAAATTTTTTAAATTCACTCATAATTTTATTTTAAAAATTCATTTATTTTTTGCAATGTTTTTATTTCTATACTTCTGTCAATTAAAAAACAAAATTGAAACATGTCTTGCAAACCAAAAAACACTAATAAATCTTCAAGAATGACTAAATCGTATTTCCACAAAGTCTCATTTATAAGTTTCTTGTAATAATACTCACTACCACAACAACTGATTATCATAGTAACAGCTTCTTTATGTTTTGGTTCAAGTATATTGTAAAATTCTTGATTTAAATCTGAATGGTTTAATATACCAATGTCTTTTAATTTCACCTTTTACCTTCTTTAAACGCCGATTTTGTCTTATCTGAAAAACTTTTTAAATCTTCTAATGTTATTTTAAATTTTTCTTGACAATAAAACTCTATAGCTCCTATTAAATCACTTAACTCACATAATTGTAATATTTTATCTCTTTGTTCAAAAGCATCTTCTAATTCTTGATATTCCTCTTTTATTTTTGAAAATTCTCCTAAAATTCCTTTTTCAATTTCTTTTATATGATATCCCATTATTTATTATATAATTTTATTAATTTACTTGTTCTTGGTTCGGCACATGCTGTTCCATAAATCCAATCTAAAAATTCACAATTTCTTATACCATAACTTCCTAATTCTATATTTTCTAACATAATATCAAACCCATCATTTGTTTCTAAAATATTTGTTTCAGTATTAAAAAGAGAGTCAAAAAAATATTTTGCATTTGTGACCATTTGTTCTAAAGAATATTTGTCTACTTTATCTGTTTTTATTAATTCATTTTTAATAAAATATTTTGAATGTGTGAAATCAAAACTATCATTTCTAAAACAAGGTGTAACTGTTTGGAAAGTACCTTTTGGTAAATATTCTTTTAAATATAAATATAAGAATCCTTGTTCTCCTGATGCAATTAAGTTTTTCTTCTTGGCTTGAACAATAAATGGTTCAATTTCTTTTGGTCTGGTTATTGAATCAACTGCTTCTGTAACTAACCAAGGTGTTTCTATTCTTTTAAATCCTATATCTTCGTAATATAATATTAAATCGTTTATTAATTTATAATCTATCATATTTTATCGTCTTTTAAGAAAATTATCGTAAGTTGTTATGAACAATTTATTTGTTTCATTTCTTCCGTGTTGATTTGTATAATAGTCAATTTCTTTTTGTGCTTTTTTCTCTGAATCATATACGCTCTGAACATATCTGTGTATTATTTTATATTCATCGTAAAAACAAATTACATATTCCATAATTTTATTTTATTGGTGTTTACATATTGTTGCGTAAATATGGTAGTTATCTACTATTTTATTGACAAAACTTTAATAGGTTCATTGGTTAATGGGTGATATAAAGGAACTGGGAAATAATTAACTCTTTTACCTTGATAACCGCATTCGAAGCAACCTCCACCATCGCACCCAGAACAGCGTAAAGTACATTTCACATCACGAGATATTTCACCTTGGAATTCATACCACTTATGTCTTTTATCTAATTTTAAAACTTTAACAGCTTCTTCAACTGAGGAAAAAACAGTAGGTAACACAGGTTTTATGCCATTGGCTGTTTCGTTATTATTTAATATTTCTTTCATTTTTGTAATGTTTAAATTAAAATTTGTTTTATTTTTATGCAACAGACACAAAGACTGACAACGTTATTTTTTACAAATATACATAAAATAATTCAATTACACAAATATTTTTTAAACTTGCTGAAAATTCCCCACTACTTAAGAAACAATACTATTAATTCTAGAAGATAAATATTTATACACACATTTATCTAAAGGACACCAATAAATACCTCTACCATTAATTAAAATAATAGTTTGTTTTAAAGTTAAGAATTTTTTATAACTAATTTGATTTGTTAATTTTTCAACTCTAATTTTTGATTCAATCATTCCGCAATCTACTAATTGCTTTTTAAAATATCTACCGTCTTTATTTTTATTTAGGTTGGTAAAACCTTTTTGACTTAGGATTGTTTCTGCGCAATAAGTAGAAAGGAATTTTTCTTCCGAGCCGTATTTAGTCAACAATCTATCGATAGCTCTTTTTTCAGCTTTTGATAAAATTTGTAAATGTGGATTTTTAACTTGAAAGGAGTGTTTCTTAAATAGTTTAGTTTGCGTATCCTTTTTGTCGATATGTTTTTTTTGATTATTTATGCAGTTTATTATACGCACATTCCCAACAGAAACCGCCGTTTTAAGATGCGATTTATGCATTTCAATAGGAATATACTTTTTTTTAGATTTGGTTGTTCTAAAGGTCTTAAAAGAAGAATCAAAGCCAATAACAGACACCCCGCCATCAGAATTTAAAGTAACCAGTCCTAATTTAACTAAGATTGGTACATAAGTTTCAATAGTGTGTCTTGATAATCCTGTTTCTTGTTTTAATAATGAAAAGTGTCTAAATCTTCCTTGCGGAGAATATCTTCTTTTTCCGTTTTTTGAGCCACGTAAATGAACAAAAACAGAACATAACTTATCTGAATCAACAGAATTAATGTTGAAGATAATATTATATTCTACGTTATTTATGTAAACTCTTTTTGTCATGTATATAAATGCGCAAAAGCCCTAAAAAACAAAACAACCAAATGTAGTGCACGGTTGTTTTAAGTTTAATAGGACTTTCGTCTTTATTGTTTTCGATTATTTAGGCACTACTCTAAATAAACTCCGATATGTAATGTTTTAAAATGCAAATATAAGGATAAAAATTATAATATGCAAATATTTTTTAATTTTGTTGATTTATAAGGATTCGAACCTCAAATTACTGCGCCAAAAGCAGTCGTGTTAGCCGTTACACCATAAATCAATTTGTAAGTCACCTATAACTTACCTACACTTAGATTTTTAAATGTCCTACCATTATTTCACCGAAAAGTGATTCTACCTCTTAGTTCCTTAGACTATTTATAGGGACGGTGAGCAGGTTTTTGTATTTATTAGGGCGCAATTTAATAAAAATATTTCAATTATACAAATTAGTTAAAAATAAATTTATATAAAAATGATAAATAAAGTTTAACTAGTTTGTTTAATAATTTTTAATTTTGTATTTTTGCCTTTAAAATAAATATTATAATAAATGTATAATTTTGAAGAGTTCTACAATGAACTTTGGGGAAATATTTCCAGTACTATAATTTCAGAAGAATTTGTCCTTCAAAACAAAGAGTTTGTCGACACTATAACATTCGACCTTTACAGAATTTACGAAATGGACGGAAATATTTCTGTAACATTAATAAGAAGAATATTAGTTTCTATATTATTTAATACATTCACTTTTAAAATAAAAAATGACCGATAAAAAATACCCATCATTAATAGTCGATTATAAAAATGATTTAGAGTTAATTGAACTATTATTACAAATATACGCCATAGGAAAAAGAAGTCCAATAAGACAGTTTGAAATGACTGTAATGAAATACTATATCAAATATGGATTTAATGAAGAAGCTATGTCTCACATAAAAGATGATGAGAAAAAATCTGATATTGATATTAGAGTGGCTAATACACATTTAAGAAGTAAAGGATACCTGGAATTAGGTAAAACTAATCTTAGAAAATCAACTCTTTCCACAGATATGCAGAATTTAAGAAATTCTTTTATTTTAGATGAACATAAATCAGCAATATATGTTTTAGGTTTTAAATATGCACAATAAATGTTCTTATATAACCCAAATAATAATCCCAAAAGAAATTCAATCTCGCTGACAAAAGATTTAATAGATGAATGGGAAGAAAAAACAGGAAAACCAAGAGCTTTATTAGAAGAAATGCTTTCGCTTCATGTAGATTATATTAAGTATTTAATGAATGAAGAAAAAGAAGCTATAAATATTAGACTTCCTGCTTTAGGGGTTTTAATTTTAAATTTTTTTATGGTTGGGCGATATTTAAAAGGTCATCCAAAACATGAAGTAATGTTAGCTAAAAAAGCACAAATGGATGAATGTATTAAGAATCATGGATGGGATTTTATAAATTTTAATAGGCTTATGGTGCAGAAACAGAATTATCTGGCAACAGGTGAGGCTCATGTAGGAATATTTAAAAATTTTTATTCATTATTTAAAAAAGTAAGCGAAGTAAACAATGAACATTTCATGGAAAAATATCGTGGTGGCGGTTAAAAGCAGACGCGAATATAAAAAAGAAAGAACAGAAGAACAAAAAAGACGATTAAAGATTTGTGAAACTTGCCCATTAAATTCAAATAATAAAGAACAGCTAAGAACAAAAGATAAAGTAATGATGTTCTTAAATAAACTTTTAAATTGGTTTATGGGAGTAGAAGTAGATGATGAAGCAATTTGCACAGATTGTGGATGTAATCTAATACACAAATCAACTCAAGAAGATGTAGAACTAAAATGCCCGCAAAAAAAATGGTAATAACAAGCAATAAACCCTTCTTCAAACAGAAAAAAGAGAACCAACATTACGAAATCAGTTACGGAACAATTAAGAAAGGTTCAGACTCAAAAGTAAAAGTATTATTTAAAGATACAGCTTTCTTAACTAACAATAGGTCTTGCTCATGTACAGAACCTACAATAGAACTATTAGGAGAAGATTTTGAAGTAAATATTAGTTATAATACTAATAAAGTAGGAACAATTAATCAATGGGTTAAGATTAAAACTACAAAAGGAGAAGTAAAAATAGATTTAAAAGGACAAGTAGTATGATGAAAGCACAATTATTAGAAGAGTTCATAAAATCTTTAGAAGAACTTAAAAAATTTGGAGAATTTTTAAAAAAACATGAAGGGCAAAGTTTGATAGAATTATTGCATCAAATAGGGTTTGTAAGTTCTTCTAATGGGGATGCAGGAATTATTTGTGTAAGAGATAACATTGAAATACAAGTACCTTGTTCAATTGTTAAGATAGACGGAGAAGTTAAACATACTATAAATCCTTTTTCATACCTAAGTAAAATTAAAGATTTGATTGATAAATATGATATTAAATACTAAAAATGAATTATAAAAACAACACAGTAAGGGAATTACAAGATTTTATTAATCAACACCCACAGATGAGTTTGGGAGAAATTTTTTATACAATTTCGCGCGAATTAAAAATTACAAACAAATCAGAATTCTTAGAAAAAGAAGATGAAGAATTGTATACCGCCGTAAACAAAGCTAAAGAAACAGAAAAAGAATATGTTTAAAATTAAAGAAAAAATACTTTCATTATATAACGAATATAAAACTTTTGACGAACTACAACGACAGGAAAATAAAGAACTCCAATCAAAAGAAGATTTATTTCAAAAATTAATGAACGGAGATAATATTGAAGAAAATGCAGACAATCTAAAAAATTTCTACAAAGACAATATTATCAAAAATTCTCAAGTAAGAATGAATTTTGAACACTTAATGTTTTTAATTAGCGTATATTCAGAAACAGAGTCAGATTTGCCCGAAGAAATAAAAAAATTCTACAACGATTATTTGCCGATAAAAACAAAAGAAATATTCAAAATAGAAACAGATAAAGTAATAGTAACAGATTTAGAAGCTTTAGAAAACCAAAGAAAAGCTTTAGATAGCCTACCATTAATGCAAATACTTAAAAATCAAGCCTCTAGTTAAGGGGCTTTTTGTCTTTTATGGAAAATAGAATAGATTTATTAGTTAAAGATGAAAAAAAACATCTTAATAAGTATAAAAAATATATTAGAAGTAATGATTGGATTGAATTAAAATGGAATGGAGTAGGTAAACCCAAGCAAGATACTGATGTAAGAAAAGAAGAATTTAATTTACACAATAATATTTTAACTACTATTATTAGTAGATTAAAATCAGTGGGGAAAAAAAGCGAAGGAAGTCACCATTTAAAAATATTCAAAGATTATGTTGATGAAATAAAAAAACTGTTAGAACTGCACAAACAAAGAGCTGAAGAATACACTTTAAAATCTGATATTCTTGAAAAAGCAAAAAATACAGAACTCTCCGATTTACGTTCAAATGAAATAGATTTTCATAGACATTTACATCAAGCTACATCTCTTATATGGGAAAGTTTTGATTCGTTGAATCTAAAAACAGATGATGCAAAAGCAACAGATGGAATAGAATTCTATGATAATGCGAAAGCCCCATTATCTATGCTAGAAGTATTAGTTAGTATATATCCTCAAATACAAAAAGCATTAGACTTAATGAAAATTGATTTTACATCTCCGCCTAAAAATGAAATGTTAATCAATATGAAGGATGTTCCTAAATGGAATGTAGAAAAGCATTTTTGGGAGCAAGATAGAGACGTATTGCAATTTTATGTTAATGAATTTAAAAAAATAAGGAATGGAATTAACATAGATGGTGTTTATATTTCAGGATGGGCGTATTACCATATCAATGTATTTGTAACACCTATTCCACATAAAATATGGAATCCTCTTAAAAAAGATTATGATTCTGTTGATAAAATTATAAATCCTCCATTAAGAGACTCTGATTGGATGTTATTTGAAAATAGAGCCTTACAAGAAAAGACAAAAACTTTATTTATGTTTGTTGCTGCAACACGTAGAGCCGCTAAAACAACAGCAGAAGCTTCTATGTTAGGACATGCTGCTACGATTGGGAAAAAAGAATTACTATGTGCAGGAGCAAATGCAAAAGATTTAGGACAATTAGCAAAAAATTTTAAAACAGATACTTTATATAAAAATCCTGCTTTTGCCATATATAATGTAGCTAATGATTGGACTAAGAAAGTAGAAATAGGTATTAAAACAAAAAATCAAAAAACAATACCATTATCCACTTTACATATCATAAATACAGATGATGGGAATAATAAAGAGATATTTGCGGGATTTACCCCAGATATTGTAGTAGGAGATGAACAGATGAAAAGTAAATTTTTAGAAGCGTTAGAAGGGTTAATACCTGCTATGCAAGGTACGGATGGTATGATTAGAGCTTTTGGAATGTTAAGTGGATGTGTTTGTGCAGGAACAAAAGTTTTTACAAAAAGTGGTAAGTTAGTAAATATAGAAAATTTAAAACAAGAAGAGGGAATTATAGGACAAGGTTTAAATGGAGTATATAAATCAGATATTACATGGATGAAACCTCCTGCTAAAAAACCTTGTTATAAAATAACAACAACCTATGGAATGTCTTTAGAATGTAGTGATGACCATCCAATATTAACATCATTAATAACAAATCCTAAGAGAGCTTTTTTTGAAAAATCTAAAGATTTAAAAATAGGTAGTTATATGTTTTTACCTGAAAAAGTAGATGTATTTGGAGAGATTAAAGAAAAAGACGCAAGACTTTTAGGATTACTTGTTGGTGATGGATATAATGCAAAATCAGGTTCTGAATTATACCTTAATGGAGAAGGTGTTTATAAATGGCTTTGTGAAAACTATAAAAACAAAGTAATGAGAACTTTTCAGACAAAAAATAATACCACTTACAGGAGAATTTATATAAATAATAGCGGTGTTATAACTAAAAAAGCTGGTATTTCAGAGAAAACAAAGCAAAATAAAACACTACCTATAAATTGGTCAGAATATAATGAAGAGAGTTTAAAAGAACTCATAGGTGGGTTATTTGATTCTGATGGTAGTATGAGTTATGACATTAAAAAAAACAGTTTAAGATACAGATATAGAAGTATTAGCAGAGAAGTTGTTTACGAATTACAAACAGCATTACTAAAATTGGGAATACACTCTTCCATATCACTATCTAATGAAAAAAAAACTATTATACACGATAAAGAATATAATAGAAAACCTATATATGAGCTCTCTATAAATTCTTCATATGACTCTACTCTTTTTTGTAAAACTATAAAATTATACTCAGAAAATAAAATATTTAACAATGAATTATTAAATAATTTAATTATTAAAAATAAACCTACTTCTTTAATAGAGATAAAACAAACTAACGGTAAAGGATTGTTTTTTAAAGATAAAAAGAATATAGGTAAATTTAGAAGAGTGAGTGTTATTAATATAGAATATATTGGAGAAAAAGATGTTTATAATTTAACAGCGGACACTACTCACACTTATATTGCTAATAATTTTATAACACATAATACAGGAGGAACTGAAAAGTTATCAGAAGATGGATATAAAGCACTCTCAGACCCAATAACTTATGATGTATTACCAATGCAATGGGATATACTTGAAAGGGGTATAAAAGAAGAGTTCATTACATGGAAAGAAGATAAACTAAGACCATTTGGAACTTTTATTCCTGGTCAATGTCGAGTAGATATGCCAAAAATAAAAAGTAATTTAGCAGATTATTTAGGTGTAAAATCAGAAACTTTAAAAAAAGTAGATATAAATATAACTGATTGGGAAAAGTCTTTAGAAATAATAAAAGAAAAAAGAAAAAAAGCAGAAAAAGATAGACTTAAGTATCAGAAAGAAGTGGTATATTGTCCTATAAAACCTTCTGAAATTTTTATGTCAGGTGCTTTAAATCCCTTTCCTGTGGAAGAACTTAGAAAAAGAAAACAAGAATTAATTGAAACAGGAGATGTAGGTAAGAAAGTAACTTTAATACAAAAAACAGATGGTAAAATTACTTATGAGTTAAGTTCACAACCTTTAGCAGAATATCCTCATAAAGGAGGTTTTGTAGATGCTCCTATTGTTTTATATGAAGAATTACCAGAAAACACACCTCCTAAATACTTATATGTATGTTCTTTAGATGATTATAAACAAGAAGAATCAGACACAGATTCAGTTGGCTCATTTCATGTTTATAAAGTTAATATAGGCGAAGATAAGTGGAAAGGTAGAATAGTTGCTTCTTTAGCTACAAGACCTGACCCACATTTAAAATTTTATAGACAAATGTACTTATTACAACAAGCTTTTAATGCTGTATGCTTTATGGAGAATGCAGATGACGGGTACAAACAATATTTAGAAAAGAAACATGTGGCTGATTTATGGTTACAAACATCTTTAGATTTCAAAGCCGATTCTTCGCAAGCTTCAACTAACAGAAGAAAATATGGGTGGACACCAACTCCTGCAAATATTAGATATTTAAAAAATTTAGCAATACAGTATACAAAAGAAGAATTTACCGAAAAAACTGAAGATGGAAAAGAAATAACAATTACAGGAGTTCAAAAATTAAATGATATAGGTCTTATACAAGAAATGATTGATTATAGAGAAGGTAATAACGTTGACCGCATTACTTCATTTATGTCTTGTCTCGGATTAGAATTTCATTACTATACAAACTGGATGTTACCTAAACTAGAACAAAGAAAAACACAAAGAGAAGAACAAAAACCACAACAAAGACAAAAAACTTTAGGAGAAAAAATGTTTGGTACTAAAAACAGAGGCTTCTTTTAACTAATTTTAAGAATTACTGTATATTTAGTATTTTTGCAGTTAATTTATTTATTAAATGAGTACAATAGGAACAGACATGCACTATTTTTTTAATGGTGTAGGCTCTACAACAATAAATACAACAGCACTTCCTCAACAAACTATATCTGAAAATAATAAAAAGAAATTTAAATTTCAGAAAGCTTGTATGGACTCTTTGGAATCCATAGGTGTTTCTCAAATGGGAGAAAATTGCAAGCTTAGAGAATTTTATAAAATGTTAGACGGAAGTTTAGTTTTTTCAGATTATGGTTTGGAAGACAACTCAATCCTAGATAAAATTAAGACTTTAGGAGATGGTGTAGGAGTTCCTTCATTTGTAAAACATTATGACATTATTGGTATAATGACTCGCAAACTTGTTGGAGAATGGCTTAAACAAAAAGATAATTTTAAAGTTAATTCTACAGCAGATGAAATTTCAGAAAATGACTTTTTAAGAGAGCGTACTCAAAGAGCAAATGAATTCACTTTACAAACTTTTAAAAATGAATTTGAAATTGGTCTTTTAAAAGCGGGAATAAATACTACAGGAAAAGAATTCCAATCAGAAGAAGAGCAACAACAATATATCCAAATGTTAGAGCAGGAAAAAGCTAAAATTATTCCTCCTGATGTTATAGATAGAGAAATGTCCAAGAACTTTAAAACAAAAGCTTCTGAATGGGCAGAACATACAATGGATAATGACCAAAGAAGATTCTTCTTAGATAAACTTGATGGTCAAGAAATGGAAGATTACCTTTTAACAGGTAGATTTTTTAGACACTATTATGTAGGGTATGACTATTATAAACCTGAGAGATGGCATCCCGCAGAAACATTCTTTTCAAAAGACGTAGATGCAGAATATCCACAAGACGGAGAATATGTGGGACGTATCACTTATATTGCTCCTTCTCAAATCATGAAAAGGTATGGACATTTACTTACTCCTGCACACATAAAAACTTTAAATAAGAGGGTTGGTGGTTCAGATGAAAATGTAAATGCGCCTGTAAAGAATTGGAAAACAATATTAGATAATGGATTCTTTGGACAACAACAAACAGTACCATTTAGACAATATTATGATTATGATTTAGGACTTCAAATTCAGGATGCTTTAGACATTCCTATGGGAGAAACAATAATCGGAGAAGAAAAAATACCTTCTTGGTTATCTCCTTTTCAAAATCAAAATTATTTAGGTTATTCTTTTTCACAAAATACAAGAGACGATATCAATGTAAGAACAGACGTTTTACAAGTAACAGAAGCGTATTGGAGAAGTTGGAAAAGAATGTGGTTTTTAAACTACACAGATAAAAATGGAAGAGGAACATCTGAAATTGTTACTGATGATTTACTTCCTGAATTTATAGAAGAACATGGAATTAAAAAAATATCTACAAAATCACTACAAGACTTACAAAGAGATGTTTTAGATGATGATACAATGTATGAATTTTGGATTCCAGAAGTTTGGCAAGGAATAAAAATTAATGCGGGAAATTCTATTTTAGGTGAAGATTTATATTTAAATGTACAACCACTTCCATACCAAATAAAAGGGGACAGTAATTTATTTGATGTAAAATTGCCCGTAGCAGGAATCATAGGTAATGCTATGGCTAAAAGAGTAAGACCATTTCAGGTAGGATATAATATTTGCTTAAATCAGATATTTAATTTACTTTCCAAAGAAATAGGAATGTTCTTTTTATTTGATATTAATTTTTTACCGTCGGAATATAAAGATAATGGAACTATTGCAGACTCTTTAGAACAACTTCAAACTTTAGCAAAAGAAACAGGATTCGTTCCTATTGATAGCCAAAAACAAAATATCCAAGGTGCTCAGAATATGAACACTTTTATGGTTCAAGATGTATCTTTTGATAAACAGATTAATAGTAGAATTTCATTAGCAAATTATTACTTAAATAAAGCTTTAGAACAGGTAGGATTCACACCTCAAAGATTAGGGCAAGCCACTACTTATGAGACCGCAACAGGAATTCAACAAGGCGTAGACGCAACTTATGACCAAACAGCAGGACTATTTACAGAAATGTCCACAGCAAGACTAAAAGCTATGGAGTTGCATTTAGCGGTAGCCCAATATTGTCAAAAAGAATACATAGATAAAGACTTTATTTTCACAGGTTCTGATAATGATAAAACATATATCAATTTAACAGACCCCGATTTTCCTTTAAGAAGATTAGCATTATTACCTTCCAATTCACCGAATGAAAGAAGAATTTTAGAACAAGTGAGAAGTTATTTAATGAACACAAATACCCTAGGTAGTGATTTATTAGATATATCTTCTGCTATGGCTTCTGATACAATGGTGGAACTAATTTCTATTGGTAGAAAAGCTCGCTTAGAAAAACAAAAAGAAATTGAAGCACAAAGAACCCATGAACAACAATTAGCTGACAAACAAATACAAGCAATTGCGCAAGAAAAACAATTAGAAAGAGATTTCAAAGCTTCTGAAGGAGATAAAGATAGAGAAACTAAGATAGAAACAGAGAGAATAAATGCATTAGGGAGAGCAGTGGATAAAAAAAGTTCAGAAGGAGGTTTTGAACAAATCAACCAAGCATCTAAAGAAGCCTTACAAAACGACTTTAAAGAAAGAGAAGTAAGCATTAAAGAAAATTTAGCACAAAATAAAATTGAAAATGAAAAGTCAAAAGTAGATAATATAGCTGAAAGTCTTAGATTACAAGCGGAATCTTTACAATTAAAGAGAGAAGCTATACAAGCATCAAAAGAAAATTCTTTTAGAAACAGTATTGATAAAAATCTTAAAAATTAAAAAATAATTAACAATAAAATAGAAATTTAACACTTTTAACATTTTTTTCTATTAAAAAACAATAACGTAAATTTGCAACAGAAATGACAGAAAACCAAAATGATGGAAAACTATCTTTTGATGAGATAGAAAACATGTTAACGTTCCCATCAAACGAAGAAGCTTCAAAAATAGATTTTACTTTAGAAGAAAAGGTAGAAGATAAAAAACAAGAAGAAACAGAGGATGAAGTAAAAACTACTCCTGTAATTGAAGAAAAGAAAAAAGAAGAGGATAATATATCATTAGAACAACCTTCAATTTATTTACAACTTGTAAAAGAGAAATTAAGAACAGGTGAGTGGGAAGACGTATTATTTGGAAATGAGGGTGAAGAAAAACCTATTTCGGAGATAGAAAATATTTCAGAAGAAGATTATCAAAATTTACTAGAAGACCACTTAAAACATAAAGAGGAAGAAGTAAATTCTAAATATGTAAAAATAGATGGTCTCACAGAAGTTCAAAAATCACTTATTAATATTGTAAAAACAGGTGATTTAGAAAAAGCAAGAGAATTATTTGAAAATCCTCAACAATTAGAAGAACCTTTTCAAGGATATGATGCTGATAATGAAGCTCATAATATTCAAGTATTATCTTGGTATTATAGTGGACAGGGAAATTCTGAAAAAGAAATTAAAGCTTTACTTAATGTAGCTAAAGAAGATGGAACTTTAGACCAAAAAGCAGAAAAAATTGTTAATTGGCAAAAAGAAGAATATCATAAAAAAATAAAACAAGCTGAAGAGCAAGTTCGCGAAGAAAAAAAACAAGAAGAAGAAAACATCAAAAAATACAAGAAAGAACTTGTGCAAGAATTAAAAAATGATGTTGAGGAAGGAATGGCAAGAAAATTTGCTGATGTAGCTACAAAGTATAATCAAGATGGTCAATTACAAATTGATTCTATTTATGATGAGTGGATGAAAGACCCTAAAAAAGCCTCAAGATTATTGCATTTTCTTTTAGATGAAGAAGACTATTTGAAAAAAGTTGGTGCAAACACTAAAAAAGAAGTACAAAAAGACTTATTGAGAAAAGTAAGCATTGTAAGAAATACCTCAAAAGCATCCGACCCAACAAAAAATAAAACAGAAGAGGATAAATTCCCTGATTTAGTATTTGAATAATAATTAAACAATAAATAAAAACAAATGAGCATCACACAAAAAAATATCCCACACTATGTGAACGGTGAAAATGTCATTATGTTCACTGATAAAAAGACAGTAACATCAATGCAAAATGGTTTTGATGTACCATCTATCGCATCATGGTATAGAGAAGACCCAAATAATAATCATAAAGGAATGATGTCTTTATGGGGACAACAGTCACCTATAAACTACAGAAATTCAAATATCCTTCAAGACCTTATTATGAAAAATGATGTCTTAGAAGTAAATGGATGGGATGGAGGTTTCACATACGACTTACCTATTAATGATTATAAAGGTTGTTATACTACAAGAGACACTTCTGACCAAGCTTATCCTGGTATTGAAGGAAATTCTTTCAAATTAGTATTAAACAAAGCTTATACAACAGGAGACCGTTTAAAAGCTGATAAAATGTATGGTCAAGAAGTTATTGTAAGTGGAGAAGAGCCAGTAGTAGCAGTAGCAGAAGGTTTTGAACACACAGTTACTCTAACAGATAATGATAAATCAACTTTTTATGCTAAAAAATACTTAGTAAAAGGAGTTAAATATAAGAAAATTGGTCACGCTATTTTAGGTGAAAGAGGCACAAACTTCTCTCATATTGATATGCCTGATACAATTGGTACAATGAAATGTGAGTTTAGACTTGGAGCATTTTCAGGAGTTGAAGCTTATATGACAGGTAAAGCTGATTCACGTTCTTTCCGTGGAGGCGATGCACAATCAAAACAGTATTTGGATATGATGTCTCAAGAAATGGGCGCAGAAAATCAATATGCTGTATTAGCACCACTAAAAAGAGGAGCTGATGGACAGAGAAGACCTGACTTCAAAAACATGAAATTAGGAGCTACTTTAGAGTTCTTAACAATGCGTGAATTAGAAAAACTTACTCATAACAGATTAATGTGGGGTAATGCAGGTACAATTTCTGATTCTAATGGTGTTACTAAACTTAATGAAGGGTTATGGAATCAGTTACGTAGAGGTAAAGTAATGCAATATGCTCGTCCAGGTGGAATTACAAGAGCACATATTAAAGAGATGATTGAGTATGTATTCAGAATTAACCCTAACAAACCTGTTGTTGAAAGACGTATTAAATTAAAAGCAGGACGTTACGCTTACGAAAACATTCTTGAAATTTTCAAAGACGAAGTAAACCAACAAATTGCTAACTTAGCACCATTTTTAGGAGCAGATGCTTTAATTAAAGGAGTTGTTACAGGAAATGATTTAATGAATTTACAAGTAAAACCTGTACGTTTCACAAATGTATTTATTTCAGGAATTGGAATGGTAGACATTGAAGAAGACACTTCATTAAACTACACTGATGATGATAGAATGTTTAATGGTATTCACCCTGAAGGAATGGCTTCTACAGCTTACGCAGTAATTGTGTGGGATGCAGATTCTCAAGAATACTCAAATAATAAAGAACTTCCAAAAGGAGCTAAACTTATTGAAGGCGGTAGAATGGGAGCTAATATCCATTTAGTTAAGCCTGAAGGTGAGCATTTATTTTTTGGTTCTACAAATGGACGTTATGATTATAAGCGTTCTTCTGATATTATGACAGGTGGAATAAAACAAATAGGTCAGGAGTTCTGGTGTTTTCAGATAGCAGACATACACGTATCAGATGCCTCTCGTTTTGTAATGTTAGAATTAGACCCTGCTGCAAGAAAAGGTTATAACTAATAAATAAGAAGATATCCCCTTGAAAAATAGGGGATATTTAACTTATATTGTTCTTAGAAATTTTGTTTGTATATTTGCTGAATAATTCGTATATTTGTAAAAAATTAGTAGTATGGGAATTAAAAAAGGTGAAGAATACTTTTTAGAAAAATTAAATACTGTCCACAATAGCAAATATAAGTATCCTAACTTCAAATATAATAGTAATAGAGATATAATAGATATTGAATGCCCTATACATGGATTGTTTAAACAATCTATTAGTAGTCATTCTGTTGGAAAAGGATGCAATAAATGCGGAAGAGATAAGACAGGATTAGCTAGAAGAAATAAATTAGAGGATTTACTTCAAATTTTTAAAGAAAAGCACGAAGACAAATATAAATATGATAAGTTTACAGAATTTAAACCTTGTCATGAAAAAATAGATATTTTCTGTAATAAACATCAAGAGTATTTTTCACAATCTATAAATTCTCATAAGAAAGGTATTGGATGTCCTAAATGTGGAAGAGAAAGAGCTGAGTTAGCTAAATATTGTACGCAAGAAGAATTTTTAAGTAGAATTAAAGAAACTCACGGAGATAGATATGATTATTCTTTAGTAGAATATAAAGATTCTAAAACTAAAGTTAAAATTATTTGTAAAACTCATGGATTATTTGAAGTACAACCTGGAAATTTTAAATTTGGAAAAGGATGTAAAAAGTGTGCTAATGATAAAAATAGGAGTAATACTGAAGAATTTATTCAAAAATCTTTAGAAATTCATGGAAATAAATATGACTATTCTAAAGTTGATTATTACAATACAATAACTCCTGTAACTATAATTTGTAAACACCACGGAGAATTCCAACAAATTCCAAATGGACATTTAGGAGGTAATGGTTGTAAGACTTGTATCCACACAGTTTCAAAATCAGAAACTGAATTAGCAAATATATTAAAAGAACATTTTGTAGATTTAGAACAATCAAATAAAAAAGTTCTAAATGGATTGGAATTAGACATATTTATTCCAAGTAAAAATTTAGCTATTGAATATAATGGACTTTATTGGCACTCAGATAAATTCAAACAACCTAATGACCACTTAATAAAACTTAACAAGTGTTCTGAAAAAGGGATTAGATTAATCCAAATTTTTGAGGATGAGTGGTTGAATAAAAAAGATATAGTTTTATCAAGATTATTTAGCCTACTAGGAATCTCAAAAGAAAAGATTTATGCTAGAAATTGTGAAATACGAGAAGTTAATTCAAAAGACAGTAGTAAATTTTTAAATGAAAATCATATACAAGGAAAGTTAGGAGCAAGCCATAGAATAGGTTTGTATCATAATAATGAATTAATCTCTTTAATGACTTTTGGAGGACTAAGAAAAAACTTAGGAACTGAAAGTAAGGAAGGAAGTTTTGAATTATTAAGATTTTGCAACAAATTAAATACAAATGTTGTGGGAGGGGCTTCTAAACTTCAAAAATATTTTGAAAAAAAATACAAACCAAAAGAAATAATTTCTTACGCGGATTTAAGATGGAGCGACGGGAATTTATACAAAAAATTAAATTATGAATTAGTTAGTCAATCTGAACCAAACTATTTTTATACAAAAGGTACAGAAAGAGAAAATAGATTCAAATATAGAAAATCAGAACTTATTAAGCAAGGATTTGATAAAAATAAAACAGAAAAACAGATAATGAGTGAAAGAGGATTTAGCAGAATTTACGATGCAGGTTCTTTAAAATTTAAAACCAAAAAGTAAAACCAAATGTCAGATAAAAAAGTAATCATCAGTCCTTACGGATTTGATATTAAAACAAACACCTTATACGAGGTGCAAGAAAAATACGATTCATCAGCACCTGATGGGCTTCAAAAAGCTCGAACTACAAAACTAATGTCTTTTGATATTATTGATAGAAAAGCAGGAGCAGTTTGGGATTCAAATAAAGGAAATTGGGATACAGCTTTATATGAAGGCTCTAAAGCTTTAAATGAAGCATTTCCAGATGTAGATTTAAAATCTTTACTCAGAAATATAAACGATTACATTGTAAGACCTTTTGAAAAAGAATCAGGAGAAGGAAGATTAAATCATATACCTTCACCCGAAACAAATGAATATTGGGATAATTATAAAATTGAAATTGGAAGAGGAAAGGTTTTTGATACTTCTAAACCAAAAGATAGATTAGATTTATTTTTATGTTTAATTCATAAAAGACTTACGCCCAAAGATTTAGAATCTCATCCTGATTTTAAAGGAATTTCTCAATATGTAATTGTAGACCAAGAAGGTTCAATTTCAAGAGAATCTGAATCAGAATTAGAAAGAATGAAAGCTTCGGCATCGTTCTTCACATTACTCCAAAACAATAAAGATGATTTATTTAACATTTTAGATTATTTAGGAATATCTGTAAATAAAAAAACAGAGCAAACCACTTTGGTAAGAGTATTCAACAATTGGTTAGATGATAAAGTAGATAGGTATCAAAATGACAGATTATTTAATAAAACGGTTGAAGAATATAATTCTAAAGAAGGAAGAGATTTGTTTTTCATCTTCTCTAAATTGAAAGAACTTAAAACTAAAGATATAGTTAAAGTAAAAAGAGGAGAAATTTATTTAGATAATGTATATGTTGAAAATGGTTATAAAAATGCAGCATATAAAATAGCAAAAGATTCTGAATTAAGAGAATTATTTGAACAATTTTTAAATTAAAAAACGGAGGGTTGAAAAATACCCTCCTTTAAAATACAACTTATGTTAGTAGAACAAGCCTATACTAAGTTTCAAATAAAAGTTGACGAAAATTTTGAAACTTCAAAAGTAGCGGTTGACAGAGGAAGGTTTGTTATTATTTTCAATGAAGCTCAAAACAAAATGGTCGAAAATATATTAGACCGAAAGAGTAATGATGAAATAAGATACATACAAAAGTTATTACAAAAAGATTTTAAAATCTTAAAAAATTCCTCAAAAGAAACCGCAGATTACTTTAAACTTCCTGACAATTATTTTGATTTTTCTTCGGCATACACTAAAGCCACAAAAAAAGATTGTCAATTACAAAAAATACACTTACGAGAAATAAAAGATGATGACAGTATAGAAATAATGTCAGACGAATTTAATAAACCATCTTTTATCGCAAGAGAAGCTCCTTTTATATTTTCCTCAGATAATTTATTAGTTTTTAAAGAAAACTTTACACACAAAGAGTTATATTTATCATACTACAGATATCCAACTCAAATATCTTTAATAGATGAGGATAACCCAGAGTCAAAATTTGACGAAACAAAAAAAATAGATTTTGATGATAAGTTTACAGATAGAATTGTTTCTATGGCTGTATCAGAGATGAAGATTAATCTATCAGACCCAAGTTATCAAGTTAACAAGCAACAATCAATAAATAAAATATAATGTTTAGTTACTCAAGTCTTTCAATAGTAGAATTAATAGATAAAATAGAGAAATCTCGTTTCTTCAATCTCCCAAAAATGGTAGCTGAAGCTTTGAGAAACCTAAAAAGTTCAACAGATATTAGTATTCAAAATATAAGTAATTCTGTAACAAATTTACAACCAGATTATAAAGTGTATATAGCTTTATTAACTCAAACAGGTACAAATCCACCTGTACCTATGGTATTAGAAAATACACTAGGATATGATTTAGAATTTATTTACGATTCTGTAGGAAACTATTACACAGAGTTGATAAACAACGGAGAATTTTTCTTTAGTTCAGCTCCCCCTTCTAGTGGATTTTCAACTTATACAGGATTTTCAGTAAATGACCAATTTTTTATAATTGATACAGGTACAATATTAGCAGGAGAACCAACGCCCGCTAATAATATATTAAGTAACACACCAATAGAAATAAGAGTATATAATTAATAATAAAATATAATTTAAATTTAAACAATGGCAAGTCACGCACCACAAACAGTATTATTTGTAACCAATAATGGTTCAGTAATGACTAACGGCTATTCAGCACGTTTAGGAAGAGGGCAATTTGGTATTATAGATAAAGGAGCTGCACCAACAGCTTTAGGACAAAGAGTTACATCTACAATCGCCACTACCCCTAAAGACAGATTATTTGAATTAGTAGTAGGAGCACCTGATTTAACTCCTTCTAAATTTCAAACTAACAAATCATGGAAATCACGTCCATTTAAACTTTCTGAAGTAGTAGATGTTTCTGTATCCGCTCCTAAACTTGGAATTTCTGTTGATAAATGGATTTTAGGATATGATGGATTTAATGATAGTACAGCTATTGTATTACAAAACGGAGATAATGAAGTAATTGATATCACTTTAGAGGGAGAAGCTATCGGAATGTTAGGATATGCAAATTCTAAAGTAACTGTAAAACTTTATTTAGAAGCTCCAAACGAAGGTTCTTTTACAATGCATGAAATTGTAGAAAAAGCAGTAGAACGTTTAAAAGCGGTAAAATTAAAAGGTGGAATACCTATCACACAATATATTAAAATTGCACCTGTTAATAGTGAAAACCCTGTATCAGTTTCAGGGGTAGATTATGTGTTTTATTCACTAACAGTTTCTGATGAGGGAAGAGAATCTGATTTAGGATTAGTACAAGCTCAATATCCTTTATATCAAGTAAAAAGAAGTGACTATTTGAATGGACAGTCAGTCTATACTATTTTAGCCCCAGAAGGAACAGTATTAGCAGATTTTGACCAAGTTTCTGTTACAATTTCCGACCCTAATTGTGGAGAAGGTTCGCCAAGTACTTCTACAGTTTCTACAGCATGGGAAGAAGGAGATACTTGTACAGCAATTCAGAAAAACTTTACTTTGCAATTAGCAGATGAATGTGACTCAGATAAATTAGCTGATTTACAAGCGTATTACCCTGATTTAGATATTTTAATTGACACACCTAATCAAGTACAGACTATAAACTTAACAGGTACTTCAGGAACAGCTAATATTACAGTAGCAGGAGTTGATTATTTAGCTACATTTAATACAAATTTATCAACAACCGAACAAGATTGGGTTACAGCAAATTCAGCGACTATACTAGCATCAACAGGAACTACAGTTACTTACGCGGGAGGTTTAATTACTTTTACAGCACCTTCTGGAACAATGCCAATTATTTCTGTTGCTAACGCATCAGGAAATTTAGCAGGTACTTTATCAGCTATTGCAGGTTCAGGTACTGAGAATTCAACAGTATGTCAAACTTTGTACAGAACAACAGTGTTTACAGATGTAGTTTGTGAAGATTGTTCTCCTTTACTGAGAGATTTATTTATAGCACAAGCTCCTGAATCATTTGAATTCATTGATTGGGTTGAAGAAGCTAAAGTATATGACGCTGATGCTAAAATGGGTATTGTATTTGAAGGAAAAGAAAATATTTTTGCAGGTTCAGAAGAATACAGAGATGAAATTCCTTATTTATATTCTTCTACTAGAATTTCAGTAGCAAATGAAGCTCCAGGAATGGTAAATTCTTCTTTTAATGAAGGAACAAACGGACGATTTGCTTTAAAATTAATTTCTCGCGCACAAGACCCTTCTGGATTAGGTAAAGATTTATTTGATTTAGAAGAAAGAAGCAGAGTTTACTTTACAGGAGCACAAAGACATCACGGAAATAATTATGCTAAATTAGTATTAGGTGAAGAGTCTTTATTAAAACCTTTAAGATACTATGTAGTGTATTCAGTGAGAGTACGTCCAGTACGTTTTGCACAGTCTTTCAGCGGAGATTTAGCTGAAAACTTTAATTACTTAGTTGTAGCAGAGTATGGAAGACATACAGCAGTAGAGACTTATATTAATGCACTAGCAACCGCTGCGGGATTGCCTACGGTTTCTGCATAATAAATAACTTAAAAATAGGGAGGCGAAACATCCTCCCTTAATCTATAAAAAATGGAAGATAAAGAATTAGAACAAAATTTAATACAAACAGATACAGTTAATCCTGACCCTAAACCTAACCCAAAAGAAAAAGATGTATAGAAATATATTACTAATCATAGCTATTTTATTATGGTCATTTAGTAGTCAAATTTCTAATTTAATTTACTCAGGAAATACTCCTCAAGATATAGATAATTTTTGGGATTTTAAAAAAGTGTTGTATTCTCTAGTAATCCTGATAATTTTATCAATAACATATAAAACTTATAATAAGGTTATATTTATTATTTTTTGCACAATCTTATTAGAGGACATAGTAGACAGGTTATTTTTTAATGTTAAAGTGTTCGAATGGAATGATTTAATGTCAATAGAAATAGCTATTTTAATAACAATAATAACATTAAATAAAAATGTTCTCCTCAATAAAATTTATAATTTTAGGTTTTTTCGCCATGATAGGGATAAAACAGTTTAATCAAGAATTAGCAGACGATATATTTTCAAATCCAATACAATATGGAGCATCTTTATTTTGTAGCATGTTTACATATTTAAACATACCTATAATTGTTTCTGAACCCACTGGATTAATTACTCAAGAACTCATAAAAGCATTTTTTACTATATTTACTGCAATTGTAGTAGTAATTGTAAGTTTTATAGCTAAAAAAATAATAGAACCTCTATGGGAGCAGAAAATTAAAAATAAGATATATAAGTTTTTTAATATAAAAAACAAAAGCAATGATAAATAAAATAATATTAGATACTTTAAAAGTTAATAACAAATGGAGTATGAAAAGACTTACCGCATTTGTTGTAATGTTTTTTATATTATCATTAGGTAGTTTTATTGTACTAAGTGATAAAATTTTAGAGAAAGAAGTTAATCAGTATGCAATAGAAGTTTTTAACAGTTTACTCATATTTGAAGCTACTCTTATGGGTATTTCCGAATTTGGTAAAAAACTAGCAAACAAAGAGAAAAAAGAAGAGGATATAACTGCGGAATAAAATGAAATTAACTAAGACAGATATTCAAAAAATAGCTCTAGATAATAACATTCCTTATGATAATTTAAGAAAAGTAATTGCAGTAGAGAGTGGGGGATATGGTTTTGATAAAACAACAGGTAAAATATTAATACAATTTGAACCGCATTGGTTTAAAAGACTTTTTCCACGTTGGTCTAATTTTGCAGGAGTTTGGGCAACTAATAAAGTTGAAAAACAAGAAGGAGAATGGAAAGCATTTAATAGTGCATACAGTGTAAACCCAATATCGGCAATGGAAAGTACTTCAATAGGTTTACCTCAAATAATGGGCTTTCATTGGAAAAAATTAGGATTTAATTCAGTTGGTGATTTTTGGAATTATATGAAAGAATCTGAACAGAATCAACTAAAAATGATGGTAGCTTTTATTAAATTAACTCCTAAAATGTACAAAGCTTTACAGAAAGGAGATTGGGATACTTTTGCATACTATTATAATGGTGCACAGTATAAAAAATTTAATTACGCGGAAAGGTTAAAAAAAGCTTAAATTTAATATTAATACTTAAAAATATAAATGGATTATTCAAACTTAACAATAACAGAATTAATATCAAAAATATCAGCCTCAAGATTCTTTAATCTTCCAAAAATGGTAGCTGAAGCTCTTAGAAAATTAAATTTAAATGTATATCAACCAAGCTACAAAGTATACTCCGCACTACTTACACAAACAGGAACAAGTGCACCAACAGCAGTAGTATTGGAAAATACTACAGGAGAAGTTTTCACATGGTTTTATGATGATATTGGAAATTACCATGTCGCAAAATCTACGGATTTTGATACGGAAAAAATAGGACTTTTAACTCAGACTTCTGGATATTCTGATGGAAGTCAAAAAATCAATATAGATTTTTTTGGAGGTAGTGAGGTTGCTATTGAATCTTATGTATTAGAGGAGGGAGTTTATGCAAAATCCAATGATTTATTAGGTAATCATTTTATAGAAATAAGAATATATAATTAAAAAATGGAAGTAGTAGGTGAAATAAAAATAGATTTTGATATTTTCTCAAGAAAAACAACACATATAGTTATAGGAGATATGTCTGATTGGATTTATGCCGAAGATAAACCTGCTTATATAACAATACAATTACCTGGTTCAAAGAAAAAGAAAACTTTTATTTTTAAAAAACATAATTTAAACGCTTTTAATTCTCACAATTTAGGAATAAGTTGTTTAAAAGGAAATTGTCAGGAAGAAGTATATTTAGATTTACCAGATGGGATTTATACAGTTTGCGTTAAATCATCATTTGAAAATATTGAAAAAGAGTCATTCTACCTAAAAACAGATTTATTTGAAAGAGAATATAATAAAACTCTTGTAAAGTATGGATTTGAATTTAAAAGAGACGAGGCATTTTTAAATTATATTATAAAAATAAAAGCAATATTATTAGTTGCTAAAGCTCATGCTTCAGAAGGAGATTTTGCTAAAGCTCAAAATTTTTTCTTAGAGGCTAGAGAGATGCTTGATAATTATAATAAATAATATGGCAGGTCAAGAAAAACTAAGAAATTATAATCAAATAACTCTGTTTGAAAAAGCGCAAAAAACAATGCTTAATCAAGCAGATTTATTTTTTATGCAAGAAAATTTTGCAATACAAAATGGTTACAATGAAAATTTATTCATACATGCTTATTTATATCAAGAAGCATTAGATTCAAATGATTGTAAATCTATTAAGTGGATAGATAAGAAAATTAAAGAAGAATTATAATAATAGAACAAAATGAAAAATTGTAAAAATAAATTAAAATTTACATGTGAAAAAACAACTCCTGCTGATTGTATAGAATTTGAAGGAGATGTAAATACAAATTCTTCTTTAGACTCTGAAGCATGTAAAAGTATAGAAGAAACTACTCAAGATATATACGCACAACTAGAAGATATAAATTTATCAGAGTTAGGTCAAAATTGTCTTAATTATACTACAGAAGACGGAAGAATAAAAGTAAAGATAGTTTTATTAAAATATGAAGAAGAGATATGTCAACTTAAAACAGAAATTGAAGAATTAAAAAACAGACCTCTTTGTAATGCACCTTTAGGTGATTGTGTAGATGTTACAGGATTAGTAGATAATTGTGGAGACCCTATCACAACTTATGGACAATTATTACAATTATTAATAAATAATGATATACCTTAAAATAAAATAATATGCCTATAAAATGTCAATCAGGTATTAATATACCACCACTAGAAAATGACCCGTGTGACGGAAAACAATATAGTACTAAGTGTATTTATGATGAAAACGTATATGCTGAGTTAGGTATAGAAGCAGATTCAACACAAGAAGAGATAAATATGGCAATATACACTGCCTTTTTAAATATGAAAGCTACTTTAGAAAATCTACAACAACAAATTGATAATTTACCATAAATATGTCTTGTGCCTCATGTAATAATAATTGTGGATGTGAACAAAATATCTGCAATCAATGTCAAACTCCAGAACCTTGTGAATGCCCAATAGTTGATTTATCAACTGATTGTGTACTTTATAATAAAGAAGAAATATCTTGCGGAGAAACAGTAATAGTACCTACTAATACAATACTATCAAATGCTTTACAATTAATTGTTTCATATTTTTGTGGTGCAATAGAAGAAGTAAAAAAATATCTTAGGTTAATTAATATAGGAACAGGAGCTGAAATTTATGCAGGAGATAATTTACTTGGAGAGAAAAAAATAAGAAAAATTAATTCAAGTTCTGATATAATTACAATAACTCAAAACCCTAATGATATATCATTAGGAATAGACGAAGACGCATTAAATGATTTTATAGAAGACAATCAAAAAGAATATACATTAAATAATTTAGGCACAGGTGAAGAAATAGCAATAGAGCCTGTATCTGCTCCTGTAGGAGATATTACAACATTTGAATTTAAAACAATAAAATCAAATACGTTAATGATATCATCAACAGATACTGAAATAAGTATAGAATCTCCAGAGTCTTCAGAAATACAAAGATTTATTGTAAATAAAGATTATGCAGGTGTAGAAGAATTAGGAACAGTAAGCAAGCCTTTTAAAACTATTGAAAATGCATTTACTGCATTTGTAGGAACAGGTTCTGTAACTAATCCAGAATTTGCCAATGCTATTATTTTTATAACAAGAGCAAGTACAGATTATGTATACACAGGAAATTTAAATTATAATAATTTTATATTAGAGTTAGAAACTGGAACAGTTATAAATTCAAACCCTTCCTCTGGAAATTATTTATTAGATTTTAATTCTTTGAACGTACTTGATAACATAGATAGTACTATAATATTAAATGAGAATTCTAATATAGCTCTGACAAAAAAGGGATTTATAAATGATGGAACAACAGGTATATATAGTTCTTACTATAAAATACTTCGTATAAAAGGAACAGGAACTATAACAGCTTTAGCAGATTCAACAGGTTCACCTTCTATAAAAACTATTTTTGAATCAAACTATACTTCTACAGTAGGTTACGGAAATCCATCAGCCGCCTTATTTTCAGTAAACAGTATTAATGTTATATCACATAATTCTCCATTTGTAATGAAGGGCGGAGACGGAGCTTTATTATTTGAAAATGTAAATTTTCAATTTTGTAGCCCAATAACATTAACAATGAATACAGCAACAGTACCTTTCGACTTTAAGGGTGGAGAAATACAAATGTTAAGTTGTAATGGTTTAATACAAATAGACAGTTTATCAAATATAGTAGATACAGTATTTAAAGTAGAAGAGTTAAACAGTAGTGATATAAATATAATAATAAGAAATACAGAATTTAGAGGAAATTCAAATAATTTTCTAAATAATGTATCAGCAACAGAATTTATAACGTTTTCAGGAGTTAATGTAAATACAAATCTACTTTTTTTAACTAATAAATTTATATTATCTTCTACCTCAAATCCCCAACCTATAGAATTAAAAAATTCAACAATAGGTGGTACTTTAACAAGTATGTTTGATGTTAATGAAATGGTAATTTCAACTAATTCTGTTAATGAATTAGGCTCTCAAGTAATTGAAACTTTACCTTTATACTCTTCTAAAAATGCAGCACAAGCAGATGGATTATTTACAGGAAGTGCCTTTATAAATAGAAAAGTAATTACAGCAGGTAGTTTTGTACCTACAGTTGAATATAAAATATCTTCGATAGGAACAACTGATTTCACTTTAATAGGAGCTTCTGCAAATACTGTCGGTTTATATTTTACAGCCACAGGGGTAGGAACAGGAACAGGAACAGCAGATTTAATTGTAAGAGATATTTTAATATAGGTTTTTGGTTTTACCTATTTTTCTGTTTGAAGGAGGTGGCAATTTTGTCACCTTTTTCTTTTTAACTAATTTTTAATTTTGTTGTTTTTTAATTACTTTTGTGGTTAAATTTTATTAGAATGAATACTAATGCAGAAGTTGTTAGTAGAGTTATGAATAGTTTTAACTCTATTAATAAAGATAATATATTACCAAGGCGATATGTTTTAAATGTTTTGCGAAAAGAGGCAGAATTTTTAATATCGCAAAAATTATCAGAAGGCTCTTTACATAGAGAAGATAATATATACACTGTTATAAATTGTTTTGCTTTAGAGCCTTTTGACGTAGTTAAATGTGATATTATCGAGTTTCGTCGCGCAAAAAGGATAATGAGGTCAGTTAACAAATTACCAAAATTAATATCTTCAAAATTAGGAAATTCTATAAAAGAAATAACATCTTTAGATGATGAGACAGAATTTAAAGCAACGACACCATCACAATATAGAAGAGACAGTTTAAGAGGAAAATCAGATTATGTTGACTATTATGTAAAAGACGGTTATTTATATTTATTGGATACGAAAGTAAGTAGAGTAAATTTATACTTGATAACCTTAGAAGAAGAAAACATAGTGGATTGTGATAAAAATTGTGATTGTAAATCTTTATGGGAATACGAATTTAAATGCCCAGATAAACTGTTAAAAATTGCTGTGGCTGAAGCTGTAAATTTTATATCTATAAAAAAGAATATACCTGTCGATGAAAACCCAAATTTAAATTCAAATGAGAAGTAGAATGTTTGAAATGGAGGGTAGAAAAACAGCTCCAAATTTAAAAACCTTCTCTACTATAGACCATAAAGCTTACGTATTTTATAAAAAACATTCTGAACATAATAATAGGAGAGATGTGAAGGATTTTGTTGATTATGGTAAGATACTAACAGAATTTTATAGAATTGCTGAAAAGCATTTAGCAGATAATTTAGGAGGAATTTACATCGACAGATTAGGATATTTTGGAGTTTGTAAACATGTAGAGACTCCCGCAAAAAAAATAGCATACTTAAGAGAATATATGGGTAGATTTAATACAGATGGAGATGTATATTATCTATCATTCGTACCTATTTCATACACTACAATAGAACGAACATATAGTATGGATTTGGCATTTACAAAAGTAATGAAAAAAAGATTAACTGAAAATCTGAGAAATGGTTATGCTTATATGTTTAATCCTTCTTTATTTTATTACAATAATAAGAAAAAACGTAAAAAATAAAAATGACTAGAAGAGAACTAATAGCTGAGATATTAACAGAATTTAAAAAATATGACGAATCAGGTTTAATCGACTACAGGTCATTAAACAGATGGATAAAAAACGAAATAAAAAGGTTTGGTAATAATGTTATGCAACTCACTGAAAAAGTATTAAGAGTTGAAAATGGTATAGCAGAATTACCTGAAAATTTTTTTAATTTATATTTTGCTGTAAAATGTACTCCTGAATCACATTGTTTTGAAAAAGGGGACAAAACACATTTTCAATCTTCTTATTTTTATACCCAAAGATTAGAAAATACTTATGAATGGGATAACCAATCAAATTCTCATAAAGGTGTAGACTTTAAATGTATTGAAGAAAAGTTATTATTTAATGATGCTTCAGTTACATTTAGATATTCTAATCCTATTTTAATGAAACCTGTAAAAGGATTAAAAAGAGAGTTTATTTCTAATGTTTGCCCAAATTTAAAAATACATAAAAGTCCCTATGAATTTAATATAGTGGGGGAAAAAGTACAAGTTAATTTCAAAGAAGGTGATATTTATATACAGTACTATGGATTACCTTTAAACGAAGATAATGATTTAGAAATTCCAGATAACAGAAATTTACAAGAATATCTTATAGCATATTGCAAAAGAAAAATTATAGAAATGGTGTGGTCTAATGATGATGATACAAATTTAATAAATAAATTACAGTATTTTAAACAAGAAGAGGACAGATTATATGGTTTCGCACAAACTTCTGTAAAATTTGAAAATTTAGGAAATTGGGACAGAAGAATAAGAAAAAATAATATTCGTTATACAAACAAATTTGAGAAACTTTTCCCGATGTAATTATAAAAAATGGCAAATAAACAAAACATATCATTAGGTAAAGTAGGGATGAATAAAGATAGCCACCCTAGTCAGCTAAAAGAAATAGAGTATACACATTTACTTAATGGTAATATAGAAAACGAGTCTGGTAATTCTTTAAATGCTACAAATGAAAAATCAAACATATTAGCTACTAAATTTAAAGAGGGCTTTAAAGTAATACATGCTATAAATGATATAGATACTACAAATACTTATTTCTTTTTAGTTAACCCAGAAACAGGAATAGGAGAATTTGGAGTTGTAGAAAACAATCAAGATATAAATGATTTATCAGACATTACTTTAGATTGTCCTAATTGTGCTTCTATAAAAGAATTAGCAGAACCTTTAGAAAATTTAGAACAATTAGAATTACAAACCTATACTACAAAAATATCAGATGAATGTCATGTATTAAATAATGAGCCTGAAAAAGGTTTTAATTTTAATATATTACAACCTATAAAAAAATCTGTTATAAAAAATGAAAAATGCGGTAAGACTATATATTTTTCACATGTAGGTAATCCACCAAGACATATAAATATAGATAGAATACAAGACTATTTTATTCAGGAAAACGTATGTTCGGATGATACTGTACTATTATGCCCTGATTTTGATAAAATGAGAATATTTAAACTATTTAATATTCCTCAATTAGTTCCTACTTCTATTGAATTAGGAGGTAATTTAAAGATGGGCGTATATGAATTTTTAATAGCATATTGTGACGCAGAAGGAAGAGAAATATCAGAGTATTTTTCAATAACTAACCCTATATCAATTTTTGATAGAAATAATATTATATTAGGTCAACCTAATTTAGCAGATAGAACAGGTTTTGCAATACGATTAAATGTAGAAGGACTAGACACTAAATATACACATTATAAAATAGCTGTGATACAAACAGCAGATATTGAAGGTGCAACTAGGTATTTTATAGAAGGTGTTCATACTATAAATGATACTTCTATAGTTTATTCTACTGAACAAAATAAATCAGAAACATCTGTTGATAACTTAGCTAGAATTTCATTACATGTAGAGGAATCGGAAGGAGTTGCTACAGCTAATAATATTCTATACCAATATGGAATAACATCTAAAAAAGAGATTAATTTACAACCTGTGGTTAATCTTATGGGACAATTTCTTCAATGGCAATCTCATATAGCTCCTGAAAATCTCTATGAAAATGGAATTGCAATTTCTTTATATACAGGATATAATAGAGAAGAAGTAGTGCCTTTTGGTATTAAATTTTTATTAGATGGTGGTTATGAAACTTCTATATTCCCCTTTATAGGTAGAATAGCAACAGAGGAAGATTTAGATATTGTAGTAGATGAAGAAACAGGAGAACCTGTTGATGTAGATAATATGGATATTACATCTATATTAGCAAATAAAAGTGATTGTAATTCTACTATAAGAACTAGGAGATGGCAATATTATAATGACGCTACTGTGGAGGATGTACCATGCTCTACAAATTTAGAAACTATAACAGTTACCGAAGAAATTAACAGGTTTTGTATAATTGAAGATATAGCCACAATAGAAGAAGGAACTGTATCAATAGAGTTAGACACAGAATTCACTAACCTGGAAGATTACATAAATGACAATGCAGGTAGTAGCGAAGCAGAATGTAGTGAATTTTATGAAAATTCAACAGGAGGAAATATTTGTGAAGCCTTGTATGCAGATTATAGCGATATAGAGTGTTCAGATGACCCGTTTGAAGGTCTTGATTGTGAATCTCCAACAATAGTAGGGACACCTATAATAGAAGTAGCTGAAATAAGAAGTATAATAGATGTAGAAGATATAATAAAAGGTAAAAGATACAGGATAGAAACTGTAGGAGACACTGATTTTACCTCAATAGGGGCAGATTCAAATACTGTTGGAGAAGAATTTATAGCTACTTTAGCAGGAACAGGAACAGGAACTGTAAGTTTTGAAGGTGAAATTTCAACTAGAGTACCTAAAGTTTTCGGGGCAGATTATACTAAGATAGTACCTCCTAGAATATGCAATATATATAAGATAGATTCTTCATCAGGTAATAAAGAAACAGATTCAGTGGCTTCTGATATATTATCAATGACAGTATATAAAAGAGATTCTGATTTTATAGAAGAATCTTGTGCTTATGCTGCAACTATAAATGAAAATCAAAATCCTGTAGTAAATAACGGGGCTTCTTATTTTAATAATTACTATTACTCTTCAAATAGTTTATCAGAATTAAAAACAACAAAAAATAATTCAAATTTTGACATAACCGAAGATATAACTTTTGAATCAGGTGATTCAGGTTCAGTGACTGTAAATATTAATGGTAATTTATTTTCAACCCCTTTCTCGGTGTCAATGGTAGTTACTGCAAATTCTTTTTATACAACACATAAAACAGCTATTGAAGCATTAACTGGGGGGATATTATCTATATCTTCAAATATAGTAACCTTAACTAACGCTATAACTTACAATATTGATGAAATAGATACCACAGGAAATTTATATGTAAAATATGATGCTGTTGCATGGTTAGATAAAATACATAAAGGTGCACTATGGTTTTCTGGAAATACAAATGGAAGAACTAGCTTTATTTTAGATATATCAAAGCAAAAAATAGTATCCCCAATAGATTCGATATCAGATAAAACACAGACTGTTAGAATGTCAATATTTAAAAGTTGTACATCGACAGATGCTATATTTTCAGAGTTTGTCGATTTAGAACAAGGGGGAATATTTAAGTTAGAAAAATCGGGAGCTGATTTAATTATAACAAAAGAAGATGGAACACCTTATACTACTATAACTAATGGTTGGTTTTCAAATAAGAAATTTTTTATTACTATTGATAATAGAATAATAAGTTCTACAAAATATTCATTTGTTATAGATGGAGGAAGCGGTGATATATTATCCGTAGATGAAAACCTTATATGGACAACTACTCCTAGTAAAGGTTGTTATACAATATCTACAAGAAATTTAGAAGATAAAAGAATTGATATTTCTTGGAGCTCTATAACACTTAGAAAAAAAATAGAATATACAGCGACTTGTTCTTTTGAACAACCAATAGTACAAGCGTGTAAAGCAGTGCCTTATAAAAGAGGTAATTTTGCATATTGGGAAAGTCAAGAGGTTTATCCTGATAATACAGAATTATACAATTCTTCTTTTTTAAGTATAAAGGAAGACCAAATACCTTTAAGTATAAGAGATAGTTTTAAAGAATCTTTTGCTACAGTTGATATAGAAGGAAATTATCTTTGGAAATTCGATGATAATGGAAAAGAGATAGTGGATTTTACTTGTAGAAACATAAGACATTTTAAATTTCCTGATAATGCAAAATCACCATTTATGTATGATATCAGGCAATTACCATTTGCATCTACTGTAATATTTCCACTAGGTGTAACATTAAATGAAGAAATTGTTAATTCTTTTTTAGATATTGCCGAATCAAATAATTTAATATCTACACAAGATAGGCAAAAAATAACAGGATATGAAATAGTAAGAGGAGATTTAACTTTAAACAGGAGTGTTCTATCATCAGGGTTATTATACGATATGCGAGAATACTCTGAAAAAGGTAAAAATATAAAATATCCTAACTACCCGTTTAATAGTTACGCTAATGATAAATTAAATCAAATAGTTCAGAGTGAATTTGGAGAAAGTAATTCAGACTACACTTTTCATTCACCAGAAACAGATTATTTTAGACCTACATTATCTACAGAATTATCAGTGCAGGGGTATATGTACGGTAATTCAAGAGGACATTTTGACGAAGTTTTAAATCATCCTAAATACACTGTACTTACTGCTAAGGCTAGAGAGTTAGCAGGAATATTAGCAGGATTAGAAGTTGTAGCAGAAGCTGCTATTAGAACAGCACAAACATTATCTGCAACAGCCCAATCCTATCAAATAGGAGCAGGAGTTGTAGTAATATTTAATCCAGGAGGAATAGTAACATCTATATTAGCTTATGTAGCAGATGGAATTGCTAATGTAACCAAAGCGATAACAGATTATGGTAGATATAGATATCAATGGTTAGAAACTTTTAGAAATCTTGGTAAACCTCATAATTTTGCTTATTACTATTTTGCAGAAGGTAAGTACAATTTTTTACAATTAGAACAAGAAGAAGGACAAAAAATACGTTCTTTAAACATATCTAAATACTTAAAAGAAGGTACAGATAGATTTACCAATGAAGTTACTGCTAAAAGAATTGATATAAATAACATTAATAGAGAAACTTCTGTATTTTTATCTTTTGGAGATTACCCATTAACTTACCCAGATAGCTATAAAAAATACGATAGGGATTCATATACTTCTAGCTTATTTTACTCTTCTGAATTAGGTATATCGGATTCAGGCAGAAGTACTGAAATTCAAAGAAATATTGCATCTCCTTATGTTGCTTTAAAAACATATTTACCACAACAACATGGTACAATAAATACTATAAAATGGTTAAGTACTGGATATAGAGGTGACTTAACAAATCCAAGAACTGATTGCTTATCTGTTTTTGGTGGTGATACATTTATTACCAGACACACGTTGAAAAGAAAACACTCTCAGTTTTTAGTCACAGCTATGGGACAGGCTGACAGAACACCATTTAATTATTTTTTTTACAATAATATTGGAAGAAACCCTTTATTCTATATTTCTTATGAAATAGATAAAGAGTTTGACCAAAATGGAAAAGTGTTTCCTGATATAGATAGTGATTTTAATTTTGATAATGACACTAAAAGTAAATTCTATTATAGACCACCTTCTAAATTTTATTTATATTATTATGGTATTCCTAACTTTCTTTGTGAGACTAGGATAAATACTAATTTTAGATATGCAGAAGAGCCTTATCATAGACAGTTTTACCCTCAAGTAGGAGATTTAGGAGAATGGACACAAGAAAAAAATGTACCTATAAGAGAAAAAAATTGGTTTTTTTATAATAGGACTTATTCTAAACAAACCACTCCATTAAAATTAAGAACATTATCTAATAGTTACAATAAAACTTTTAATGATTGTAAGACAGATTTTCCTAATGGAATTATAGCATCACTCCCTGATAATAGCGAAAACAACAGCTATGACCCTTGGTTAATATACAGACCATTAGATTTCTTTGAGTTTCCAACTAATTATGGAAAACTAATAGATGTACAAGGAATTGAAAATGAAGCTATTTTAACTCGTTTTGAAAACACTTCTATTTTGTATAATAAAGTAGACACCACAGTAGATGATGGGCAGAATCCTAGTAGAAATTTTTTAGGAGGCTCTGTAGCATTCCAACGTAGAAGTGCTTCTTTTTACAATGCACAATTAGGATTTGGAGGCACACAAAATACAACAAGTGTGAGTTGTGAATTTGGACATTTTCATGTGGATGCTAAGAGAGGTCAAGTTATTCAAACTCAACCTACAGGTCAACAAATGGAAGAAATATCTTCTTTAATAGGTGGAAAACCATCAGGAATGAGAAATTGGTTTAAAGAACATCTTCCGTTTAAAATACTAAAAAATTTTAAAGATGTAGATGTTGATAATAATTACAACGGAATTGGTATATCAATGGCTTGGGATAGTAGATATAGAAGAGTTTTTATAACTAAAAAAGATTATATTCCAAAACAAGATTGTGTACTTTATCAAAATGGTCATTTTTATAGTAATTGTGACAATTGCAATGATGTAAATGGTATTGATGCTGTATTTATTATTGATAAGACAAGTTCACAACAACCTGCTATTGATAATATAAAAAATAATATTATAACTCAAATAGTACCTGCTATTCAGGCAAAATTTGGAGATAATTATAGATTAGGCTTAGTAGCGGTTAATGATAGTTTATTCAGTGGAGTACCATTATTCACTATTAATGTACCCATGTCACTACAAAATGAGACCCAATTTTTTACAGAAGTTTCAAGTCTTACAGCAATTGGTGGAGGAGCAACGCCTGAACCAACAGATAAAGCTTTAAGAGCAGTTTTGGACAACACTCAGAGAATAGATAATACAGGAACTACTATTGGAGGACTTACAATAGGGGAATTTAGACCCGATGCAGCAAAAGCTATATTTTTAATAACAGATGCTTTACCTTCTGGATTAAACGACGCTTATGATATAACAGATTGGAATAACGTCATAAATATATCTAATGATGCAAGAGAAAGAGGAATTCAAATATTTCCTTTTCAAACTTCTTTTTTACAAGGAACAGATATAGCTCCAGATATACCTAATGATATATTACCATCATTAAGTTACGTAATGAAATACTATGCTGACCAAACTAACGGAGTTTATAATTTTAATTCTAATGGTGTTGGAATATCAGGAGAAGTGGTTAACATTATTGCAGAAAATATCGAATGTCCTTTAATAGAAGTTTCATTAGAAGACCCTGATTATTTTCAAGATGTTTCATGGACAATCGCTTATTCTCCTATACTAGGAACTTGGATGAGTTTTTATGATTTTAAACCTAATTATTATATAAGTCATAATAATTATTTTCAATCAGGTATCAACTCTACTGGAGAAGACAATGGATTATGGTCACATTTATTGACAAATAAGTCGTATCAAGTTTTTTATGGAAATAAGTATCCATTTGAGTTAGAAATACCTGTAAAATCAGATTTAGCTACTAAAAAATTAGAATCTGTTATTTTATGGACAGAAGCTAAAAGATATCATAACGAATACGATTGGGCTATTGATTATGAACGTACATTTGATAAATCTTTAATTTGGAATAATATGGTTTGTTCAGGATATTTAAACTTAATTCCGCAAAAAAATAATTTTGCAGGGAATAAGAATTACCCAAAAACAAATTCAGATAATACTCAAGACATATTGATTAGTAATAAAGACGGATTTAAATGGGCGTATAATTATTTTTTTGATAGAGTTAGAAATAATTCAAAAAACGTACCTTTTATTAACTACGATAAAAACCAAATCGAAAAAACAATTGATAATTCTGTGATAACTTTTACAGGTAATAAATTATTAAAACGTTTAGAAGGAGATTGGTTTTTAAATAAATTTAGTTATTCAAAAGACAGCAGATTTAGCTTAACTTTTAAATTTGCAGTTTCTAATGTAGATGTTTAACTTATTTTAAAAATTATTAACTTTTTTGTATTTTTGCCTCTTAATGTTTAATTTAAGGGGCATTTTTTATATGGATGAGGAAGAGTTGTTAAACAACCCTAAAATTCAAGCAATGCTTAAAGTTATTAGAACTGCCGAAGGAGCAGATTATAATACAAGAGTAGGAGGCGAAAGATTTTCAGATTTAAGTAAAAAACCAGGACAAAAAGTTTATATACCGAGTATAAAAGACTATTCTTCGGCAGAAGGAGCATATCAATTTTTAAATAAAACATGGGATGGAATTTCTAAAAAACTAGGTTTAAAAGATTTTTCTCCACGTTCACAAGATTTAGCTGCGATAGGTTTAATAAAACAAAGAGGAGCTTTAAATGATATTTTAAATAATAAGTTTGAAACAGCTATAAATAAATTATCAGGAGAATGGGCTTCTTTACCAAAAGCAACAGGAGGTAGTGTTTATAGAGGACAAAAAGCAAGAAAAATGGATTATTTAAAATCTGTTTGGGATATGCCAATAAATGAAAGTGAAAAAATTATTGAAGACGAACCAGTTGTCAATAGTTATGCAAATATCGACGAAAAATTACCAATAGTAGTAGGACAAGTTTTTAACACAGAAGAACAGCAAAAAGAAACTAAAGAAGAAACAGCTTCAAAAAAATTATTAGAAGAAAGCTTTCAAGAAGAACAGCAAATGTTTCAACAACAAATGCAAAATACTGTTACACAAGAGCAACAGTATCAAGAAGCACCATTACTATATCAAGTAGATTTACAACCAATAGAATATACACCTATAACTGAATTTCAAGAAGGAGGGACTTATTCAAAAGAAGATGAAGATTTTATAAAAAATTGGTATCAAGGGAGAACTACTGTTTTAGATGAACAAGGAAACGTAATAGAAGTACCTAAATATAATTTTAATTTTAACCCTGTAACTAAAATAAGTGAAGATTTACCTCAAAGCACTTATGGAGAATTCAACCCTTCTAGTAAAGAAGTACTTTTAAGTCCAAATTATCAAAGTTTTCCAGGAATACTACCGCATGAAATAAATCATTATATACAAGACCAATTATCAGCAAAGGATACAGTAAAATTTATATCTGACCCTATTTATAAAAATATATCAGAAGAAACTGAAAGTAAAGTTAAAAATTTAGGAGCACAAGGTAATTATTTATTAGACCCATCAGAAGTACATTCAAGATTAATGCAATTTAGACAGTTTAATAAATATAAACCTAATGAAATAATTGACCCAGAAAAGTTAAAAAACAGTAAAAATAAAGAGTTATTCAAATTAGATATGTTTAATGATGAACAACTTTTAAATTTATTAAATAAAACAGTATCAGTAGAAAATAAACCTAAAGAATTTATAGCAAAAAATGGAGGTCAAATTCCAATAAGTTCAAGAGGAATGTATGATTACCCAAATCAAATTGTACAAGTTCCTACTGATGGAAGTATAACAATGAAAAACATTAATTATCCTATTTTAGGAACTTCTTTAGAGACGTTAGAAACAAAATTAATGTTACCAAATAATAAATATTTCTTTAAAAATACAAATAGTATACTTGAATCACCCGCTTCAGATATTTAAAATAGCATTAAATTATTATATTCTAAAAAATGAAAAAAAATAACAGATTTAAAATAGATACATATAAAGAAGGTGGAAATAAAAGCGAATGGATTAGTCACAAAATAGGTGTTTTAATTAACGAAGGCTATGAAAAAGACAGAGCTGTTGCAATAGCTTATTCTATGTATAATCAAAAGCATAATAAACACCAAGACGGTGGTTTGCAATCTAATTTAAAAAACATTTATAATATACAACCAAATGTATTTAATCCTTCTATGGGTGAAGGTGTAAAAGTTTTTTATAGAGACCCATCAGACCCACAATTTTTAGCAGATAGGGATTCTGAATTTGTGAAAAATGAGGCTTTTAATTTGATGAAAGATACTAAAGCATATAACGATTATACAAACAGAATAAATTCAAATACACCTTTTGTACCTACAAAACTTTATGGTGAATATGATAAACCAACTTTTGCACAACAAAAATCAATACGTGATATAAAATATAATGTGCAAACTAATAAACCAAAACAAGGATTACCAGAAGGAAATTATACTAAGGTTTATTATAATGACGGCTCTGTGGATTATTTAGATGCACAAGGAGAAAAAGATTTTCAAAAAATGAGTAATTATAGAAATTATATGTCTTCTAAAAAAGAACCTAATTTTAACTCTAATCCTATCGCTTCTTATCAAGATGGGGGTTGGTATGACCAAAATCCTCCTTTATTCACCACACAAGCACAAAATAATTTAATATCTTTATCACCTGAACAAACAACAAATACTAATAACAATGTAGTAAATAATCAAAACACTACTCCAAATTTTAATCAACCTTATCAGTTTTTTAATCCGTATAGCGATGTTGATTTAGCAGGAGGAGCACAAGCATTAGGAAGAGGAATAGAATCAGGAAGCCCTTTAGAAACAGTTGCAGGAGCACTAAAAGTAGCAACAGGAACAGCTAGAAATATTTTTTCAGGTATAGGACAAGAAAGAGTTAAAAATGAAGCTTTGAAAACTTATTATAATAACCAAAGGGATGCAATGACAGGATTTTATCAAAATGGTGGAGAACAATTACCACCCCCTGACCCTCAACAAGTACTACAAATGGTTATAGAAGCATTAAATAGTGGAATTTCTCCCGAAGAAATAGCTCAACAGTTAATGCAAATGGGTGTTCCACAAGACCAAATTCAACAAATTATTCAATCTGCTATGCAACAAGGTCAACCTATGCAACAACAAGAGATTCCACAAATGAAAGATGGAGGTGAATACATTTCCCAATTAATTGGTAAGAAAATAACAGGATATAAGTTGAATGAACAAACAGGTGATTACGAAATTAGCTATGAGTAAAACAATTTCAATACCGAAAAATATCTTTGAACAAATTTTCTTCCAAAATGGAGGAGAAAAAAAAGAGATGTATAAAGATATGACAGGTCAGTTTATCAGAGAACTTCCTGAACATGCTGAGGATATGGCTAATAGCGAAATCGAAGATGGAGAATACGTTAAAGATACTTCAGGCGTTAAAAAAGCAGAAGGAGAAAGTCACGAACAAGGTGGTATAAAAACTAATCTGGAAGATGGGTCAAGAGTATTATCTAATCACTTAAAAGTAGGTGGAGAATTAGCTAAAAAATTAACTAAAGAATTTGAAATTAAAATAAAAGCTACTGATACTTACTCTCAAGTACTCGATAAATATTTAAAGAAAATAGGACATACAGAAGCAACAGAAGAAGCTGAAAAATATATTAAAGAACTTGATGAACAAAAACAAAAAGTAGATGATGAAACTACTTTAGCTTTGAATCAGGAAATTTTGATGGATGAAATCAGAGAATATGGAGAAAAACTTCAAGAATTAGAGCAACCTAAACAAGAAATGTTTAATCTTTTATACACTGCACAAGAAGCCGTAAAAAAAGATAAAGAGAATAAAAACGGTAAATTTCAGTATGGAGGAGAACAGCAAAAAGAGAGATTAAAAGATTTTTATAATCAATCTGTAGCTTTAGGATATGAAGGAGATTTAAACTTAAAAGGTGATTTAGGACAAGAGGCGGGTAAGTTACAAAAATTTATGGTAGCTAATAATCCTCAAGCAGTGGTTTCTTATTTTAAAGATAGCGGACAACCAATGACAGCAAAAGGAGTAGATATACTAAAACAATCTAATCCCGATGCTTTTAAACAGCTAGGTTTAGATGTAAATAGAGATTCGACTAATTTCACACCAGAAGAAAAAGATGCTTTAGCTAAAACAGTGGGAGTAGATGATAATTTTTGGTTAGAACAATTTCAAGATAATAAATGGGATTGGCGTTATCCAATGGTAGCTTCATCAGAAACGGTAAAACCTGAACCAAGTAACATCAGTTTAACACCAACCGCACCAAATTTAAATTTAGCCAAAATACCGACAGAAGAAGAAAAAGCAACAAACATACCTAAAACAGAGGAGGGAGCTAAGAGATTAGGAATGGTATTATTACCAGAAAGAGATTTATTAAACCCTACTTTTAGAGCACCTTTAAAATTTCAACCAAGAATTTATTCAGGAGAAAGAGTAGAAATAAATCCTGAGCAAGCATTGTCTGAAATAAATAGAAGTAGAATGGCTACTGAGAATCAAATAGACCAACTTCCTGATGCTCAAAAAGCTGCAACTTTATCTTCTATGGATGCAAATAATGCACAAGCAGTTTCTAAAATTATTGCAGAAACTTCGAGATATAATGCGCAAGCAAGAGAAAGAGAAAGTTACGAAGATGCTCAAGTTAAAACAAGACAAAGTTTGGCTGATGCACAATCTGCTGCACAATATCAAAGTTTAATGGGAAGAGAGTTGGAAGGATATGAAGCTGATTTGCAGAATCAAAGTAATATAAGATTCCAAGATAATTTTCAAAAATGGATGTATATTAATCAACTAAACCGTAACAATGTTTTGAATCCCGATATTTCTTACGATGGTTCTACGTATCAAGTAATTAATACCCCTCAAATACAAAAACCTATAACTCTGAAAAAAGGAGGTAAATTTAATAAAAATAGATTTGGAAATTAATTATAATTTCTTTATCTTTGTAAAAATATAGAAAACTATGTCATTTGGCGAATATATTCCTAAAAATTTTGGACAACCTGTAAATTATCTACAAGATGCTTTACTAAGTGGACAGGTTCAAGGGGCACTACAACAAAAATTTGATGTAAATACAGCAAAATTAGAGGAACTTGTTTCTAAAGTCTCCTCTATTCCTTTATTACAAGAAGATGCTAAAAAATATTTAGGAGATAAAGTACAAGGAGCTTTAAATTTAGTAAATGCTAACCTAAAAGCAAGTGCAGGACGAGGATTATTAAGTAATTCAGTTACAACAGAATTAAGTAGATATATCACTTCTGCCATTGATGATAAAGTAAAAACTCACATGAAATATGCTCAAGATATTCAAAATTTTGAAGCAGGAGTAGCAAAATTAAAAGAAAAAGACCCAAAATCATTTAATCAAAATAATTATGAATATGCTAAATATCAAGCAGGGCTTAATAATTATTTAAGTGGAAATGTAGATACTAAATTAGGCACTTTATCTTATGTTCCTTATGCAGGTGACCCAATAGAAAAAATGACAGAAAAAGCTTTGAAATATAAGCAATTGAAAGGAGAACAAACTGTTGAAATTGTAGACCCTAATGACCCTGCAAAAAAAACAGTAAGAAAAATAAACGGACTTACATCAGATGAAATCTTAAAATATATTCCAGGTATAATCGATACAGAGACAGAACAACAATTAGTTATTGACGGATGGGGAGAATATAAAACAAATCCCGCAGAAGCAAAAAAAGATTTCAGAGATATGCTTACTACAAGTATAGATAGAATGAATGATGAAATCGCAATTCAAGAAGCTACTATAAAAGCAAATGTCACAAAAGATAAAGTAGAAGACGCTACAAGACAAAAAAATATTCTTGAAAGTAGAAGAGATAGCTATACTCAAAACTTAAATAATATAGATAATTTATCAGTAGATAATATAGGATATTTATTAAAAAAGAACCAACTTGTAAACACATTTTCAGAGCTTGCAGGAGCTAGAATTAATGAAACTTATGAAGTTAATGATGTATGGAAAGCAAAAGAAGATATAGCTAAAGCATACAGAGATGATGTAAGAGCAGACAGAGCATTAGCGTTAAAAGAAGCAGAGGCTTTACAAAAAGGTTTAAAAAGAACAGCTAATGGCACTTATGACCAAGCCATTCCACTTTCCGATATAGCTTTAAATCCTGAATTGAATCAAGTTGTTCCTGATTTAGATGTTTATGGACAAGTTAAAAAAGCATATAACGACGGTTATAACACTGTAGTTAATAATACAACAGAAGCATTTAAAAATTTACCCGAAGGAGATACTAAAATTGGTTATATAGCTTCTATGAAAAAATCAGGTTTTGATTATAACCCAAAAACAGATGATTTTACATTAAGAAAAGGAGTTACAGCATCTAAAGCAGATGCTTCTATAAAAGCTTTTTATGAATCACGAATGGATATAGAAAGTGCTAACGGTGCTCAAGTTGAAGCAGAAGTAGTAGAAGCAGATATCCAAAGAAGACGCATCGCAAAATTATTAAAAGAGGCGGAAGTAAAAGCACAGAAAAATTTTGTACCTAGAAGAGTTATAGTTGGATATAGAAAACAACAAATACCTTCTTCTGTTAAAGGTATACCTCAATATCAAGATGTCCCAGTTTATGGACAAGCAACAGAACCAACCACTGAGGATATTGGTAAAAATTTAAAAGACATACCTGAATCTGAATATATTTTACAAAAAAATGTTATAACTATTTCAGGAGACAGTGCTCAAAAAGTTTTAAAATTAGTACCTTCAGATGCGTTATCGGGTCAAAAATTTTCTGAAAAAGCTAATATAACAGTTAAAAAAAATACAGAAGAAGGAACTTTAGAGTTAACAGAATATCAAGGAGTTGATTCAAAAGGAAATGTAAAAATTGCAAAAGCAATAGTTCCAATAAAAGGCTCTGCTCTAGCAAGTCAACTAGAATTATCTATTGATGATAATGAAAGAAGTTTAAAAGCCTCTGATTTTGAAAAAGGTAAGCCAATATTTGCTTCAAAAGAACATAGAGTGTATGATGGATTAAAAGAAAGAAAGCAAATATCAAGTACATATAAAAATATAGATAGTACAATAAAAGATATAGAATTAGCTAACGGTTTAAAAACATTTGCAAGTAAGCAAGATGCTATTGATATGTTCTCTATAATTTTACAACAAAAAGGATTTTCAGAACAAGAAGCACAAAATATGTCAGCAAATATAGTTGATAAAGTAGCTAGAAAAGCAGTAAGAGCAGATTTAGTACCTATGAACAGTGCTTGGAATTTAAAAATCAATGGGGAGACAAAAGAATTTACAAGCGATTCTATAAATAAAGAATATTTTCATGCTCAACAAATATTTCCTGCTCAATTCACTTTATACGAATTAAGTAAAGAAATTTCTGATGAATATGCAACAAAAGAAACTATAAAACAAACCCTTAAGTAATGTTTGGAGAAATAGACGGAAAAGAATTAGCCAATCAAAATTTTGATATATTTAAAAAGTCGTTGGAGGAAACATATCCTCCTTCTTCTTTATCTACTGAATCATTACAAGCTATAAATGAATTTAGTAAATCTTCCGCATTAGAAAGTAAAAAAGCAGAGATTCAAAACAGAATAAATAAAGTATCTGCTTCGGGAGACCCTAGATTAGCTTTTGGAAAAAGAATTGAAGAAAATAATCCTAAATTATCTTGGACGACAAGAAATTATAATGTAGGAGAATTGTATCAAGAACTTTCTGATGGTAGTATGTATAAAAAATTTGAAACATACACTCCAGGAATAAATAATTATGAGAATTATGCTAAAAGTCAATCTGTATGGGATAAAGCAGAAAATGGGTTGATTAAGTTTGCAGATACTACTGGAGTAGGTATTATAGGAGGTACATTAGGAGCTTTATATGGAATTGGTAATATGATTAAAGAGGGTAGTTTTTCTGCCCTTTATGATAATGACTTTAATAAAGCTTTAGATTTACATCAAGAAAAAATGAATGTAGATTATGCTAATTACATTTCTGCTCAAAATAAACAAGATTTTATGGGTAAAGGAACTGCTAATCTTATTTTTGATGATATATTTCAAGGATTAGCATTTACCACAGGAGCTCTAGTTACAGAAGGAATATGGGCTACTGTAACAGGAGGTACAAGTTTATCAACAACAGGAACAAGATTAGGTACAATAATAGCTAATATATTAGGGAAAGCAGGCAGAATTACAGACAAAACTTTAGACGCAACTAAGTATTTAGATGATGTAACAAGATTGGCAAAAGTAGCTAAACAAGAAGCAGTTATCTTACCGTCTTTAGCGACAAGAAACTCATTATTAGGTCTTAAAGGAGGTATTTACGGAGGAAGAGCAGGAGAAGCTCTAAACATAACAAGAAGTGTAGTTACTAGTGCAGGGTACGAAGCAGGATTTGAAGCTCGTGCGTACATGAATGAAGCTAGAAGAGATTTTAAAGAACAATTTAAAAAACAAAATGGTAGAGAACCTGAGGCAGAAGAGTTGTCAGATTTTGAAGATAAATTAAAATCAACAGCTAATGGACTATTTACATATAATTTAGCTTTAGTAGGGGCTTCAAATTTAGCTCAATTTAGCAAATTAATGAATTTTAAACTTCCTAAAACAGGAATTACAGAATCATTAAATAAATCTATTTTTGGAGTAGGTACTAAAGTGGTAGACGGAGCAGTAGAAACTATCCAAGCCTCAAGATTTCAAAAAGGTCTGCAAATAGGTTGGTCAACTTTTGGTAAAGGTGCTTTAGTAGAAGGAGCTTTTGAAGAAGGTTTGCAATCTGTTGGTAGTCGTACAGCAGATTATATGATTAAAAGTTCGTATGATAAAAATTATGCAAAAGAAAATTATGGTTTAGTTGAATCATTTACTAAATCTTTTGGTGATGTTTATTCTACAAAAGAAGGGCTTAATGAAGTGTTTACAGGGATGCTTGTAGGTGCTTTAGCAGGTAATATGACAGGAATGTATAGTACTAAAGGATTAAACTTTGACCATGAATTTACGGCGCAAAAAAGAAGAAATGAAGAAATAGAAAAAGAATTCGGTAAAAACTCTAATTATACCTCCAAAGTAGCCATTGAAAACATGATTATGGCAAATCGTGTTTTAGCTTCAAATAAAGCCGAAGAAAATGCTAAAAGAAAAGGAGACTTATTAGGAGGACAACAAGCAAGAGCTTTTGCTTTACACGCTCAATTTCAAAGAGGAAATGCTTTAAATTTCTTAGATGAGCAAGTAGGTCTTTTAGAAAACCAAATAGATTTATTAGATGAAAATCAAATAGCTAATAATCAAGGTATTTCTTTAGAGCAAGCACAAGAAGTTAAAGCTTCAATGAAAGAAGAATTACAATCTCAATATAAAAACTATAAAAGAATAAATGAATTTTCTAATTTTATCATTGGAAGTAAAGTAAGAAATGGAGAATTAGAAGAAGTAACTAAAAAATTAGGAAGTAAAGTTTCCAAAGAGCAAGCGTCTGATATTTTAAAACAGGCGTTAACTTATGAGTTATTTATGGGCGAAAATGCCTATAAACATGCTGATGAAATGTTAGGAGCTTTTCATAATGAATTGCAAAATTCTTTTGGTTCTACAAGAGTTAGTAAAAGTTTTGAAATAGCAGATGTTATTAAAAAATCAACAACTGCTACAAAAAGAAAACTTAATGAAACTAAAAAAGAATTAGGCAACGTTCAAAAAGAATTACAAAATACAGAAAAAACTTTTAGAGATTTACAAGCAATTGTTGAAAAAGCAACCACGCCAGAGGAAAGACAAACAGCTTTAAACAATTTAAACGAATTAACTCAAAAAAGAGATGAGTTATCTCAAAAAGAAATTGAATTAAATAATTCATGGAATGTTTTATATAAATCAGCTAAATTAGAAAATCCATTAGGACAGAATAAAGATGAAATAATTTCAAATGATGAATTAAATAATTTAGATAAAAATATACAAGAAACACTATCTTCAATTGAGCAATTAAGAAACGCTAATCCTGAAAAAGCAGAAAGATTAACAGTACTTTTAAACGAGTATGAAAAATCTTTAGGGGCGTGGAAAAAATATTCTGAGAGAACTAATCAAATGATTAATATTGATTTAGGAAGAAGAAGTCCTCTGAGTCAATTGTTACTTAGAAAAACTACACCTAATGAGGATGCCTTAGAAATGATTAAATCCTTAATGGATACTCATTTTGAAAAAGATAATGCAGAGGTAGAAATCACTAAGAATAAAATAAAAGAGGTCACTGAAAAATCTAAACAAAAAGATGGAGTATCAATTAGACCTCAAGAGAGTATAGATAATAAACAAAATTTAGTTCAATACATTACAGATTTAATAAAAAATAATCCTTACTTATTCGAGCAAGTCGGAGAAAATTTCGACCAAACATTACCAACAGATGAAGAATTAATAGAATATATAGAACTATACTCTCCTGTATTAAATGACCCTAGTTTTGATAATAAAGAATTCACTTATAATAATTTACAATTAGATTTATTTAAAAAGTATTTAAATCAAGAAGAAATTGATAGACTTGTAGAGTTAAATACCAAGTTTGCTAATTGGCAATTATTAGAGGGAGCTGTTTATGATGGAGTATCTATTGCAGAGCTTATTCAACAACAAATCGTTTTAAATAAAGAGATAACAAAACCTACCGATGAAGGAGTTTTAACAGAAGAGGATGTTGAAAAATTAGAAGATTTAGAGGACAAAGACAGGAGATTTGATATTTTACAAACACCTCAAAATGTTTTTGTAAGACAGGATAAAGGAGATGTAATAATCTCTCACATGACTCCTAATCAACTTTTAGAAGCACAAGGACAAATAGAAGCAATTTTAACTAAAAGTGGCGCAAAATCATCTAAAAGAGTTTCTATTAATGATAGAATAAAAGTTGAAGAAGGAGATGTAATTTCTTATGGAAATACTAATGTAAGAGTTTTGAAAGGTGGAAAATTAGTAATTAAAAAAGATGCTTTTAACCTACCATTTAGAAAAACCAAAAGTGGATACTCTATTGTTTATTTGAATGGAGAACCTATGAAATCTGAATTTACAGATGTAGACACTTATTCCGCACAAGAAATATACAATTTAAAAAATGGCGATGAGTTAACAGCTATCATAGATTTACAAGATTCTTATAATAGTACTTTAGTAAACTCTGATAAATCTGAACAAGAAATAAAAGACAATTTAAAAATTTCTTTTTATGACACTAATGGAAATAAAGTAGCAGATTTAAAAGCTAATTACGGAGGAGAAGATAATACATCATTTTTAACTTTTAGAGAAAAAGCTTATGATTTATTAAATTCAAGCGGAAATACAAGGATTGAATTAGGATATGTAGATGTACAAACTGTATTTTTAGGTGCGCCAAATATTGTTTTAGACGATAGTGGTAAAATAAAAGAATTTGATATTGTAAACCCCGAAAGAGTTTTAGATTATGGAGTTTGGGACGGCGCAAAAACAAATTTAAGAGGAGCTACTAAAGGAGTAAGAACAGATTTTTTAAAAGGTTTAAATAAAAATTTACCTATTATAATTTTACAAGAAGGTAATATTAAATTTGCATATCCTGTAGCTTTAAAAACAATTGATAAAAATATAGGAACTGAGATAATGGAAAGAGGTTTACCTAAAGCTCAATTAGCCATTGAAATGAATAGACAATTGAAATTAAATGGTATTAACTCTGAATTATTCTATATTTCCGAAGATAACAATAATATGTTTCAGCCTGACGGAAAAACTTCTGAAGAGTTAGAAATCGCCATAGAACAATTAAACAAATTACAAGATAAAGTAGAGTATAGTACAGCTTGGTTTGAAAAAGGACACAATAAAGAACAGTTAACAAAAGAAATATCTGTTAATTTAGATGTTGAAAAGCCAATGCTATTATCACCAAAAATTGTGATTGATTATAATACCCTTGTAAACGCCAAAAATGAAATACAAACAGAAGAAAAAATATCTCAGGAAATAAATGATTTATTTGAAGCGCGAAAAGAGTTAAGTAAAATAGGAAGAAATATTCCAACAAGTGTGACAGAAAGCACGTTTAAATTTGAAGGAGCTAATTTTAATTATATAACAGATAATGAAGGAAATACATATTCGATGTCTGTTTCTAATAAAAAGTTTTCTAAATTAGTTGAAGATTATAATTCCTATTCAGAAGGAATAAAAGACCAGGTATTAAGTCAGATTAAAAAAATGGCTACAAATAGAGGTAAAAACTTTTTCTCTGTGTATAATGAAAAAAATAAAAAAATAAACGAATTGGAAAATAAAATTAATTCAGATTTTTTATTAAAAGCAGAATATGATGATATAATTCAATTGCAAGAAGATAAGAAAAAAGAATCCTCTAAAAGTAAAAAAGAGTGTTAGGAGAGAGAAATCTCTCCTTTTTTCTTTAATTAGTTTTGATATCTGAAATTATTTTTCTATATTTGCATAAGAATTAAGTAAACGAATTTATGGTTGTAAAGTTTTTAAAAAGAGGATATTGTAATATTATGTTAGCTTATTACGTTGATTATATAGATGATGTGAACGGTAAAACAGAGAGATTATTTTGATTATAACTATGAAACTAATTATTTTATAAAAGAAAATTTTAATTAACTTAGTCAAAAGTTAAACTTCGGCAAAAAATTTAAAAAACTGCCGAAACTTAATACTAATAGTTACTATGATTATTTACACAAACATTTGTTGGCAATAGTATGATAATTAAAATATAAAATTATGAGTACACAAATAATGAACGGAGGAATAAGAGCTAATATTTTAAAGATAGCAAAGGAAAGTGGTGCAATTCTAAAACCTGAAGATGAAGATTATCTTAATAAAATTATGTCTTTGCCTAAAAACACTTGGATAGACTTAGATGATAATGGAAATCCTATATCTAAAGAACAAGCAGATACAAACTTTAAAGAACATATTAGTAAATTTAAACCAATAAAGTAGTATTACCACATTAAACAAATTTTAAAATTAAATAGACAATGGGAATAGCTTGTGATATACATTACAATCAAAATAATGAAATAGAATATATTAATTTACCTAATGGAGAAAGAAGTGTTTTATTTGATGAATTAAAAAATTTATTTGGTGCAGAAAAAGCGTTAGATTTATATGCTTTAACAGAAACAGATAATTTTAAAACAATTTATACAGCACCAACTATAAAAGATGTAATAACTTACGCTACATCTACACAAGAGCAATTAACAACAGAACAAAAACAATCTGTTATAGAAAGCGGAGTAAGTAATAATTATGAACTTTTTACTCAACTACAACAAGCTTTTTTGGATGATAACAATGTAGTTATTTTTAATAAAACAAAACTTAAAAAAGCGGGATATAATGATTATGAAATAACAGCTATATTATCTAATAAAGAATTACAAAATTCTATAAAAGATAATATATTTAAAGTTAATAATTCTGAATTTAATGTAGATTATAATGGAGAGGAATTAAAATATTCAGATGAACTTACAATTTTTGGAAAACAAAAAGTTTATATTGAAGTTAAAGAAGAAGGTGTAAATGAGATAATTAATGGAGAAATACAACCTAAAAAATCTGATACTTTACAAACTTTAAGAAAAACGTATCCTATTAATTCTGAACCTGTTTCACAAAAATTAGATATGTTATTTTCATCTGTGTTTGCAGTTACTGAAAATGTTGCGCAAAGAAACAACACAGAATTAAAGGATGTTGCAAAAGGAATAGAAACAGAAGTGGTAAAATATGGAATTGATTTAAGAGGAATAGAAGATAAAGTATTACCTTTAAATCAATTTAAATCTTTCATAGGAAGTTTAGAAGCATATATAAAAAACCCTAATGATAATTTTTCAGAAATTTATGATAATTTTTTTAATATCTCGGCAGAAGAACCCCAAGATTTAGGCAATGATATCAAACTAGATACAGAATTAACAGAATATGAATTATTCAGAGACCACAATTTAATTAGAAAAGAGGGCGATGTTTACACAAAAGTAGTTCCTGAAAACATAGAAGATTTATATAATTATTTTTTTAAACAACAAAAAGAGTTAAAAACAAAAGAGCAAGTACAAGCTAAAGTTTCCGAAATGCAAGTAGAAGATGAAGTAACAGAATCTGATATTTTAGAAGCTATGTATATTTGGAAAAATTTCTTAAATGCACCTATAAAAACTAAATCAAATAAAAAACCTTCTTTTGTAAATTTATCAGAAGCTATAAATAATCCATTTTTAAAAGCAACTTCAAAAGGAATTCAACTTGTAAGTAATGACCCTATAACAAAAGCTAAAGCAGATTTATACAAAGAAGAAATTGTTCAAGAAGAAAGTTTTAACACAGAAGATGAGCTAAGAAGTAAAATATTTAAAGGAGAAATAGTAGCACCTAAAATAACAACAAATTACACAATATTAGAAGACGGTGTTTTATTAACTAAAAACAATACAAATCAATTTTTAAGCACTAATCAAGCAAATTATGAAATGATTTATCAAGAAGGAAACATTTCTTTTTACAAAGAAGTAGAAGCAGAAGAAAAAACATTTTCTGACATAAATATTAATAGATATTTAAATGAATCTACATTTCCTGATACATATACAGAAATAAAAAAAGAAAACTTAAAAGAAGCAGAATCAAAATATTTTAACTGTCAATAATGGCTTGTCAAATAACATACAATAACGATAATCAAATAATCAGAGTAAATACTCCAAGTGGAGAAGAATCTACTTTATTTAATCAAATCGCTAAAATTCCACAAATAAATACTCTTGAACAATCTTTAACAGCTTACCAAAACGTATATAAAGACGGTTATAAAGGAGAAACACCTTTAACTTTTATTTCTGAAAAAGGAAATGAATTTACCACATATAAAGATGCTTTATTAGATAGTGATGGTGGTAATATAGAAGTTAAATCGGGGGATATTTCTTTACTAACTATTTCAGCTAATACGAACAAAAATACTAAAGAAGGTCTTACAAACTATCTTATAAAAGAAAATATTATTTCTGATGAAAGAGTTATTGACCAAGGAAAATCATTTTTAAAAGCGGAAGGAAATTCATTAATTAGACAAATTATAAATGAAAATGTAACTAAAGATTTAAGGTCTAACACAATAGTTCATAAAGACGGTAGGATTGAATTTACAGATGACCAAGTAAAAAAAAATAATTTTGTAGCTGATTCTATAAGAAAAACTTTTAGTAGAGTATATGGTACAAAACAAGGTAAATTATCGGAAAAAGTATTAAAAAACAGATTATTAGATTTCTTAAAAGAAATAGGAGTATCAATAACCAATATTGAAAATTATAGTAAAAGATATAATGTAGATGTTTCAGCTAATGCCTTAGCAGATATTTCTAATAGAATTGTAGCATTTAGAGAAGGTAAAATCAGTGTAGAAGCTTTAACAGAAGAAACAGCCCACTTTATTGTCGAAGGATGGGATGTTCAAGAAATTAATGATTTAGTTAGAGATATTCATAAAACTCAATCTTACGGGGAACATTCAGAAAATTACAGAGAAGTTTATAGTAAGGAAAACCCTTCTATGAGTGAATCTGCAATCGAATATTTAGTAAGAAAAGAAGTTTTAGGTAAAGAGTTAGCAAAAGCGTTACAGAATAAATTTACTTCTGAAACTACGCCTCAAAATATTTTACAGAGAATGTATAACGCAATGTTGAATTTCTTTGATAAAATTGTATTGAAAGATAATTACAGACAAAAATTAGAAGACTTAACAACTAAAGTTGAGGATGCATTACTTACTAATAATTTAAGTAATTATTTAAATACAAGTAATTTTGATAATAAGAAGTTTAAATTATACAGTTTAAATAAGTCAGCTAATCCTCAACACAATTTAATTAAAGCTTTACAAGAACAAGAAAAAGTTTTAATAAAATTAGGAAGAGGTTCTGCCGAACAATTACATAAATTACAAGGATATTTAGAAAAAACATTAGAAGAAACTTCTGTAAGAGATTTAATTAGTTTAGCTAGAAGACAAACAAGCTATATTAATGAGGCTATTAAATCAGCAAACAGTAGAGGTGCAATTCTTTCTAATGAGGAAAATATCGTATTTCAAAATTTAAAAAATGTAATTAATCCTGCGTTATCATTACTTAAAACTTCTATCGAAAAAAATAAAAATTACTCTTCGGAAGTTATTGATATTAAAGGAATACAAGAAGAAATAAATGATGCTGTTGGTGCTTTACATCAAAGTGAAACTACAATTTTAAGTGATATTGTAGAATCTATTTTACAAAGAGACGGAAGAGAAGATGATAATGAACTTAGACAAGAATTGTTAAATGCTTTCACTTCTGCAAAGAAAGATACTAATTCATTATACAGTTATTTCGGACAAATTACTCACGCACAAGACCCGCTTTTAAATATGCTAGGGTCAGTGATTGGAGATTTATACCAGGATACAGCAGAAGAATTTCAAGATGTTACTAAAGATTTTCAAAACGAATTAAGAAAATTAGGGTTTAAAGAGCAGGATTTATCCAAGCTAGTTCAAAAAGACGGTTATATAACTTCTAAATGGGATTTCGCAGAGTTTAAAGAATTTACAAGGTATGCTAAAGCACAGGCATATAAAGATAATTTACAAGCTATTATAGACGATTTAAAAAGTGAGAATAAGTCTGCAAAAGAACATGAAGAATATTTAGGGCTTACTGACGAGCAATTTTTAGCAAAATTTAAAGAATTACCCTTAATATCAAACTTTGAATTATTTCAAAAAGTAAAAACGGAGGCTCAAAAAATTGTAAATACAGGTTCTGAAACTTTTCTAGCTGATAAATATATAAAAGAACAAGAAAAAAGATTAGCAGGATATAATGAAGCTACAAAAACTGTTTTAAGAAACTTATCTCAAATGAGAGGACAAGTAAGAAGACAGATGAAAAAATCTAAAAATGGTATTCCTGTATTAACAAGACAAAATAAAATTGATTTAGATATTATAGCTTCGGAAAGAGCAAAACATTTAAACATTTACGATTCATTTGGTAAGCTTCATACAGGTATTATTTTAGAAAGTTTACCGTTTGAAAACAGTGTAAAAATATCTGAAAATGAGTATATCGGATTAGATTATTCTTTAGCGACAAAAGAAGCTATTATAGCATTTGAATTAAATAAATACAACAGAAACTTCATAGACCAAATTAAAGAAAAACAAGGACAAACAACAGAAGGACTTTCAGAATCTTGGAGAAAAGATTTACAAGATATGGAAAATGACCCTGAAATGACAAGAGAAGATATTATTTCTTGGTTTAACCTTAATACATCTTTAGGTTTCTCTAATAAATTTTTTGAAGATAATGAATATGTAGATATATTTGAAAACTATTTAGAAGATGAAATTATTGGAGATAAAATAAAAGAATATAAAAATTTGTTAAAACAAAGACGCAATTTGTTAAAACAATATAAAGATTCTAAAAACTCTGTTAATACTAATGTTGATTTAATGCCCGAAGGAGTTAGACAACAAATTAGACAATTATCTGAGAGTATTGATGTAAAATCTTCTCAAATATTTATGTATATTAAAGGTAAAGGAGGAGAAATACAAGAAAGAAGGGCTTCGGTAAATGCAAATGAAGCATTTTTCGGAAGAATGGGAGACTTAAATTTACAAACCACAGAAGAAAAATTAGATTTTGCACAACAAAATATGACTTCTGCTAATAGAGAAAAGGTATCTTCACTTTTAAGAGCATTAGAAACGGATTCTTTAAACGATAAGATGAAGAATTTATTAGAGCCTTACGGAGAAAGTAGAGAAGGTATTTTAAAATATGCTCAAACAAGACTTCTTCCTTATTATTCTTCGTATGCGCCAATAGATTTACAAGATTTTTATAGAAAAGTTAGAACTACTAATGAACCTTTATCAAAATTAGTTGCAGAATTGGAGAAATCAGAAGATGTTAGAATGTCTGTTTCTTATGATTATATGGATAATTCAGAATCTAATGATATGTTAAACCCTTTAAGAGATGTAAATTTTAAAGGAGGTATTTCGCAACCAAGTTTAATTAAAAGACCAAAAGTATTTGGAAAAGAATTTAATTTTAATAATAAAAAATGGGATAAAATAAAAAATGATAGTAAATTAGTATCATTACATGACTTAATTGTAAATTATCAATCTCAGTCGTTAAAGGATGCTGACCATGAACAAGGCAATGCTTATTTAATGCCACAAGTTCCAAAATCTATTATTAATAATATTGAAACTTCTTTAAAAGGTGGGGTAAAAAACGTTTTAAAAGAAAAATTAGAAAGTATTAAAAGTTACAGAGTTGGGGAAATTGATAGTGGAGAAAGAGATGAACAAGGTAACACTTTATATCATTCAAATATCAGAGTAATTCCAAAATATTATGTGCATCCTTTAGAAAACGCTGAAAATGTTTCTGATGATTTGTTTTATTCTATGACGTTAATGCGCCAACAAGCGATTTTAAGAAAGAACAGAGTTAAAAATTATAATAAAGTTTCAGCCTTAAGAGATGCTATATCAGATAGTAGTAGATATTCAGGAATAGGAAAATCCGCCGAAGCAACAAACACATTTAAAATGGCACAATCATATATAGATAATGCTATATTTGGAGTGGAAGATGTTACAAGAGCGAGAGTTAGTATTCCTATTTTAGGAGAAGTAGACGCAACTAAGATATTGAAGTATATTCACAGATGGAAACAGAATTTAAGTTTATCTTTTAATCCTATTGTACCTATTACTTCATGGATGACAGCTTATACAGGACTTGTAGGGGAAAGGTTAATTGGACAATATCTTGACCAAGATTCCATGAATAAAGCTTTTAGAAAAACAGCTACTGAGAACATGAACAGTAAAGGCGATTTTTTAGAAGTGTATTCAAAGAGTGAAGCGAGTGTGATATTAGAACATTTAGGGCTTATAAACTTGACAGAACAGTTTAAAAACTCTAAATACGGAAAAGTTACAAGAGCTATTGGAGACACAGCTTACGGTTTACATAGAATGGCTGATTTTCCAATTAAAAGTAATGTAATGTATTCTTTGATGTATGGTCACAGAATTTATAATGGAAAACTAGTAGATAAAAATGCTTTCAATAGACTTACAAATGGCGCGGGAATAAATAAAAAAGATGCAGATTTACAATGGAAAGAATTAATACCGTTATATGATTTCGTAGAAATAAAAGATGGAAAATTTAATTACAAAGAATCTTTATACAAACAGTTAAACACAACTCCAGAAGAATTTAAAAACATAGAAAAAGGAGTAATATCTAAAGGAAAAGCATTAGCTCAAAGAGTAGATGGGTCTATCAGAGAAGAAGAAAGAACTTTTGCTCAAAGACATTTTGCTTTACGATATACTATGACACATAAAGGATGGTTAGCTTTAGCAGTTTCAAATAGATTTAAAGGTAGACATTATAATATGCAAACTTCTCAATGGGAAGAAGGTAGTTATGTTTCGGCGGGTAAAGTAGTATCAAGAATAATTGAAAACTTGTATAAAGGAGATTTCAGAAATATTGCTAAAATTTGGGAAAATTCATCGCAAGAAGAAAGAGTAAACTTACAAAGAATTTTAAAAGAAATAGGGGTTTTAGGAGCAATATATGGGCTAGGTTTAGTTTTTGCAGGGATGGCGGATGAAGATGATGATAGCATGGCTAAACAAATGATGGCGTATTTATTTGAACGTGTGACAAATGAAACTATATCTTCACAAGCAGGAATTGTAAAAGAATTATATTCAAGTGTTCAAGAACCGATTGTAGGTATTAATCAATTAACTGAATTACCAAAAGCTTATAAAGTATTTACAGGAGGAGATGATATTGTACAAAGAGGTCGTTATGCAGGATTAACAGAAAGAGAAAGATGGATAATTAAAAATTTTGTGGGAGCTAAACCAATATATGATTTGTGGGACGCAAGTTCTTTAAAATCACAGAGAGATAGTTACAATTTCTTCTCAAATGATACTAACTCATATAATATATGGTCTTGGCTATTTCCTAAAGAAGAATTTTTAGAAGAAAATTAATTTTAAGAGGTGAGGAGTAAAATCTTCACTTTTTTCTTTTATATATAAAATTGTTTTTGTATATTTGTATTTTAAAAATTAAAATTATGAAATTAACACTAAGAGAAAAGCAAGCATTAAGCAGAATAAAAACTATGGTTGATAATGGATTTTCTTTAGATAAAATTAAAAGAAAATTAGAACCACTGTATTCAAGAAGTGAAAGAAGAAATGCGTTAGAATATTACTTATTTAATAAATAATATAAGTTTAATTATGAAATTTGAAAATATACCGTTTGAAGTATTAAAAGTAAGTTTATATAAAGGTGTAAATAGATATGTAAGTGCAGAGACATATAAAAGACTTCAGGCTACAATAGATAAATATCCTGAATATTTCCCTTGGGAACATAAATATAAAAGCATTCCACAAGAAGTTCATGACTTGTATCACAAAGAAGAAATAGAATTATATTATTCACATTATCCTAGAAGCGGTGGGGGTATGAAAGAGGGAGAAGGTATTGTAGCTTATATGCGTAGAGTACAAGAAGAAAATAAAAATAAGCCCGTAAAACCTTTAGTAGAAGTTATAGAAGACGTTTTCACTAAAGAAAATCAGTATAATATACTGAAAAAGAAACTGTGGAATAAACATTATAGTAAATATAAATTGAAATATAATGAATTTTAAAGAAGACGCAGAAAAGTGGGCAGAAGAACAACTTAAAAATAATTCAACAGAAAAAGAAGAAGATTTAATTGATGCGGTTATAAACACTAGAAACATAACGAATATAAAACTAGCTTTAAAAATATAAAAAGATTTTACCGATAATAGCAAGATATTTAATCAATTTTAAATTAACACATCTATTTTGTATTTTTGTCTTTTAATAAAAAAGTAAAGAAATGTACAAAATATACACAAAGGGAAATTATTTCGTAATAAACGATATTCAAAAAAATGAATTCTTTTATGGGTTGAAAAAGGACGTAATAGTTGATAAAAGTAATATAAATAAAGGAAATTATAGATTTTTTAACGTCAAAGATTGGAAACATGAAAGAAGTCTAAATATAACCGATTTACAAAAAGAAAACGGAGATTTTTATTCCATTACAGAATTTGACACCTTTTATACAGAGAATACAGGAAATTTTAATGGGGGAGGGCTTACTCCCCAAATCTTAGATGCTCTTCAAAATGCAAACTCACCTGATGCAACAAACGTTTTTGCAACATTAAATGATTTAGGTGTTACAACATTAGACTCTGTAGTTGTAAATACAGATGGAACATTAACTATAAATTATAATGGTGGAAGTTCTATCACCACAGTAAAATCTGTCTTAGATATAAAGTATAATGTAGAAAATTATACAGAACTGCTTAGTGTGACAGGACAAAATTTATATGATTTTGCTTATGTAAGAGAACAGCAAGGAACTTCTTGGTTGCCAGGAAGCTTAGGAGGAACTTATTATGGAGCAGGTTTATATATGTGGGACGGTGTATTATGGGTAGAGTCAAAGACCAACATATATAATGAATTAAATAATATATTAAATTCAAAATCTGATAAACATCAAACAGAGTATAACGTAAAAAACATAGCAGAATTAATTGCACTACATACCCCAAATATAAATAATGAAATACAACTAGATAATGCAGTTTATAAAATAGATTCCACTAATTTTAACGCAACAGGATATAAATTGATAGGGCACGTTAATGGTACAACTATAGCTGGATATTCTCAAAATATAAATACACTATTTTCAACAGAAGATAATATTACATTAATAAGTACATCAGGAAATTTATTTGTAAAACACATAAATATAACTATCTCTGGTACAAATAGTAGAGCTATTGATATGAATGGAGCTACAGGAAGTGAAGCCTTAGATATGTTTTACACTACTTTTATTAATTGTACAGAACTAGGACATTTAAATAATATAAGACAAGTTTTTTGGTCAGCAGGATTCTCAGTTGGGTGTCAGAAAGGATTTTTATGTCAAGGGGTATGGTCTAACGGAATTAAATTAGTAGATAGTAGAATAGTTAATATGAGTAACTACATATTTAAAGGAGATACAGGTTTTACTTGTAGAAATATACGCTCTAATGTGAATGCCACTATACCTACAGGTTCTTATGCTTTTAATTTTGATTATAATAATATAATAGATGATAGTGGTTATCAAATTATAAATGGATATTTTGATGGAGGGGGTGTTATGATAGCCCCTTTTACTACAGGGGACACAACAGCTACTCAAAACTCAAGAAAATCTTATTTTAAAGATAATAAAGGTGGAGGGGGGACAATTGCATTCAGAAACACTTATATAGGAGCTGAGTGGATTTGTTCATCAGAAGTGGTAACTCCACTTACACAAAATATTGAAACAAAAATACTAGGAGGTGTAACATATACCAACGAAGTGCATTTTTATCATTCTACAAATAATTCTTTTGTTTATTCACCGACGATACCAAAATATATAGACATATCTGGTAATATTTATTTAGTAGGAGGACAAAATGATATAGTAGAGATAATAATAAAACAATGGGATGATTCTGCTTCAGCTTATATAGAACTACAAAGAATAAGAAGAATTATAGTATCATCTCCTTCGGGTGAAGATACAGCAGAATATTCTATACTAACAACAGCTTTAATGTCACAAAATGATAGAATAGAAGCACATGTGGTTAATTTGACAGATAACAGTTCTATAAAAATGATTCTTACATCTAAACTTCAATTAAGAGAAAAGTAATGATAAAATTAATTTACAATAGTGAGTTTCTAACTATAGGAGATGGTAATACTTTTGAGGTATTAGATATAGACATGGTTATATTTAATACTGATAATATAAGAATTTATTATAGGAATTCAAAAGTACTTTCTAGGAATTACACAGAATTTATTGATGGTAGTGATAACTCATATCCAACATCACAAGCTATATTAGACGAACTAACACTTTATAAAGCAAATGTTATAAGTTTAATACAACCTGATTATACGGAAACAGATTCTTCTAAAAAAACATTTATTAAAAACAAATTACCTTTTGGAGAAGCAGAGTTTAATTTAAAAGCAGATATATCTTATGTAGATGGATTAGCTTTAGGTTTGAATTGGAGAGACCCTGTTGAATTAGTTAATGTTATAGGAAATAGTAATACACCTATTACAGGTAACGATTTAGATGGGTATATTATAGATGTAGGTGGTAACACAGGAATTTGGTCTGCGTTTCAAGTAGGGGATTTAATTCAAAAACAAGATTCTACTTGGGTTAAAATAAAATCATTACAAATAGGTGATAGATTAGGAGTAGATTTTAAAAACACTTCTACTCCAATAGGTTTATTTACAGGTAAAAATAATAACTTAGTAGAAGTTACAGGGACATCATCAGGTAATTTTACTTATACTTTTACCCCGCCGTCTAATAACTTGGCAGTTTTTGTTCAAAACTCAAATGCATTTCTGTATAATGTTTCATTTGTTTATTCTTCTTCTTTAAGTAGATGGGTTCAATTAAGTGCTTCAACTAATAGAGTTTTTGATTCAAATTTCATATTAGCTGGTAATACAGTAAGTTTAAATCCTTCTGTAATTAAAAGCACTTTAAACCTAAATAATTTAGATAATACAAGCGATGCTTTAAAGCCTATATCAAATGCAACTCAAACTGCACTTAATTTAAAAGCAAATTCAAATCATATACATGAAGCTTCAGATATTACTGATTTTAATAATGCTGTAAAAAGTGCTGAAACAACTACTTTTATTAATAAAGCAGGTGGGACTATTACTTACACAGACGAGGATAGTAACACATACAGCTTTACAAAAACAGATTTAAATTTAGGTAATGTTCCAAATTTAGATACTACTACTGCTGTAGCAAATCAACACACTCATAGTAATAAACCTCAATTAGATTTAGTGAGTGGTACTAACACAGGTGATGAGACAACATCTTCTATTCAAACAAAAAGACCTTTAAAAACTATAAATAATATAAGTTTAGAAGGCACAGGTAATATTAATGTACCCACAGCAAGTATTATAGAGTTACCAAGTAGTTATGCAAGTACTAATACAACTAGAGCAAATATACCTGAGTTTATATTTAATATGGTAGCAGGTAAAATATATGAGGTATATATTTATTTAAGCTATCAAACAGCAGCTACTACTACAGGTGTTAGTGTAGGTGTAATCACCCCAACAGGTTCTGCAAATGTAACAGGTAATTTGAGATTATCAGTCGCTTCTACAGCAAGCGCAGGTGTTTTAGATGTACCAATTACAGCAGTTAGTAGTTCTAATTCCTTAGCAGGAAGTTTTGGTACATCAACAGGTGTTTCAGCTATTAATACACCACACACAGGAGAACTTTTAGTTTTGGTTAAATGCACTACTTCAGGAACTTTTCAAGTACAGTTTGGCTCAGAAGTTTTATTATCTAATGCAATACTTAATCAAATATCAACAATGCTAATTACACAATTAAATTAATAGTAAACCTTAAGACTAATAATCTTAAGGTTTACTATTATTATTTTCATGTTAATAAATTTTAATTTTTGAAGTTAACGCCCAATAACCACAATCACAATGAAAACTTCTGCAAGGCTTAATGTCTGTAATTTTACGTTGAGTTTCTATAATTCTTCTAATTTCTGCTGAAGCCTCTTCCTCTGTATTATATATTTCTTTACAGCAGTTTTTATTTTCACATTTTGGTCTATCATATTTCATAATTACATTCTTTTTAAACATTTAACTAAATCATTTACTTCATTCTCTGTGAGTTCAATCCCTTCGTCACCTAAACGTGAATTGTGACCAAATCTCAAAACAATTAATTCATTACTGTCATCTTCATGTATTTCAAAATATCCTTTATCTACATGAAATCCTGGTAAGAAGTGTCTTGATTCAAATACGCGCAAAAAAGAATAAAAAACAGAAAAATCTAAAATATCTTCTAATCTTTCTAATTCTTTATATAATTCATATACACTTTTTGATAATTTTATTTTTCTCATATTTCAATAAAATGTGTAAAATAATTTCTTATAGGGACTAATTTAAAAGATGTACCATCATTATTTTTACCTCTAATAATTTCTATATTTTTATTTAATAATGTTTTCACTAATATATTAGGAGAAATTCTTGGATTTTCTTTTTTAAAATCTGACCAACTTTGGCTACCTAAAAAATCATTAATAAATTCCCCAACAGCCCCTGAACGAGCAACACCTGCCGAACAATGAACTATACAAGATTTCTTATCTTTATTTTTTAAAATAAATAATATTAATTCTTTAGCAATATTATCATTAAATATTTTATAATCTCCTACTTCATATTCTAAATCGTAAAACCAAATAGTTTTATAATTGTCTGAATCAGGAAAATAATTATCAGTATTATCGGGGTCTAAAATAGAAATAAAAAATATATTATCGCTTTTTTCTGTTTTTACTTTTGGGACTATAAAATCCTCAAATTCTCTTTTATTTAATATTTTTACTTTCATAATTATTCAATTTCATCATATATTAATTTGTGTATTTCATAAAACTTTTGTTTTAATTCTTTTGTGCGAAAATGTGGAAACTCTCTCCTTAACAAACCGATGTTATAAAATTTCCAAGAATTCTCAATTCCGATGTAATTTCTATTTAAATCATCACAAGAAACTCCCATACTATTACTCCCACGACAAGGGTCTAAGATAGTATCTCCAACATCAGTATAAGTTTTAACAAAATAATCAGTTAATGCTTTAGGACTTTGCGTAGGATGGATAGCTAGTTTTTGCTTGTCACTCGAAAAAGTTAACAAATTTCTTGGATATCTATCTGTTGAATCATAGTCTTTTACTTTATCTGCATATTCTTTACCGTAGATATAGTCCTTTTTTTCATTTCGTCTATCTATACATTGTGCTCTATTTTTAGCACTACTCACTTTTCTAATATGACCTGATGTCATTTGAGGATTATATTTAGGTAGCTTTTTATAAAACACCATAAGATTTTCTGTCGCTTTCATTGGCATTTTCTTACTGTTTAAGCCTCCTGTAGCCGAAGTTTTTTCCCAAATCCATTCATATTTAAGATATTTCAGTTGAGAATTACCTAATGTTATATTGAATGGCACTTGGGCTTTACAAATCACAACTCCGTCTTCTTTTAATATTCTCCAAGCATGTTCCCAAAATAATTTAAGATTCACAGGTGTATCCCATTTAGCCATAGTAGTTTCAAATGGAAAATCCGCAAAAATCATTTGAACAGAACTGTCTTCAATTAAACACATTTTATCTTCTAATTTACCTAAGTACTCTCTTACCATGGATTATCTTTTATATATTGTTCTTTTTTAAATTCTTTATCAACTTCATCTTTAAAATAAAGATACCATTTATATTCCATACTATCTGTATCCTCAGATAAAGCAAAAGATTTCTTTTTACATGGTATTAATTGCTCTAATATAATTTTAAATATTTTCATAATTTCTAAGTTTTAATTTCCGCCATAAAAAGAAACAGCAGAAAGATTTATTTTACAAATATACAAACAATAAATAATATAAACAAGAAAAAAGCTCAAGAATTTTTAAGTTAACGGTAATAAACGCCGTTGTAAGTATATTTTGTAAACTGATATTGCGATATACGATTTAATAAAAAATAAAACCCTAAGAAGTTAATCAGAGGGTTTTAGTTAGATTAAATTAATGGTTTGAAACCTTTTGGCTCTAATTCAGGGTACTTATTAAAATAGTCTTTGTATCCTGCATAAGCATCCTCTTCTGTAGGATAATAACCTATGGTATAATTTTTACCTTGTTTTTTATATTTAGCTAACCATTTCCTATCTTTTTTACAATAGTAAATACCTACATACTTACTAGTTTTATTTTTTGGTTTACTTAATATAGAATCTTTATTTGGGTGGTTTTCGTATTCATCTAAAAACATAAAACCTGACTTATTATTTTTTGCTGTTATCCTGTCTCTAAGTTTATTAACTTCTATACCATAAATCTTAGCTACATCCATCACAGATTTGTACAACTCTCTAGTTTTTACATTTATTACTTTTTTATATTCTTTTTCTTGTAAGTAGGTTTCAGGATTATTTACGTAATCATCGGCGTTGACTATATATGAAGTGTTTAGATATCTACCAAGCAACATAAATTTTAGAGAGTTGTAGCTTATATGAGAAATAGATTCAGAGGCTTCTCTAATACCATGATAGAAAACTCCTGTTTCTAAATTTATATAAACTTTAGCTCTTGAATGATTTTCTCCTTTATTTGATACTATTTCTTTAGGCACATCTCCGCAAGATGTTAATACACAATTTAACCCTGTATTTGTTGCATTGTAAAAATCTTGCCAATAACGTTCTCTGCAATCTAAGTTTTCAAAACAACACTCCTCAATCACTTCAAATATATGAGTGTTTACTCCGTATTTATCAAAAGAGTTTTTTAATTTAGGTTGCCCATCATTGCTTTTACTTATACTTTTGTAATTAGTCCATCTTTTCGTTATATTATTACTTTGTCCAATATAAATTTTACCTGATGGAGAAGTGATTTTGTAGATTCCGCAAATAATTTCTTTTTTCATTATGTTTTAAAAAATGAGAAAACTTCTAAAAACAACTAATGCGAATAGCTGTTTAAAGAAGTTCCTCGGTAAAAAATAATATCTTAAAATTAACTTAGTGTTCGCATCAAGAAGTTATTAGCACAAGTATACAAAATAAAAATTAATTGTACAAATTAGTTAAACAGTTTGTTATCAAATCGCATAATAAAATACATTAGGAACGCCTTTACCATTATCTTCTACAATAACAAAACCACTCTCAGAAGTATAACCTAAAGATTCACTATAAAAATTTCCTGTAAAAAAAGATGGACAATTCATTCTTCTATGGTCTACAGCATCATCTTTTATAGTTTGATAATTGTCACGTTGGTTTATATTTAATTTTTGAATAATACTATGTAAATGCCCTTCACAAATTAAATTATAATTTCCTTGAATACCATAGTCCCAACATAATTGTTTTGTAGATTTTTTAGATAATGCGTGATGACCATGTGTTAAAATATGAGATATTTTTCCAATAGTATGTGTAATAACTAAAGGGTTGAATTCAACAGAATAACCAATCAATTCTAATCCCCAACAAACTAAACTTGCAGCACCTCCTTGAACATCTTCTTTATTGTCACTTGTCACCCTATCGTGATTCCCTGCCACAACTTTAACTTCCCCAAGATTAGTAATTTTAGATAAAAAATTATCATGTAAAATTTGAACAACTAATTTTACTGCTTCTGCCCCAACCATAGCTTTATCTAACCCTTTCCAAGTATTCTTATGAGAAAGTCCCGTAAAAGATTCAATTAAATCTCCTAGAATATGTACATGTACCTCAGAATAGTTTCTTTCATTGATATCTTCTACAGCTTCTAATAATTTATTTGCTAAAATATCAATAGAAAAATTTTTAGTACGGATTAAATTATCAACATAACTTCCTAGATGTAAATCTGCGATTTTAACAACTCCAATTTTATTTTTGTTATCTTTGTATATCTTGGTGTATTCTATGTCTTTAAAACCTTTTAAAATTAATAATTTTAATTCTTCTTCTGTTACAGCAGATTCAATAACTTCTTCATAGAAAACACAGTTATAAAAGGGTAATCCCGTATGAGAAATCAATTTATAACTTCGTATTTTTGATACATCTAATCCATAATATTCACAATAACGTTCTATTGACATTAATTGTCCACTATCATCAATAGCTGTAAAACCTCTTTGTGATTTCTCTTTATCGTTTTTATAATTAATAGAATATGTTGCTATATCATTTTTTAAATCACTGTCAACATTTCTAATTATTTGTAATTCTTTTTCCTGTTCTTTAGAAAGCCTATATCTTCCGCTAATATTCGGAGACAAACCTAATTTTTCAACTTCTATATCTTTTAGACGATATCTGCGGTTTTTGTTTTTACTCATTTATACTTATTTAGTTAGTATTTACATTTTATTTAATTCTGTTTCTACCATATTTCAAAATATCATTGGTTCTCTTAGTTTGTTTTGTGTGCCGAATTTTTGTATTTCTTTTACAAATAATAAAGCTATCTTTATAGGTGTTCTACCTGTTGAAGTACTGTCCCAAGGAAAATAATCCTCTATCTTATTTACAAGTTCTTCAGCTTTTTCTTTAGGACTCATCTATATTTTTGTATTAATTCTTCTTTTTGCGCCGAAGATAAAGAATAAAACAGATTATTCCACTCTTCCATCTCTAATTCTTCTGTAATAGAGATATTTTCTGTAAAAAGTGTTAAACCTCTTTCTTCAATTTCAGCTAATATCTCCCCATCTGTAAAATCTTCTATTGTATTTTGGTCATCTTTGTCAATCATATCTAAGTAATCCTCAGCATAATCTTTAATTTCTTGTTCAGGAATTAAGTCTAGTAATTCATGATAATCATGTTCTCGAATAACTATATTCATAGCATCTATTCTTTGTAGTTCTTTTAAATCGCCCACCAAAAAAAGATTAATAAAAGAATCAAAAATACTTTCTTCAACAACAGATAATTTTAAACCTTTTTTAACTTCATCTATTAAATCAACTTGATTTTCAGCTTCTTCATCGCTTAGATATCCACTATATAATTTAGGTCTGTTTCTCATTATAAATTAAATTTGCTTTTTCTATTCCTTTGTTTACAGCTTTTTGGCGCGAATCAAACTCTGTAAAATAATACTTTTTACACTCTTTCAATAAGTCTATATAATCTTTTATTTCGATATCAAATTTATCAATTATATAGTCGATTAAAATATGAATTCTAACAGAATCTAACCATTCAATAATCAATGCATTTTGTAGTGTTTCAGGTAATTCTACTTCATCTAAATAATTATCATATTCAATCCAACCTTTTAAGCCATGATGTTTTTCTGAATAATCACTTAACCATTTTGTATAATCTTTAAGTGCTTTATCTGTGAGTTTATTCATTTATTTCATTTTTAATTCTATAAATTCCACGTTTTCACAAAGTGCTAAATATGCAAGCATTTTTAAATTAGGAGTTGTTTTAATTTTATCTAAATCGGAAATATTATAAATTCTTATCTCTTCATCTTCTGTGGTTTTACATTGAAAAATCTCATCAGAAAATATTTTAAAACAATAGATTTTAGCGCTACCTCCCATGATATCATTTTCAAAAATCATTGTTGCAAAATGATTCCAAATATTAGGGAATAAATCAACTGATGTCTCCTCATTAAATTCACGAATCATTGCATCAACTGGGAATTTATCAAAATCTTCGACTTTACCTCCTATTGCATTATATAAACCTTTTTGCCATTTTGGTCTTAATTTTTCAATAAGAACAACATTTGTGCTTTTTTCATCAAAAGCGAATCCTAAAACATATTCTTTCATAGTTAATAACTTGGTAAAATTATTGATTTATATTTTAATTCTTTTTGTACAGATTTAGCTTCTTTTAAAGTTTTAAATGTATTAATATACTCAAAACAAGATGTAAATAATATTTCCGCATAATTTGTACTGTTTTGGTAAGGTCTCTCTAATTTAAAAAGTGAAAACTTATGATGATATATTTCTGTCATATTGTTCTAAAAATTTATTATATAATTCTTCTGTACTTACTGTATAATAAGTCTTTTTATCTTGGTGAAATCCTAAAGGAATATTAATATTAGTCCATGTTTCTTTGTCTGTATGATAATTTTCGCGTAAAAAATAAATAAAAGATAAAGTAAAATCCTTACACACATCAACAGCATTATTAATATCTACTTCTGTCTTTTCATCTGATAATTGACCTAATAGTTTTTCTTTAAATTGTTCTTTTAGTTTGTTCATATATCTTCAATTTTTATTCTACAAATATAAGGAATGTTTTTTAAATCACCAAACTTTTTTATTTTAAATTCATTATCTCTACAATAAAGTTTTATTTTACTTTTGTATTCTTTTGGTTGTAGCAAATTTAAAAGTTTTTGTTCTCTAGTCATTTTGTTTCTTTTTAAGCTCAGTTGGAAAATTTAATCCTTTATTAAACATTGTTTTTGCGGTTTTTAGATAACCCTCTGTACCTTTGCTTAAATAATTATTATCTCTGATTCTGTCTTCTATTAAATCCCACATCTCATTAGTATCAATTCCGTAAAAAGCACAGAGTCCCGATGCAGTGAAAGAGGTACTTACAATCTGATTATGACCTGAGTCTACAATTCTATCTATTAAGTGAGTTATTAAACTAAAACATTTTTCAACATCTTCTTCACTAACTTCTTCGGGAAACTCAATATCTCCAATCTCTACTTCTTTCACAGCATTGGTTTTATAACCCTTAACAATAGTACCAATAGCATCTTCTCTAAATTTTGCATTAGGGTCATAGCTGTTGTACAAAGGTTGTGTACATCGTTCATTACTCATGTCAAGGTTTTTAAATTTATCTAAATCATGTGCGATACCAAACCATAATTTCTTATAGTGCTCTATGCTTGTAGGAGTTTCACCGAATAAAAATATAAATTTAGTTCCTGTAAAACTAGGAGAACAGAAAGCAAAAATACAATCTTTTCTTTTTTCAAAGATATAATCTCTAAGTAATTCACAATGTTCTATATCATCATATTCGTAAACACCTAGTGGCAGAAAATTTTGAATTGACTCATAATTTCTAATAGGATTGAATATTGCAGATGGTGTTGTAAAAAATAATTTTTCTGCTTTTAATCTGTCTTTTTCTGATTTATCTCCTCTAGCACCTGCTTCCTGAATTAATTTAAAAGCTTCAATCATTTCAGATTTTGGAGAAATGATACTATTTATTAGTTGTTGAAGAGTTATATACCCCGACGGCTTAATTGTTTTAATACCGTTTTGATACCATTGAAATTTTAAATCTAAATAATTATTCATAGGTAATTTTTAATTCAAGATTAGTACAAGGGTAGATATTACCTTTCTTTTCCCATCTATTTACTTTAGAACATAATGGTTGAAAATTACTCCAATGATTTAATAAATACATTTCTTCTTCGTTTTCAGCTAAAGATATAGGTATTATATGGTCTAAATCCCACGAACAATTGTAGTCTAAAGTTTCACATACATTACCATAATTGTCCCACGACATCCAAGATAAGAACTGCGATTCAATATGAGCTTTAAACTCTTCTGTAGTACAACCAAGTATTTCAGAAGTTCTTTTTGACTTTTTACGTTTTAAAGAAGTTCTTATAGTACTAGATATTTTAACATATAAATTATATAAATTATCTTCTTTCAGTTTTTTCTTCTTACGTATGTTACTTTTTAACAGTATTTGCTCTTTGTTTTTATCATAATATTCTTTTTTATAAGTTTTTATACTTTCTATATTTTTTAAGTATCTATCGCTTGCACTTGCTTTTATTTTTTCTATATTTTCAAAGTACCATTGCTTTTTATATGATGCTACTTCTTCCTTATTATTTTGAGTACGTATTTTATTTTGCTCAGTGAGATATTCTTTATTATCTTCATAATAGTTTTTTAAATAATCAATTATTTTCTCTCTGTTTTGCTCTCTATATAACCTATTACAATCTTTACATTTTGGTTGTTTTTTATATAAACCTCTTTTACAATTTGCATAATCAGACAAAGGTTTATTAAGTAAACATTTTGTACATACTTTATAAATTTCCTCCATTATCAACAGCCTTTTTAATCAACATTCTAACTTGAGAAGAAACACATAAAGCGTTTGATTTTGAGAGTTTTTCTAACTTTTTTATTGAAGGAATTTTTTCACTTGTTACAGGTATAACACCAAAACCTGCTTTAGAATACTGTTTTGCTATATTTATAAAATCACCCATCTATATTATTCAAAAATATTATATTCCCAACTATCTACTTGAAATTGTAATTCAATGCTATCTACTTCTTGTTTTTCTGAATCCCAAAAAACATTATAACAAAAACCTCCCGATTTACAAAAATAATTAGACTTATTTTCCACACATTTATTATAAGAATCTTTTAATTCTTTAGATGTTTCTAATACCATCTTACCAACACTAGGTGATTCAGGGTTATCTAACCAAGTCCAATTTAAAAATTTCATTACTTTGTGAACTTTTTCGTAATCAAAATTTTCAACTATATCTTCTATTGCTTTATCTATATTCATATCTATTTAATTTACAATACCATTCATAATAATCTCCCCAAAAAGCACGTTTTCTATTATTTATTGGCGCAGGAACGTAAGCACCTAATAAAAACATAATAAAACTACCTTGATATTCTATTGGTATTTCATCGATAAACACATAGTTGAAACCTTCTTTATCTCTTCTTTTTATCATGTTTATTTTAGTATCAAGTATCCTGAAAGTGCTAAAGAACTGTATAATAGTATTTTATTTACTATATTTTTTCTATTAGCTTTTCTTAAATCTTTTTCCGTGTTTTTTAATTGAGTTTTGTAATTTTCTTTTATCTGTTCATTTAATCTTTCTGTGTGTTCAAAAGAAGATATAATAGTGTCTTTTAACTCAATCTTTTGTTCTAATTGTGTTATTAATTCTTTTTGCGCGATTACTTGCTTTTCACAATAATCTCCTTTTACTAAATCCTTTACAATTTCTCTTGCCACTCTTGTTGATAGAGTAATTGTTGAATCTTTTTCTTGTCCGCGCATAAAAAGACTAAAAAATAAAACTGATAATAATATTAATTTATTTCCCATATTTTTTATCAAAGTATTGCTGTAAATCAGCGTTATTATAGTTATTAACTTCTTCTATCTTCTTATCTCTCTCAACAGTAATATTATTTATAACTGTCTTAGTATTTGATATTTTAGTATCTAAAGAATCTAGTTTATTGTTTACTTTTTCTCTAAATTTTTCTTCTGTTTTTATCTTTTGTTCGGCAGTTTTTACTTGTTCTTTTAGTATTTTATTTTCATTTGTAGCTTTCTCACCGCGCATAAAAAGAAAAACAACAGTAACTAACAATCCTGCAATAACAAGATAAAGTATTTTAGTTTCTTTTGTCATATTTTAATCAATCTTTGGTTTTAAAATAAGTAATAGAAAATCTTCTTCATTTTTCATAATTTCAATAGTAGATTTTTCATTTCCAACCCAACTTGTAACTATATCTAATACTTTCATTGGGATTCCATTTGAAGTTAAATCCTGTTTATCTTTAGTCATTAAAAGAGTAAAAACATAATCATTTTTTATTGATTGAACTATTCCTAATTTTGAAAGTTCATTTGTAATTTCATGTATCATATAATTTATTTAAAATTCTTTAAAATAAGTGGAACTAACTTCAAATTCAGGATAACTTTCAGGAAAATACTTATCAAAAATTTTTTGCATTCTAGCTTTCCACCTTCTCACTAAAACCATTCCTTTATTTGTATAATAAAAAGATATTCCTTCCTCTTCTTCAAAAAGTGAGTTTCCATCAGCAGGATATGTATACTCAGAAAAATTAGTTATATTTTCTAAGAATTCTGTAAATTTATCAGAAGCATAATCATTAAATTCTTCTGAATTTTTAAATTTTTTAGAACCTACTATAATTTCATTTTCCATATATTTAGATATAACTTTTAATTAATCTTCAATTTTATCAAGTACTAATTCCTCTATTTTTTGATAATCGCCACAAAAAAGAATAGAAATATCAACATCAGAATCAACAACAGTAATTTTACTTATTTCAAAACTAGAACTACTATCAGGAAGACCTGACATATCATCATAATACATTCTACCTTTCAATTCTTCTGTATAAGTACCGTAGATAATTAAATCTAAGTCTTTATAGTTTATTTCTGTTTGTGTTTTCATAATTACGCTAATTTAGACAATAAATCTTCTTTCTGTTTATCTAAGTCTTCTATTTGTTTTAAAAGATATTTTTGATTTTTAGTATTTAACTGATTTAATTTTTCTTGGTCTAGTGTTAGATTAAAATCTTTTGCAATTTTTATATGACTATCAGAGTACTCTTTTACAGCATTTAATTTATTTTGCATATAAATTAAACCTGCCTCTTTAGTTTTAAAAAATTCAACATCTTTATCTGAACCACTACCATCAGAATATGTATTAATTCTGTACACTAAACTTCCATCAGATTTTCCATATAAAGATAATAATCGCATCTCGTCAAATCTTTTTCTACCATATCCATTTTCATAATAATCTAATAACTCATTTGTAGATTCTTCATTGAATTTTTCTAAGCGCCAGTCAGAATAATTATACACAAAAACCCATTTTTCAGAACCATCTAAAAAATCAGCAATTTGATTAATAACTGTTTTTAACTCTTCTACTCTAGGTTCTTTAGCCACATTTCTCAACCATTTAACACGAGCACTTAAAGAATCATATATTAATTGGCGTTCATTATTCAGTCTTTCTATTTTTAAATCCCATTCTTTTTTATCTTTTTCATAACGAGATTCAAGATTTTCTATATTTGTTTCTTTCCATGATTTAGCAGGTTCATCTAATAAGTTACGTTCTACAAATCTTTCTCCTTGAGGGATTTCATCTCCATCTTTTGTAACAAATATTTCTTGAACAATTTTATCGGTTTGATTTAAATCACCTATTACAACTACTTTCTTACCGTCTTTTGTGTATTTTATATTATCTGTTTTTTGCATGTTTTTCTATTGTTAATTGTTGTTCTTTTATTAATTTTAATAAATAAAATATTACTTCTAATTCTTCTGAACCATTTAAAAGAGATTTATAAACATAATATGCTAAAGGATTTTCATAATTTTCTTCTAATAGTTGTTTTAATTGTATTCTATACTCTACTTTGCATAATTGTTTTCTTTTTAGACGTTCTAAATATTGTATTATTTCAAGTTCATTATACTCCATAATTATTCTTTTTTAAACATATATTCATAAAACTTATGAAATCCTAAAAAATTAAAAACACCGTGAATGCAGGAAATACAAACTTTAAAAATCCCGCACAAAAAACTAAACCAAAAGATTTACTATAAATAGTATACAAAATAACTTGTAACAAAACTGTACTTAAAAATGCTAATAGGTTTTTCATAGTTTCAAATAACTGTTAATTAACTCTTTGTATTCTTCTGTAATATCCTCTTCTTTTAAGTATTTATGAAAACTATATTTACTATTATCTTCTTTAGCACACAATGTTATGTAATAAGAAAAATCATTATTAAAAACTAAATAAAAATTATCAGGATTACAATCCCACATATTTTTCACACTTAACTGTAAATATTTCTCATAAGGTTTTACGTCAGGATAATTACCAATTAATTTACTTTCTGATACGTCTGTTTTAACGTATCGTGTACTTCCAAATATTTTCATCCTCTAATATAATTATTTAAACTCACTGTCATATCTATAAGCAATATACCAAATTCTTCTTTATCTTTAGGAATATTATATAATAATATGTTTTCTCTATTAGTTTCTTCAGAATAAATATCCCCGAATCTTTCTCCTCCTATTAATTTAAAAAAATCATCTAACAATTTAAAATGATTAGCTTGTTGCCTAGGGTCTCCTTTTTTAAGACGCACTGTTAATCTTGCAAAATTTTCCATACATTATTTTTAAATTTCCGCCAAATAAAAGATAAAGACAGAAATAATTTCTTCTACAAAGATATGAAAACAAATCGAATTAAACAATAGATAGATGTTATTTATAAAGATTCTAAATAATCAAAAAATTCTTTATATTCTTCAATATAACACATCTCTTTAAAATGTTTAAATTCTGATTTATATTTATCATACATAGAACTACCTGTAAGCTTACTAAATAAAGTATTCGCCGAAATGTCTGCAAGTTTAACAAAAACAGCTAGTTTATTTGATTTAAGTTCTTGATAGTATTTATCAGATTTTCTTTCTTTGCGTGTTTTTCCTTTTAAATCAGTTACACAATAAACAATATCTGCTACCATTTCACCTGCAATACTGTTTCCTAATTCAGAAGCTAAATCTTTTATGTCATTATAAGTCATTCTCCCATCCTCCTGGAGGTCGTGTGCTGAAAGAGACAATAATACTACTAATTCTATTGTAACACCATTAAATTCACATCCTTGATATTTAGCTCTTACTATATGTTGTTTTACTAAATGTAAGAATTTCTCTCCTTGAGCTTCAACACACTGTATGTGAAAACTATAAGGTAAACTATCTGCATATTTTTGATTGCAGTAAATATAGTGTCTGTCGTAAATTTTTTGTCTTAATTCTTGTAAGTTCATAATATTTATTGTTAAATTTTGTTAATTTCTCGCGAAAAAAGAATAAAAAACAGATTCTTTTTACAAATATACAACATATAATCCTAACACACAATAGAATAGTGTTATTTATATTTGTTCTAAATTAATCCGTTATTTCAACTTGATAGTTATACATTGCTCGGTAAACTTTTTTATCAATTAAATCTCGCCATTTATCTGCCACTTCTTTTATGTATTTTTCTTTTGCAGTTTTATAGGCTTGAAAAGCTTCTTCGGAGGTATCAAATAAACCTATATGTTTTCTATCTTTACCAAACCTAGCTCTATATTTATTTTTATGTTTTATTACTCCCTGAGGTAAATCACTAAGTTTATTACAACTATTTACAAAAAGTAAGTTTATCTCTTTTGGTACAAAGCAACATGTTTCAGAGGAGTATATCTTGTTACCTTTATATAAAATATCTTTATCTAATTCAAACCCTTCTACATAATTTTCTTCAAACCATTCAGCAAAATTCTGAAAATTATGCCATTCCTCACAAACAGTAGATGCTTTATAAGATGGATATTTATGTCTCTCATTTTCATTATAACATCTTCTTAAAACACCAGACCATATTACATAATGTTGAGTATTAATATTATTCTTTTTCGAAAGAAATTTACCAATTCCCATATATCCTATGTTATATGTTTTAGGATGATTTGGATTTTCAATATTTCTTTTAGTTGTTTGATGATATGCGACATTGTAAAGTGTGGTATTTAATTTATCATTAAATTTAATGGTGCAATTTAATGCTCCAAAATATTCAATAATTTCTATTTCGTATCCTTCGTTTGTGATGTACTTTTCACCTACTCTATTTTTTATTTTACCCATAATTTTGGCTTATAAAAACAGAAAAAGCCTAAACAAAGGTGATACGAGCACACAATGAATAGACTTTTTTAAAAATTTTCTAATATCTTTATTATAAATTAGGCTCGTATTTCTAATTTACTTTACAAAGATACAATATATTATTTTAATATATAAATTATTTAACTATATTTTAACTTTTGATGATTTAATTTCCGCAGGAATTCCGTATTTTTCTTGTAACCATTCTTTGTTATAAGTGTTATACTGTAATTGTGTTGGTATTTTATTTACACAAAATTTTAAATAATTTTCTTCTTCTTTATCTCTTTTAGCCTTTTCACGTAATTCTTTTCGTTCTTGTTCTAATCTTTCTTCTGTTCCATCAATTCGATGAATAATTTTGTAACACTCATCAATATAATAATCATAATCTATATCATATTCTTCAAAAGAAGCTTCATAATATTTATTGAAAATTTTAACTGTTTTATTAGCTTCCACTTCAATGATTCTGTCATCTTTTAATTTACGAAAACGAGAACCACTTTTAGATAAAAAGTATCTATTTGTTTTTTGTTGTTTTTGATGATTTGATTCGTTACCTTTATCGTCAATATCTAAAATTTCACATACCCAACCATGAGTTGAATTAAATGTTTTACAAAATAGATAAATATCTTTATTTTCTTTAATTGTTTTTTCTACAGGAATTCCTTTCAAAAAATAATCAGAAACTGCTAAAGAAACAATACCTTGACTTAAAGATTTATGATACTCTCCATCTTTAATCATTTCACTATTAGGTTTGAATGTTCCTTTGTATTTTATTTTTCCTCCTTTTTCTGTAACCGCAATATAATTATTTACATCACGAATAATCATTTGAGAATAAGCAACATACTCTAAAACTAATGCTGTTTTGGCTTCCCATTCCTGACAAATTTCCCAATATAATCTTTTATGTTCAACAGGGATAGAAACAGTTAACCCATCAGTGTTAATTTGAAGCATTGTTAGATTAGGCACTTTTGTCATCAACATTTCTGATAGCATACATAAAGCTACTTGTCCTGCCAAAGTTGTTTTTAAAGTATATAATGGGTCACATAAAAAACTGTACTCACTATTACTTTTTCCGTAAACACTGTTAGCCGAAAGTTTGAAACCGTCTGCCATGATGGGGTCACGCATTTTACCATCTATTTTTTCTTTTGCAAATAATCTTGGTTTTAAAATACCTTCTTCATAAATTTGAGGGAATTGACTTCCTAAATGTTCAGGGTATAATCCCAATGTAACTGCTAACGAAGGATATAGAGAAGCCACATCAGCATCTACAATTATTTCATTTTCATTAGATTTATAAACTCCTGGTTTTATACACCCATGTATTCCGCCTGTACCTAAATCAAAAGTAAATCCATTATATTCAAAACTATATTTAAACGATTCTTTTAATTCGGTAACTTCAATTCCTTTTAAATAATCCAACAATTGATTAAATTCAAGAGTTTCAAATTTAATATAATTAGGAATACATTCTGAAAATTTAAATAAATTTCTTTTGGTTCTAAGTCTTTTGATTTTTTCCTCGTCTTGTTGAGTATAATGACAATATAATTTTAACATTAATTGTTCTCCAATTTTACTATCGGGATAATTTAAACAGTTAAGCCCATATTTTGTTTGAAGTCCTTTTCTTAATTCTAATTTATCTTTTGTTTTTTCATAGAATTTTTTTGTTGCTTCAACATCATTTAAGTTATAATCTAATATTTCTTCTACTTCTTTCTTTGTTTTTACTTTATAGTCGTGAGGATAAGGCATGTCTTGAACATTAGGAAAATTCATAGCTATTTCTAATTTCTTGAGTCCTGTCATACGAGCTTTGTTATCATAATGCCAAATACGAAATAAATCCAACTGAGGAATGATTACTTCGTCCTCTTTAATTGCGGAATATTCTTGAGAAATAACAGACTGAGCTTTTTTATAAATTAATTTAGCTATTTTATCCCCATCTAAAGAAACTAATTTGTTGCGCTCTTTAATAATATAATGAATTACAGGATAGTCAAAATTTAAATTATTAAATCCGATTTGTCCTGCACAATTATTTAAGTGAGTAAGTAATTCATAAATTTGATTATTTTCTTTCCATATTATAAATTTAATAATTTCATTTGAATTTCTATCGATTGCAGTATACGTAAAGCAATTTGAAAGAGTTTCTATGTCATATAACCATACTCTCTTATCTAACTCCATATCTATTTTAATTTTTCTGTTTTTTATTCTTTCTGTGTATTTTCTTTTTCCGCCGATTCTACTAAATATCTCCAAAACAAATAATCCGCAAATCTCCAACTATCTGTTCGCCTAAATTTAAGAATCATTATTTCTTTCTCTTGTTCTGTCATTATTCAACAAAATCTTGTTTAACTTTCATTATTTCTTTACCTGAGTCATAAATTAAATCTACAACCCTTTGTAGAATATCATTTCTATAACAAAAATGATGATTTAAATTATGTATTTCCATACATCCATCCCATTTAATATGTCCCGTAAAGAATATTGAATCCTCTGGAACATCTTTGAATTCAAGACAATCGCTGTCTATACCATATCCTGTATCAAAAGTAATAAACTCAGGATTATTTTCATCAGAATAATTAGAGACAACTTCTACTGCTGTAAAATTTACCCAATGTGGCTCGTCATTATTTTCCCAAGAAAAATTTATTGCAAATCCTCCTTTTTTATCAAATATTAATTTTTCCATTTATTTTAATTTTGCGCGGAATTAACAATAATTTTCAAACCAAAAATTTACAAACCTTTCTTCATCTAAATTGATTTCAAAATTATATCCATATCCCCAAAAATTGTCTCCTCCATTTTCGTATGATTCACCACCTCCTGTTGAGAATTCAAAAGAAAATATATTTCCTATGCAATCATTTGGAAAATTTTCTGAATCTACTCCATCAAAACCTGAAAAATCTATTTTAAAAGCTTTATACATTTCCTCAACATAATCATAAGGCTCATCTAAATCTTTTAATTCTTCAATGTATTCTTGTGCTGTTGGGAATTGTTCTAATTGACTTTTCTTTATCTTTCTATATATTTCCCAATAGTCAATATAATCTATTAATCTCATATTATAATTTTTTCATGTCTATTATTTTTCTCCTCAAAATTTACAATAACCCAACTTCTCTACTTGCTTCATTTGGTTCTCCACCATCTAATGTTAAGGAAAAATAATCACAATACTTACCTAAATAATCATTTTGTTTTTTTATAATGTTTTTCAGCAATTTCTTCTAATTCTTTTGCTAGTGTCTCATAGCAATAAATTGGTTTTCCATTCTGTAATCTTTTTAATAATTTTTTGTATAGTTTCATATTTAATTCCAATTATCAGGCAGTTCTAAATTAAACTCTCTTTTTATATTTTTTATCGCGCCACTTTTAACAACATCAAAAAAATCAATATGATTCTGAGAAGAAGCCCCCACAATACAACAATCTCTTTCTATGTTTAAATCTTTTACAAATTTATAATTTTTTCTCGAGTTTTCCAAATCTTCTTTAAACATTTTTCTATATTTTTTTAAATGTAACTCACCTAACCTATCTAAATATTGTAAATCAACATCCTCTATAAAAACTTTCCACATCCAATCTATAATATTATATGTAAAACGAGGTTTTTCAGAAACAATCCAATCTATTAAATCAAAACAATCTCTGTCGTTAGTTATATAATCTAATCTTTTATCACCTAAACCATATTGACTAGGAATTACGTATTCCGTCAAATAAAAAACAAACAATTCACCATAAATTTGTCTTTTTACATATTCTTCTTCAGAACAATTAGTGTCTATAGTGAATATTTGATGAACTACATCATGAAGAATAAACATACTTTCTTCCATGTAACGCACATACTCATCTTTATGATGTGGTTTATATGATTTGGAAATATTTGTATACCCTGGAAGCCACTTTTGATTTTGTTCTTCCACTAATTCCACTCCTGATTCTAAAATAAATTTAGTTACATTATCCCACTCTTTTGTTTTTGGAAACCATTGCTCCATGAAGTCTTTTAGTTTACTCATGTCATAATTAGTTTAACATATTCTTTATCTTTTTCTCTTTCGGCAACTAAATTACAAAAATATTCTTTATACTGCAACCATTTACCTGAAAAATGTTTAAAATAACTTCCGCTATCTGCTATTTTCAAAAATTCTTTAATTGCTAAATCTTCCCAATATTTTTGAATAAGATTTTTTCTAACTCTTGGAGTAAATTCACACAAAGCATCCGCAAAAGCAAAAATAAAAGTTTGTGAATCATCATACATATACGTCATCCTTGATTCTGCTTCCCTTTTACTACCAAACATTCTAGTATAATCTTTTTCAATAAACATATATTTTAGTTTTGTTGGTATTTCTTTATATTTATCAAATAATGGTTGAACATAATCTCTTCGCCAAATTTCTTTTTCTAAACTATCCATAATCTTCTATTGTATCAATTACATCACTTAATTTGACATATATTTCATCTTCTATTTCTTCATAAGATAGTCTGTTCATTCTTTGTTTTATAATTTCTTTTGCGCGATTTTTAATATCGTCTGCGATATCATTAAAATTATTTTGTTCCTCTATCGAATGAAAACTTTTAGTACAACTACCTCTTCCACAAATTTCACATCCCATAATATTCAGCTTTTAATTCTCTAATTGTTTCTTTATAACTATTTATAAATAATTGTGCTTCTAAGTTTCCATCTTTACTTACTTCTAACATTTCTATTAAAGCATCTTGAAATTTAATTATGTTTTCTAATGTTATTATTTTTCTATTCATAAATATTCACTATTTTCATCAAAAATAAAAACTTCCATTGAATAATTACCACTTAACAAGTTATGATTAGAATGTAGTCCTTGTTTTTCTAACTCTTCTGTATATTGGTATATATTTTCATCAAAAATATCTTTTAACCGTTCCTTATGCGTTATCATATTCAAAGAACGTAAAAAAGAAATTAATTTTATTTTAGTATTGTCTACATCTTCATAAAAATATAAAGTTATTCGTATTTTATCTCCTATATTTTTATATTTATAAGGTGTTTTTGGATGCTCAAAACTTAATACAAAATCCGCATCTGTATTTATTTTAATTTTCACTCTATATCTCATATTTTTACAGGTCTTAATAAATAATAAAAAATATTTTTATACTCTGTTTTTACTTTTGTTATTTTTCTTGTCGGCGCAAACCACGTATACTGTGCAACCCCTTCTTCTGAATGATAAAGTATGTTTTTAATATAGACTTTCTTAAAAAACCGCGCCTTAAAAAAGACTAAGAAATAAAAACTATCTATAACCAAATAATAAAACAGAAGAACTATTCTCCATATAATAATCAATAAGTATATCATTTTTCAATTAATTTTCTAACTGTTTCTATATTTTTATTTGTTATAAGTTTTGTTGCACAATCCTTTATATCTGTACATTGTGTTTGATAGCATGTACAAAATCCCCTCTGATTTAAGTTACAATTTTTAAAATCCATTATAATTTTATTTTAATTTATCTAAGTGTTCTTTATCTTGAGGTGTACCTGAAAAATTTATAAATTTAAACCATGTTATTTTTTCTTGGTCTGTAACTGGTTTTCCCCATTCTTCATTAACTACATAGTACCTTATATAAGAATGAGTTATACCTTTTTGATAATCTTCAGGTAACATAGAAAATAAATAATCTTTACCTTCTAAAGTTATATAAAACAAATCCTCTAAAAAAGATTTAATTGCTGACAATCTTTGTTTCCCGTCTATAATTTGCCAGATTTCTTTAGATGAATCATTTTTATCAACTATGTTTATTACAGCACAATGGGAGATATGACGACCTATTAAAATAGAATAGATAAGTTCTTGCTTTTGTTCTAAAGACCATACAAAATCTCTTTGAAGGTTCATTTTTATTGACGGTAAATATACATCCCAATCTATATTATTTTTAAAGAAGTATCTGATACTACTTCCAACCTCATTAGGATATAAAGTAAGTTTATTTCTTAAATTTCTTAATGTTTCCATTACTGTTTATTTAATTTTTTTTTTACAAATATACAACCAAAATCCCACATAAAAAAGAAAAACACAGAAAAAATTAATTAACTGTGTTTATTTATAACTATTCTAAATTAAAAGGGATTGTCTTTATCATCTTCTTTCATCTGATTAAATGATACTTCAAACTTACTTAAATTAGGTGCGGGTTCAAAAACAGGGATAGAGTTGAATATAGGTGTTTGAGTTGTTGGTTTATTCTCTACACTTTGTTTCATTTTATCTATTTCACTATTTGTAAGTTGCATTTTTTTAATAAATAAATTTTTATAAGGGGAATCTGATTCCCTTGTTTTAAGTACAAATTCAAATAAATTTCCTAGAGTAGGAAAACTAACTTTTCCGTTTTTATCCTCATCTTCCATAAATTCTTCTAACCATTCGTATCGTTCTTTATTTACTTTTAAGTAACTATTTACTCCTAACCTAAATGGGTCAACTAAAGCTACAATATAAGAACATAAAAATTCAAAATGAGAACTTCCGTAAATCATAGCAGTAGTAGGAATCATAGAATTATCTCTATCTTTTATATTTATTAAACTTCCACGATTCATTTGAGAAAGTAAAATAAAATATACGTTATGAAACTCCTTTCTTAACTGATTGATATAACTTGTTAAGGCTTCGAGAGGATCTTCAAATTTATCATCTTTTTTTAGAAGCAAGCAATGGTCAAGACAAATTATCAAACTCTCTGCGTTTTTGTTTAGTTCACAGAAAGTTTTTGTCATTTCATAAAATTCCTTAGTAGTTATAGATTCTTCACAAATAAATCTTCTATCGTCTTGTAAATTTTCATAGTATCTTCTAACTAATTCTTTTTCTTCATCTGTAAACTCTTTAGTTAAAATATCACTTTTTTTCTTAGATGTTAATTTATTAGTAGCTCTTAAAATCCTATTTAAAAACTTCATTTCCAATTGATATTCTAAAGTTTTTATATTTTTTGCGTTTGGGTTTATTTTTTCATCTAATATTTGGTCTAAAACATCGAATAATTTTTTAGTTTTTCCGACTCCACTATTTGCCGCATACAAAATACAATCGGAGGGTAAAAGACCTGAAATATGACAATCTATCGCTTCATCACCTACTTTTAATAAGGATTTTTCCCCTGTTTGTATTTTATTTAAATACTGAAATGCTTCTTTAGCTAAATCGCCTGCTTTTTTAATTCGTGGGTCTAATTGCATTTATTTATTCCTCCTTTATTTTCTTTTGCCAATATTCTCTAATTTCATATTCATTATCCAACCAAAATTGATATAGTTTACTTGAGTCTAAATTATCTTTGAATTTTCCATAAGGATTATTTTTCTTTTCAAAAAATATATATTCTAAAACTTTTGAAAATGTTGTGTTTGCAACAAAAACTTCACATAAGTAGTACATTTCGTGTAAAGTTAATCCTAATATTTGTCTAAATTCTGCACAATATCTTAAACCTGCTTTTCTGTTGCCTAAAGTTCTTGTTGAATCTTCTTGTATATACATATCACACAGATATTTGTACATTTGGGTGTCCCCATCTGTTATGATAGGAGTAGATATTAAATCTAATAATTCTAATCCATCTTTTGTAGCCCGTAAAGTCTGATAAAGATTCTGCCCCTTTTTTCCTTTTATAGGCGCGATATAGCCTTTCTCAACTAAAGAGTCAACTTCTATTTTATTTTGGCTTAAAACGTCTGAAACATCTTCTATTCTAGCTTGTTTTACTAATTGTAATAAAGATAGTTCTAAGAGAGATATATTTCTTGATTTTAATATTTCTAAATTAATATACATAATTCCGCATAAAAGATTAAAAGAACAGACTAACTACCCAACAAAAACCTACAACTTCTAATATAAAGATTATTATATAAGCTATTATTTCTAAAGTGAATTTCCAGTCTTTCATTTACACTCAGTCCTGAACTCTAAAATATTATCAATAATATCGCTTAAACAACTAGGAGCTTCTATTAAACAATCATCACTTTGATGTAAAGTTTCTCCACAATTACAATTATATTGCTCGCACCATTTTAAAATACTATCTATTACAGCATTTTTCTTTTCTTCTGTAATTTCTACAATTACTTTACAATCTCCGTTATAGATGTTAAATTCTCTTATATCCATTTTCTAAAATTGTTTTAATTTATTAAACTTTATAAAATCCTGCGTAGTCAGTCTCTTTAACATTTATAACAGATTTAATTTTAGGTTGTTTTTCTAAAGGTTCAATCCAACCACCATAACGACCTCTTACATCTTTTTTAGGTTTCATCCATTTTTCTCCATCCCAATATAGTACTCTTTTCGTATTATTTATGAAATAATATTCTCCTATTTCTAAATTAAATTCTTCCATTATTTCCTAATACTTCTTTTAATCTTGGTTTAAAAAAGTTCTTTGATTTCATAACTTTACCGAAGGGTCTAGTAGAATCAAATTCTGTGTTAACTCCATTTAATAACGGCTCACCTTCATCATTCAATTTTGACATATTACTAGCTAATACTTCATTAAATCCCGCCACTAAATAATCTTGTAACCCATGAGAAACAGCGTCGCCAAAAGCTAAAAACAAACGGTCTAAAATAGCATCAAAAATTTCTACAATATCTTGTTCTTCACATGCATCTTTATATTCTTCGAGCTCTTCTTTACTTAAATCATACCTTAATTTCCAATCTCCCTCTGAAAGTGTACATGGAATTTTTGAATAAGTGCTTTTAAAAGCTTTTTGAAATGCTTCTAGTTGTTCGAGTTGTATATTCATTTATAATATTTTGACTTTTTAAATAATCTTTTTATTTTATCTATTGCTTTTTTATTGAAGGTGTAATTTTTTCCTTCTATTTTTAATTTTTTGTGCGCGAAAATGTATAAAATATGATGTTGTTCTAGTTTAAATTCCATTTCTCTTCTCTTTTATAAACTTTTTACATTCGTTAATATTTCCAGTATAAGCTCTATTTATTTCTAGCTCATCTCCATCTTCGATATACTCTAATACCACATATTTATTTTTCTTTATATAGCTAATTTTATATTTTGTCATAGTATTTATTTATAAATTAATTCGTCAAAATATAAAGAGAATAAATGATTTTGAAATGTTCTTGTTTTATCTTCATATCCTGTTAAATTATGTTCATTTTCTTCTATAATAATTTTAGCTATCTCTTCTACTCCTAATGTATCTAGTTTTACAGATAGATAAATATCACCATCAATAGCTTGTGCTAAAATATCTGTTTTTGAAAATTTAACATACTTAATAATTGGGTTATTATATCTAGTTTTATAATTAGTACTCATTAATAAATTTATAGCATCTAAAACCTTATTAACTAATTTATCAGAAGGTTTTTCTTCTTTAAACGCACCATTACTTTTTGAAGAAACTCCTAAAACATGTAAATCTTCAAATTGACTTTTTAATGTTCTAATTAATTCAAATGGTAATATGATTGCATTTTTTGATTCTTCCTCAAACATTTCTAAATGTTCTAACCCTAATAAAGTTTTGTCTTTTAATGCCTCATACCAACTACTTGAAAAATTTTCCATGCTTCCCCAAACTATACTATGTTCAAATAATCCTGTATTAGCTCCACTAATACTTCTTAATAGTATTAATATATGTTCAGGACTATTACAAGTTTTCCATCCTTGACCTATTGTATATCTAGCACTAAATGTATCCGATAAAACTCTGGATTCATTTATTTTAAAATCTGGACTATTGTAATTAAAAACACTTTTATCTTTCTGTTCGTGTTTACAAAGTATTCCTTTCCTAAATAATCTTAAACCATCTTTAGAATTATAAACTGAAATATATTTATTAGAGAACAATACATTGGGATTTTTTGAACAGAAATAATCAAAAATATTATTATAGAAATCTTCTACTGACTCATTAAATTCTATAAAATAAGTTGTGTAGCCTATCTCACCTTCTAAATTTTCTACCACAGATAATGTTGCATCAGTATCTTCATCTAAAGCGTTAGAGTAAATTTCTCTAATATAAGAAAAACTATTGTCCCAATCTTTACCTCCCATTTCTGTTGTTAAGGATGTCTGTTCTCCATTTATTAATATTTTTTTAAATTCTTTATCTCTAAGAGATACTGTTTCTGTTGTAATATTTACTGGTGTTGTTCCTGAAAATATTTTAAAATCTACGTTATTTCTAAGCATTGTTGAAATAGAGTACTTACCTCCAGAGCCCCATTCTCCAATAGAATTTGGATTATCACGTTTTGTAGATGCTCCCATTAAAGACAATGCTTGAACTTCTATTTCTCCTTTAGATTGAATTTTTAAATATTTCATAATTTTTAATTTTATTTTACAAATATACTATTTATTATTTACTTACACAACTTTTTTAGAAAATATCTTTTTCTTTTATTATTCTTCTTACTTGTATTTTTTCTAGTGGTGATAATAAATCAAATATATCAATTATATTTTTAACATTTTCTGTTATTTCTTCTTTTTCTCCATCGAAATTTTCATCCATATAAAATTTTTATATTGTATCCATTTTTAATCAGTTATTTCTACTTGATAATTATACATCGCTTGATAGCAACGTTCTGTAATTTGTCCTCTCCATTTATTAGCGACTTCTTTGATATGCTGTTCTTTGGCTACTTTGTAAGCTTGAAAAGCTTCTTCAGGTGTATCGAATGTACCTAGATAATACCCTATATTATTAGCACGATATTGGGCTATAATCCTTCCATTTATTAAACTTACTCCTATTGGATACAAACCTCTTTTACTTAATCTTTTTGTAAATAATTTATTAATTTCCTGCGGTACAAAACAACAAGTTTCAGGAGAATAAATTTTGTTACCTTTAATCAAAATATCTTTATCAAGTTGAAACCCTTCTATATAATTATCTTCAAACCACTTTGCGAAGTTTTGGAAGTTGTGCCATTCAACACAAACTGTAGTATTTTTATAGGAAATGTCTTTTTCTCTAATATCTTGTTTATAACATCTTCTAAGAATATCAAACCATGTAGAATATGGTTTATTTAATTTTTTATTTTTACTAACTCTGTATTTACCTTCTCCTATAAAACCTGTATTGTAAATTAATTTATAGTAAGGATTTTTCTTTTTCATCATAATATAAAATATTTACTTTAATGAATCTGACATAATTATATAGCTATCTCTAATGTTGTACTTAATTTTTTAATTCCTTCTAATTCACTAAATTTAAAATCATTTATATTGTGCGAATAAAAATCTTTAGGTTCACAAATTAATTCTATTTTTGGTTGTTTACCAGTTGATTCTCTTTCTAATATTTCTGATGCGCCTTCAAAATGTCTTAAATAAATATGACAATTTTGTACTAAATGTAACAATTTTCCGACTTCATGTTTAACACCTGTTTTGAAAGTTAAATGATTACAAACCATCATAGCTAACATTGTATATTGTGCAGGATTTATACTTGAAGTCATACAAAAATCCATACTTCTTTGAATTAAGGTTATGTCAATATATCTTACATTTTCATAAATAGGAGAACCATTAGCTTTATTACTGTAATGATAATCTTTTAAAACTTCTTTTTCTCTAACACTCCATAAAGTAGAATAAGCACAAGGAGGTAAAGCTTCAGGAGTAGCAAATAATTGTCTTTCTTGCCACATATCTATAATGTGTCGTCTCCCAAATGGATTTTTCTCAAGACCTTCTAAAAGACTATTCATTAAATCGTATCTTTTTACTGTATCGCCGTAAGTTGTTCCTAGTGTAGTACCATTATCTACAACAAAATCTTTCCACCAAAACCAAATACTTTTATCAAATTCTTCTAAAATATTAGTTTGTTTTAAATATATTGCTTCAATATCATGAAAAGCCCCTTTTAAAGCTGTTGTTCTTAAAGTTGTTATTGGAAATTCTTTTTTTGAAATATCGTATTGAAAAACTTTTTGCGTAGTAAATTTAGAATAAGCAGGTGTACCATCAGACCATTTTGCTCGTGGATTTTGGTCTACACAACCTTCTTCCATTATTTCTAAAATTATCTCTTTTAAATATTTATCTGCTTTATTCATTTACTTTTTAAATAACATTAAAATTCCCCACAAAAATACGAATAATAAAATTACTTTCCAAATTTTCTTTGCATCTTTTTTAATTTCTTCTATTTCCTGTCCTGTTAGCTTTATTTTCTTCTGTTTTTTCACTTTTTTGCGCGATTTCTAAATTG